TGTTTAGGAAACCGACGAACGTCGAGCCTCCGCCGTATCCGATCGATGCCGCGATAGCGTTATCGCTGCGGTAAAACCAAAGCTGACTGCCGACGAGTTGTCGAGAATTGGCGTTATGGTCCACCTGACCCGAAAAGGTTGTGCCCGTAGTCTGCGCGGGGGCCGGCAGGTTGCCGGTGTGCCAAGCTTGGCCGCCACCGATATACAACTGGCCGCCGCTGAAGTTGAAGTTCGCGCCGTCGTAATAGAGGTATTTGTTGTAGGCGGCAGCGCCGAAATAGACGACGCCCTTGGCGTCGCTGCCATTCCAGCCCGTCACGACCATCTGACCGGTCGAGCTTGTGACGGCGCCGCCGGCACTCACCGGGCCGTTGACGTTCAATGCGCCGCCAGCCAGCGTGAAGGAACCGTCATACAGCAGGTATTTCGAGCCGTCTTGCGAAAAGACGTAGACGGCCTTGTTTGCCGAGCCGCCCCATCCGTAGTTATAGATGGTGCCGTTCGAGTTGGTGAACCCCGACTGCGCCGTGAGACTGCCAGCGATGGTCGCCGCACCACTGGTGCTGAGCGTTCCCTGCACGTCCAGCCCGTTTCCGAGCCACACTCGCCCGGTGCTGCGCGTGATCCGAAGAGCGTTTGCAAGCCAGGCTCCGCTATCGCTCATCGACTGAATGTAGAAGTCGGAACCGGCGTTCGTGCCAGTTTCGGCCGATGCGTCAGTGATCAATTGCCAGCGGGCAGACTGACCCGATTGGAACTGCAACACGCGCTGGGTCGCCGCCGCGCCACGCAGCACCGTTGCGCCGTTATGCACGACTGAGCCGCCGAAGGTTGTGCCCGCACCTGTCGCGTCAATGCTCACCGCGCCGGAAGCCAGTGCCCAGGAGAACGGGCGCGAACTATTGAACGTCCCGTATTGGTCGCCGCTGGCCGTTTGCATCAGGAAGACGTTAGTGCCATCGTTGCGCAGCAAAGCGCCGTAGCTGCCTGCGACTGCACGGAACTGCCCGCCCGCATCTGTCGCGGCGCTTTGCACGCCACCGATGACACGCACGTCGCCGGCGACCTGAAGCTTGCTCGTGCCGTTGTCAACCGTCGAGCCCAGCAGCAAGCTGCCGGCGCTCGTCAGGCGCATGCGTTCTGCTTTCGCGGTCGAACCGCTCGGCGTGGTGGCGAAGATCAGGTAGCCCGCGGAGCTTGTGCTCGATACGGCGGCGTCTGCCCAGGCGTCGATAGAAGCCATGTCCTGGAAGTTCGCGCCGTCGTAACCACGGTAGGTGAGCGTGCCCGCTTGCGACCCCACGGTGAGCGCTGCCGGAGCGTCTTGCGTGCCGGACGCCGCTCGCAAAACCAAAGCGCCCCCAGTGCCGTAGCGGGTTGAAGTCGCCTTGGCAGCCTCCAGATACAGGTCGCCCGTCATCGTGTCGCCACCCTTGGCGACGGGATTGCCGATCTTGATTGCTACGTCGTCGGCGTGCGCGGCACTCGCGGCCGCGGCGTCACGGCTTGCAGCGGCGTTTGTCTCGCTCGTCTTGGAGTTTGTCTCGCTGGCTTTCGCGTTCGCGGCCGAACCCGCAGCGGCATCCTTGCTGGCTGCAGCGTTGGTCTCAGACGTTTTGGAGTTCGTTTCGCTGGTCTTGGCGTTCTGCTCGCTTGTGTGTGCGGCGCCGGCTGACGCCGCTGCACCTGCGGCCGAGCCTGCGGCAGCCGACGCGCTCGCGGTGGCATTCGCCGCCTGCGTCTGCGCATCAGCATCGATGTCTTCCCAGCCGGTGCTGGTGTAGACGCGCATGATGTTGCGCGTCTTGTTGAAGTATTCAGCGCCGATCTTGAGCGGCGCGCCGTTGTTATCCGTAGTCGGGTCTGCCGCCAACTCACCGAGATACAACTCATTGAGCGACTTGACGATGCCCTGAACGGTCGCACGGTCAGCCGCGGCGCTCGATGCCGAAGCCGCGGCATTCGTCTCAGAGGTCTTGGATTTCGTTTCGCTGGTCTTTGCAGCGTCTTGCGACGCGAGGGCTGCCGCGGCGGACCCGGCGGCCGCTACCTGGCTGTCGCCCGCGTTCTTTTCGGAGGCGCCCGCATTGGTTTCGCTCGTCTTCGCAGCAGCGGCGGACGCCGCGCTGTTCGTTTCGCTGGTCTTCGCCGCATTCTTGGACGCGAGCGCACTGGCCGCCGACCCGCTGGCGTCTGCCTGGCTCTGGGAAGCGGCCAGGGCCGAGGCGGCCGAGGCATCAGCCGAGCTGCCGCTTTGGGTGGCTGACGTGCGCGCCTGCCCCGCCGAGTTCGATGCGTTCGTTTCGCTCGTCTTGGAGTTGATCTCGCTCGTCTTGGCGGCGCTCTGCGAGGCGAACGCGGCGGCGGAACTGTCGTAGGCTGCCGATTCGCTCTGCGCGGCATGCACCTCGCTCGCCTTCGAATTCGTCTCGCTGGTCTTTGCCGCGGCTTCGGAAGCGTGCGCGGCGGCCTGAGTAGCGTTGATCTCCGCGATAAAGGCTGTGAGGCCCGCCGGCGTCACCGAGCCGATCATCTCCTGCAGCCGATACATCGCGGCCGTCCAGACCGCCGCTGTGCCGACGTCGCCTTGAGAGATCAGCGGCAGGTTGTCAGGTGCGGTGAAGTCCGTCACAAACGTGCTCGGCGCCATCGCGTTCGAATCGCCCTGATACGCGCCCGTGAGCTGGACCACCGTATTCACGCCGTCAAACACCGCGTCAGCCGCGACGGTGTATGGCACCAACTCGTTGACCACCATGAAGATGTTGTTCGCACGGATTCGGTAAGCGACGTTGACGCCGATTACCGTGACGGTCTGCCCGCCGTTGGTGACGGTGCAGACTTGCTTGAGTTGTGCCATGCAGTGACCCTTGTCCGAAAGACTGTTGCCGCCGATTATAAGTAAGCGGTGACTATTTCGCAAGGATGCGGGAAAGTCACTTAGCGATGCTGGCTTTCACCTCGTGGCAGTGCTCTATCCATGCCACCGTTTCGTCGGGCAGTTTCACGCCCTGCTCTTTCAGCGCTGCGAATCCTTTCATCAGCGCGTCAAGCTGGTCGCCAAGCGGCATGTAGGCCGCGCGGCGCAGTGGATCTGGATCAACCTTGTGATGGATCTTCATGCTTGCGTTACCTCAAACGTGGCGTCGAGCATCGGAAACGCCGTCACGGTCACCGTGTAGGTTCCCGCGTGGCTGAAAGATAGCTCCGCGGTGTCGTCGCTACATGAGTGCTCAACCCCTTCAACCGTGATTACACAGGGCGCGGGCAGCGACTTGAGCGTCATGCCGTCGAGCACAGCGGTGTTTGCCGGGCGCCGGGTGATCGCCCCGTCAAGCACGTAGTCGAGCTTCGCGTCGGCATTCCCCGCGACCACATTCTCGCCCTGGAGTTCGAGCATCGTGCCGGGCACTTGCCCGACAAAAAGGATGCGGCCCGTCTCATCGTGTTTGGCAAACTGCGTCGTCTGAAAGTTCATCGCATTACTCCAAGGATCGTCATACCCCACGCAGCTAGGTTCCAGTTGCCGCGCGGCCATGTGTTGCCCACATAGACTGTGAAGGTGTGCGTGCCGGCGGAGACGTTTGTCTTACCGCTGGTCGCAAACGAGGTCGCAAATCCCGCCTGACAGGAGTTATCCGAGTCAACAAATGGGTTGCCGTCCACGCGAATTTGCACGCGCGAGTTGGTTGAATCGTTGCTCGAATTTTGTGCCTGCCAGGACAGAAAGGCGACAATGCTCGCAGCGTCTGCGAACGAGAGGGTCATCGATCCAACCGGCCCGATCAGTTGACCGTTCGAAATGCCAGATGCCCCGCCGTTTCCGCCGATATAGGAAGGCACGCTCACCGAGTTGCCCGCGAGCTTGAACGTGTTCACCTGCAAGTCGCCGATCTTCGCTGTCACGATCGAGGCATCCCCGATCAGCGCGCTGCTCACGATGACTTGCGGCACGCCGTAGACCGCGCCGATCGTGAACGGGCGCACCCCGCTATAGCCCGGCAGTTGAACCGAGAACGTGTCAGCGCGCACCGCGAATTCGCTCACGATGCCGCCGTTGACCGGATACGAGGCCAAGCCAAAGCCAGAGACGTAGCCGTTGTTATCGATCTTGACGGTGTATTGCGCGCTCAGGCCGTTGATCGACGAGTAGGCGCTCTGGATCATCGCGTAGTTGTTGCCAACCTGCGTTTGCAGCGACCCAATCTGGCTTGCGGCGGCGCCATCGGCATCGGCGCGAGCCTGGGTCTCTTGCTGGATCAGCGCGTTAGCCTGCCCCACCGACGCCACGACCGTGTCGATCCGGGTTCCGAGCGCGCTATCCGCACTTGCACGCGCCGTCGCTTCGCCGCGCACCTGCGCGTTCGCGTCGCCGACACCGACCTCTACTGTGTCGATGCGACTACCGAGTGCAGAGTCGGCCGTGGCGCGCGCGATCTGCTCAGTCTGGATTGCAGCAATAACGCCAGGCCCCACGCTGGCCGCCACGACATCGATCCGGGTGCCGAGCGCGGAGTCGGCATCGGTGCGGGCGGTCTGCTCGCTGGTAATGAGCGCGGCATTGGAGTCCGTCTTGGCGCTGACCGTATCCACTTTGGTGGACAGCGCGCTGATAGCGGTGGCCTGGCTCGACTGAACCGAAGTGATCTCGGTCTTTGCCGTCGAGAGCCGCTCGTTCACGCTACCGAGGATGCTCGCCGGCGCGTCGATCAAGTCAAGACGCGTTTGGAGCAACGGGGTCAGCTTGGAGTCTTTCAGCACGCCATCGGCAATCGCTTCCACATCCAAAAACGGCGTGCGGAAGTGAAACTGCTGCGACGGAATCGTCTCATCCAGCCCGAACGCGTCATACGGCACGATCACGAAGTTGTAATCGGCGTTGAACATCAGGTTGGTGAGAAGCACCTGGAGATCGGGACCGTCGTAGACCGGCACGTCGGTGCCCAGAATCACATCGCCGTTCTGGCGCAGATAGACCTGCGCGCCCGCATAGTCGGCGTCGTCGGTGTGCTGGAAGTTCACCTGCGCCCGGTCGTAAGCAGGATTGACCCCTACGCTCGTCACCTGCGGTGGCGGGTTGTATGCGTCCAGCACCGCGGGCTTGCCGATGTTGTTGAAGATGTCACGCACCGAGATTTCGAACGTCAGGCGACGATGCGTGCCGTCCGCGACGTTCTTCTCGAAGCTGTAGACATACGAGTTGTCGGTCGTGTGCTCCGTGCGCAGGGGCTTGTGATCGTGGTCATAGACCCGGATCTCGTAGTCCTGAAAGTGCGGGTCACGCGCGCCGCCGTCCGCGCCGTTCGGCTCGCTGCCGAATTCAAACGAGCTGGTGGTGGCGTTGTAATTCCAGAAAATCTTGCAGTCGCGGCCAGCCCAGATGAAATTCGCGCCGCTCACGTGAGCCACGTCGATGGCACCCACCTGGCCGATGACCTTGTAGCTCGCAGTCGGCGCCTTGTCATAGCTCGCGCGCTTGCCCCACAGATCGTAGGCGACCACGCGCACGACGAGAGCGTCACCCGCTGCCGTGCCTGGCACCACGTAGCTCGTCGCCGCGCGCACGGTGTCGTATTTGTTCATCGGGCCGCCGTTCACCGACACGTAGATGTCGGCGCCGGCATACGAGCCCACCTGCGGGCCTCCCCAGGCGACGCGCACGTCCGAGAGGATCTGCGTGCCGGTTACATACGTCTCTTCGTAGACGGAGAGCGCGGTGACCTGGCCAATGGCCGCCTGCTCGGGCGGCAGCAGCGGCGGCATGAGCGAGTTGATGACGTCCGAGTAAGCCGACAGGTCGTAGACCGCCGGGTTGTATTCGAGCGCCTTGATATTTCGGTTTGCGGTGTCGGTCGCGAGCGTGATCGCGGTGACGCGGAAGGGCTTGCGCACCTTTGCAGACTCGCCGAACATGAAGACCGTGAACTGCGCAGGTGCATAGTTCAACGGCGTCGCCAGCGACAGCGTAGTCGTTTCGCCTACACGCACGCTCACATCAACGTCGGTCACGACGTCCGTGTCAAAGAGCGTGGCGTCGTCGCCCACCACGAGGCCGGCGACGTTATCCACATAGACGCCATCGGGCACCATCGCGGTGATGCCGGTTTCGACGCCGTTTGTGCCCCTGATGCGGTTGATGCGGTTCTTAATGTTGACACCGCCCACCAGCTGGACGAAGTTGCCAGAGATCGACGCGATTCGGGCGCGGGCGCGCTCCACGAAGTTCGTGAGCAAGAGCGCCTTGTATTGCTTGCCCGCCTCCATCGTGACGGCTTGATCGAGCACCAACGTATCGGTCGTCGAGCCCGCCTCGAGCCGGCCGGAGTAGGCCCAGTTCGGCATGTTGTGCTGCACGAGCACCACGTCGCCCGGCGTGCATGCGATGGCTTCGAGCGGCGCGTCGAACTCGACCGACTGAGTAAGCAGCCGGTTCAGGTTCAGCTGGAACGCGCCCTCTTTATAGGCCGTCTGCATGTCATCGACCCCAAAGAGCGTGATGGCCGAGACGTTTTGGCTGGCGCCGGTGAGCGCGAGCGACGAGTCGGTGACCTTTACCGTCTTCGACCGGTTGTTGTCCGTCTTGTCGAAGTAGGTAATGTCGATTTCGGTCGCGCGATCCTTCATCCCGAGCCAGTTCATTTTGAACGAGTCGGCGATGATGTTGCCCATACCGAACATCATGACGGGCTCGGCTTCGGCTTCGGTCGCGACGTAGTAACGCGTGCCAACCTGGATCACCTGCGCGTGCCCGACACGCAGCACCAGCGCCGAGGCGTCCCAGAAGTTCTGAATCTGATCGAGCGGACCATTCCAGGTGAGCCCTTGAGCGTCGCAGAATGCGGCCCATGCAAACACCGAGTCGAGGTCGATACGCGCTTCGGCAAGGCCCGCCCCGTAAATCGGGTTGGTCGCCATGTCATACCAGATCCAGGCTGGGTTCTTCGACGGCAGCACGGACGTCATGACGACGCCGTTGGTGCGCGTCATGACCTTCACCAGATTGCCACCGCGCATGAACGACACGCTCGGCACGCCCGAAAGCTGGTCATCCATCTGGATGCGCAGTGCGAGCAGCGCCGTATGGTTGTAGGCAACGCCGTCGAACTTGATTTCGTTCAGATCGGTGAGGTAGGTGTCGCTCTGGGCATTGTCCGACGAGTCGGTCGGAAACACGTTGCGAATCTGATTCGTCTGGTTGTTGACTGTCTGAACCGAATAGTTGGGGTTTCGCCGCACGCGAATCTCATACTTTGCCATCGCTATTTGCGGCGACGTGAAGCTGCGGCGCACGGTCGCGCGCAGGTTATCCGTGATGACCAGATCGCCGGATGGCACTTGTCGCGAAGCGGTCATCGTGACGGTGGTCGCGATGCTGCTGCCGTAGTCGTTCACCGAGTCGAACGGCCACGCTTTGCCGATGTAGATGCCGTATTTGTCCATCGCGGCAGCACGATCGGCATCAGATGCGGCACTGCCGTCTTCATTCGAGACGATGAGCGCGGTGACCACGCCCAAATTCAGCGACGGCTTCACCAGCAGCGTGGAATACGCCGTCTTCGTCGACTGCATCTGCGTCCAGGGCGCATTCGAGCCGAGCACGCGATACTCGATATCGAGCGCCACCGAGTTGGCGTTGAACGAGCCGTCTTTCGTGTTAAGCGAATACAGGCCAGAGGGACAGGTGAAGTCCAGGCGGAATTGCTCGCACTCTTCGACCGTCGAGACGGTGATGAAGTCACCCTTGGCGGGCAGCTTGACGTTCTTGTTGACCGGCGTGATGACCTTCGAGAACCAGTCGATTGGCGACTGCACGCCGTATCCCAGGCGGGTTTGCGTCGTGACGTCGAGGAACTCTTCGGCCGGCCGATCGTTAATCAGAATGTCGGAGATGGACGCGATCGGCCCCTCCCCGGCATTGATGAGCATGTAGAGGATCTGGTTGTTGCCGTTGTTCGATGCGTCGGTGCCGCTTACGTTCTGTTCGGTGTAGAGGCCGATGATGTTGCCGGCCATCCGGTAGTCACCGTAACTGACCGGCACGGCGATGCCTTCCGTGCTCGTGTTCTTCGCGCCATCGGCACCATAGGAAGAGCTGTTGCTCAGGCTGCTGCCGCGGTTGGTCGCAGTGACAGGCGGCAAGATCGCGTTCACCAGCATGGAGCCGGCAACCGTCACCGCCGTTGCCGCAATGGCCCCGGCTGCGAGCGCTGCGCCCGAGGTTGCAGAGACGCCCATCGCCGAACCGTAGGCGGCCGCGGCTGCACCGCCCGTATAAGCGGACGCGACTGCAACGGCCACCATCGCGACGATCCGGAAGATGCCCTTGCCACCGCTGCCACCGCGCGGGATTGGGCAGAGCACCACGTAGTCGTCGGGATCGAGGAACGTCTTTTTAAGGTCTTTCGGGTCCACCACCGCGCCGTTGCGCGATACCACGTGGTCTGCAGCGAGGCCCGCTGGCAGATAGGTCGCGAGCACCTTGCGCTTCTTCCAGACCCAGTGCTCGACCTCGACCGCGCGCAATGGTTCGAACGGATTCGTGATCCGCCGAACGGTGATGAGTTTCGGAGTGGTTTTTGCCTTACGCTGCTTCGGGCTTGCCAGTGTCGCTGTATTCATAAAATCCGAAGATCCGATCTGTCCAAAGTTGAAGCCGCTCCCTCACCACCCCGCCTGATTTCTCCCAGGTGTGGATGAATTCGGAGTCGTTGATGACGACGCCGCAGTGAGCGATGAACCGACCCACGCGCAGCAAGACGACTGATCCGGGCTTGGCATAGGGAATGCGCTTCCAGAAGACCGCCGAGCTGACCATCAGCGCCTGGATGCGGGCGAAGTCTTCGGGTGCGCCGTAGTCGGGCGGCCGCACCCCGGTATCGCGCTCGACTACGTGCATGCACAGCCCGTAACAATCGAAGGTGTCCGGCCCGCGGCCGCCGGTTTCAAAGGGAATGCCGATCAGCTCTGCGTTCGTCATAATATATAGTCACCGGTTACTATTTATTTTACATGAACACATTGCCGCCCGGAACAAGATTCGGCTGGCCGCCGAAGTTCACGACGTTCTGGTGCGCGCGGCAGCCAAGGCGACCCTCGAGCGTGTGATCGCACACGGTCATCGAGCCGGCGTAGCGACAGGTGTTGCCGTCCTTGTAGACCCACGGGCAGAAGTCGCGGCGCTGGATGCGCTTGGGAAACTGCTTGGTGAGCGCGTTCTCGGCGCCCAGCGTGAAGTTCACTTGGTAGTTGGCCGCGGAGGCTGCGATCACCTCGAAATACTCAGTGACCTCTGCATCGCCATCGAAGTTATCGGACGAAATGATCTGGATGTTCGCGTTGAACCCCACCCCGCCCGCGAACTGCTTCATCTTCGAGAGCACTTCCTGCGTATAGTCAAAGAAGCCGAGATTGATCTGCGGCGTCTGACCCGACGAGGAGTTGAGCTCGAGCGAAAACTGCACGGCGCGATACGTGACGCCCTTGCGCACCACGTCTTCGGTGTTGTTCGCATAGCGCAGCGTTTCCAGCACATCGCCCGTGACCGGATCGGGCACTTCGATGTCGAGCAGTGCGATATAGGCGACGTCGCTCGAAATCTTGTTCTTCTCGATGACGCTCGCCACTGAAAGACGGTTTGCCATTTATGCCTCCTGGACCTTGAACGTGGCGTCATAGCGTCGGTTGAAGCCGACGCCTGTGTAGGTGAACTGCATGGTCGTATCGGTCGTAAAGCGCACGGCGACCACTGCGCCGGTCGCCGGGTTGGTCCAGTCGAAAATCACCGACCCACCACGCACCGAGTCGAAGAAATCCTGCATCTGGGTCATCTGCGCCTGGCTCAGCGACGTGAACCCGGATGTCCACGTCTTGCGTGGTCGCCGGGTGTGACGTGGGCGAGTCGCCACATACCCGCCCTCCATCTTTCCTCCGAGGGCGGGGTTCTCTTGTTGGACGTCGTATTTGGCCGAGTCCTGCAGATCGGCCAAGGGCATAACTGGATTGCTCATCGTGTGGCCTGCCTTAACCCGTCACGGAACGTGCCCGGCGACTGCGCCGCGCTCAGAACCATGTCGAGGATCAGTTGTTTGCCGTCAAAGCGAGGCGAACCCTGCTGCTGTGCGTTCACCTGCGTGCCGGTCTGGTTAATCAAATTCACCGTGACGGCGGGCGGTGCCGAGCTCGAGCCGCCGCCACCGGAAATCGTTACGGGGATGGTTTTTCCGTCAGGAAGCGGGACGAACGCCTCGTTCATCGAGCCTTCGCCGTAGACGGCGACCTGCGGGCTGTTTGCGATGCCGCCTTGGGCATACTTGCGAAGCTCAGCCGGGCCGAACTGGGTCATGATTCCGCCCGTGGCGAAGCCATACTGGTTCGACATCTTTCCGCCGCCGTATGCCCAGTTGCCGAGGGTGTTCGTGCCAGCGCTGGGTCCGAAGAGCGCCCCGCTACCTGCGCCCGTATCCATGCTCCCTGTGCCTGCCAGTGCGCCCGAAACCGTGCCGCCACCGAAATAGGAACCGAGTGCCGCGCTCGCGACGCCGCCGATCGCGCCCAGAATCCCGCTGCCGCCGCTCGAGCCGCCGCTGATCGACATGAGCGCATGCGCGGCTGCGAGTGCTGCATCGGCGAGCGTCACCATCGACGTCTTCGTTGCGTCCTGGACCGTGATGCCGGTCGCCGTCTTCGCGATGCTGTCGCCCAGCGTGAAGTTGAACTTGTCCGTGCCGCCGGCGAGCTTCGCGAACTTCTCGCCGAGATCGTCGGTGCCGGTGAAAAGCTTCATCGCGGCCGCGCTCGCTTCGGCGGCAGCGTTGCCCATCCCCAGGCCCGCGTTCTGCGAACCGGCTTCGGTCACCGGGGCCGTGCTGGACTTCCAGCCGAGCGCGCCCGACACGTAGTTCGTGAGGCTGTCAAAGCCAGCCTGCAGCCCCGGGCCGAACGCTTTCTGCAGTTGGATCTTTTCGAAGTCGAGCAAAATCGACTGCACGAGGTCCGAAAACTCGAACTTGCCCGTCTTCGATGCGTTCACGATCATGTCGATCGTGGAGTTCGCCCAGCTGGTGGACGCCTTTTCCATCTCAGCGGTCGAGTCCTGCCACTCGCGCACGAGCTTTTGCATCGGCGTCTCGAGGTCGCGCGCCTGTTGCGCTTGCCGCGTTGCGCGCGCGGACTCGATGAGCGCCTCTTCCTTTTCAACGTTGCCGCCGAGCGCACGCACCTTGCCGAGCCGCTCTGCCGCTTGCCGATCCCAAGCTGCGTTCTCAAGCGCTTGCTGGGCAGCAAGGCGGTCGCGGGTGTTGTCGATGAGCGCGACTTGACCGTCCTGGTCTGCCTTCACGATGTCGCGGGTGAAGTTGAGCAGGTCGATCTGGTCGGCGACCAGCTTCATGCGCTTCATGTTCTCGATCACGGGCGCCAGGTCGTTGGCCGCCTGGAGCGACTTTGACGAGAGCTTTTCGAGGAACTTGAGCGCCGAGTTGTCTTCCTCACCCGCGTCGGTCGTGGTGTCGCCGTTCATCAGCTTCGCCATGCCTTCGGAGTATTCTTTCTCCAGCGGCGCGAGGCGGCCCTTCAGCTGATCCATCTGCTGCTTGGCGTTTTGAACGATCTTGAGTTGCGTCTCGTTGTCGATCAGACCCTGCACGCCCGCGCCGTTGAAGTCGGGCCGCACAGAGGTCGCGCCCTTGCCGTGGGTGCGGGTGTTGAGCTGGCCGTTTTCCCACAGGTCGCGAACCTTCGCTTCGGCGTCCATGCGCAACTGGGCATACTCGGTGGCACCCGTGACGATCGCCCGCAGTTCGCCCTTGGCGTCATCGAGCTGAGTCTTGGTGCGTGCGAGTGCCTTCGCCAACAGGTCAGTCGGCGGCGCGGTGGCCTTGCCTGGACCCTTCGGGCTCAGGAAGTCATTCGGCGCGACGAGGGCCTGGTTCTGGTTGCGCGCGTTGTCGATCTGCTGGTTCAGACGCTCCTGAGCTTGCGCGGCCGCTTCTGCCTGCGCTGCTGCGTCTTTGCCGGTGAAACCCTTCTTGATCTGGTCGTTGATCGCGTCGCGGCGCTGCTCGAGCACCTTCACGCGGTCGTTGGTCGTATCAACCTCGACCTGATGCAATCGGGCGCTCAGTTCTTTCTGAACGGCTTCTTCCTGCTTGGCGTTGCCCTTTGCCTGGGCAATGCGATCCTTGAAGTCCGACTGAATGTCAGCGACGCGTTTGGCGCGGGTAGCCGAGATGTTCGAGAGCGCCTGGTTATCGGCGTCCTCGAGCCCCTGCGCATACTTGTGGCTTTCGATCTTCGACTGCGACTTATCAAACGAGTCCTGCGCGGCCGCGCGCACGTTGTCCAGGTTCTTGACCTCGACCTTGAGCGCCGCGATCTTCTCGCGCATCGCCTTAATTTCCGGATCGTCATCGCCCTTGCGGCCGATCCAGTTACCCTGCTCGTCGCTTCCCGCCTTGCGCATCCCGATCTGCGTGTTCAGGATGTCGATTTGGGCGTTCTTGTCCTTGATACCGGACTTGGCGTCGTCGATCTGGCCTTGGGTGACGCTGTTCTGCTTGATCGCCTTATCAACCGTGGAGGCAACGATGGCGGCGCGCGCGGCTTGCTGCGCGTGCTCCTTATATCGGTCCCACAGTGCGATGCCGCCGATGACCGCGACCGAGACGAGCCCGATCCAGCCGCCAAGCGCATTGAAGGCGAACTGCAGCCCCATGATGCCGGTCTTGAGCACCGCTGCGCCCGTGGTCATCGCGCTCATGTTGGCGACCGCTTCACGCTCGGCCTTGATGCTCGTGGCGAGCGCCGCGTTCTTCTGCACGAGCGTCGCGTTCTGGGCGCTGGTGGCGGCGTTAAGCGTGTTCTGCGCGGCCGTTGCCTCGGCTTCAGCTGCGGTCACGGCCCGAAGCAGGTTCGTGCGCTCCATCAGCGCGACCGATTCCTTTTCGAGCAGCGCGATCTCTGCCTGCATGGACACGAGGCCACGCTCAAGCCCTTCGGTATAGCGAGCCTGCGCGGCATACTGAGCGGCCGTCGCGCTGTTGTTCGCCATACCCATCTGGGCGCGCTTGTATTGCTCAGCCAGCAATGTGGCGCTATACGTGCGCTCGGCCGCGCTCAACTCTTCGAACAGAGCGAGCTTTGCGGCCAGCAACTGCTGGTTGTTCTCGATTTCCTTCGCGTATTCAGCGGCGCGCGCAGCATCGATCGCGGCGTTGCGCCGGTCGTTCTCAACAATGAGCTTCTGGTTGTTCGCGATCTCGCGGGCGAGCGCTTCCTGACGAAGCTCGCTTTCCATCGCGATCGACTCGCGGCGCTTGGCATCAGCGGCGAGGATCTGCTCGGTGACCGAAATCTTCTTGGCGGCGACCGCGCCCTCAGCGGCGATAGCATTCGCTGCGTAGTCGCGATACGACGAAACAACGCCAGTCAGGGCGTTACGCGTGCCGCTGATGAAATTCGAGAGCATCGTCACGCTAAACGCGGCGAGCAGCACCTTGCCGAGCGTAATGAGCTCCGGCAGGTATTCGGTGATCGCTTCACGCCCGTCGTGGAACAAGCCGATCAGCGAGACGAACTGGTCGCTCAGGCCGCGCGCCCACTGATGCGCCTGCGGCGTGCCGAACAGGTTCATGATGTCGTTGAGCTCGTCCTTGGCCGCCTTGAACATGCCGGCGTCAGCGACGTCCATCTTGAACAAGTCCCAGCGCGTGTTCAGCTTTTCAAGCGAGCCCTGCCACGTCTTCATCTGCTCGTTGGCCGCGCCCAGCGAATCGTTCGCGAACACGGCGAGCATCTTGCGGATTGCCATCTCAGACGAGACGGTGCCCTTCGAGATCGCCTTGGTGAGCTCGCCCATCGACATGCCCATGCCGACAGCCATCGCCTGCGCAGCGCCCGGCACCGCCTGCGAGAGCTGCATGCGCAGTTCCTGGAGCGAGACGACGCCCTTGCCGGCCATCTGCTGGATGGCGAGCGATGCGCTCTTGAGCTGTTCGGTGCCGCCGCCGTATTTCGCAACCTCATTCAGAATGGACTCCATCGACCCCTTGAGCGGGTCGATGCCAACGGTCTTCAGCTTGACGAACGTGTCGGTGAGCGCCTGAAGCTTGAACGGAACGTTCTGCTCCAGGTTCAGGATGAAGTTCTTGCCGATCGCCGCGTCGGCCTGACGCCCGGCGTCGGTGGCGGCTGTCGACAATCCCTTCAGGACGGTCTGGAGCTTCTCGATCTCGCCAGCGGTTTCGAGCACCGCCTTGGGCAACGTGAGGAACACGCTGTCCAGGTCCATCAGCGCGAACTTGACCGCCCCGATCGACGTCACCCACTGGTGGAAGGTAACGCCGGCCGAGTTGATCTTCGCCTCGATCGCCTTGACGCCCTGCCCGGTTGACGCGAACTGCGCCTCCAACGCCTTCAGCTGCGCGGCGGTGGACTGAGCGGTGACCCGAAAGCCACTGTCGTCCAGAATCAGGTTGTAGCCAATGTTTTCGAGACTGTTACTCATCTTCGTCCTAATAGTCACGCGTTCTGTTTACACGGCCTACAGCGTCATTGCCTTCAGCTCGGCGAATCCCTTTTCGTCCCGCTTCTCATTGAGCGGATCGAAGACTTCATCTACGGGGAATACTTCAGCCCGGAGCTTTGCTTCGTATGCCTGGCAGCCTTCAGCGCTTTGCCGGGATACGTGCAACATCAGGGTGCGGAGGTCTTCTTCCGCCAGCAGCCGGTTGATGTTGCGGTTGAGGGTCCAGAAGGCACGAATGGGAAGTTCCATGACTTCCCAGTAGCTCAGGTCGTAGTGCCGCATGACGCGGGTAAAGACGAGGCCGAAGTCGAGCTCCGGCTCCTCGGGCTCACCCGCTCGCCTTACTTTTTTGGCTCTTCACCCGTGCCTTCTTCGATGTCGGCTGCGTCCGGATCGAACATGCCGCGAATGAATGCCGCCAGCACGCCAAGCTTCTCCAGCGGCAGCTTGCTGAGCACTTCGTCGGGGATATCAGCCGAGCGTTTGATCGAGGCGATGGTTTCGTCCAGCTGCACGCCGACGTCCACGCTGTCTTTCAGCCGATCAGCCGCAGCGTTCGTCTCGATGAAGTCCTCGACGCTCATGTCACGCACGGGGTAATTGACACCGCCCACGGTGATAGAACGCTTCGGCGCCTTCGTCGGGAGCGTGTCGAGGTTGAGGATTTTGATGTTGCCGATGTTCTTGGTCATGATCGTTTCCGATGTAGGCAGGCCGGCGTGGTAGCCGGCCTTTAATAGTCACCTGTTACTATTTCTAGCGGGCGCGCTTTACGGTGCTGTGACCGGCTTGCCGCCGAGCTTAAACAGCGTCTTCGTGTCCGGGTCGGGGTAGCCCGTAAACGTCACGTCGAAGATCCGTTCCTTCTCAACGTCATACGAGAACGTCAGGCCGCCCGAGGTCGCTGCCAAGGGGATCACGAAGTCTTCCGAGAAATCGTTCGCCGGCTTGTTGATCGGGTGCAGACGCAACTCGCCCGCCTGCGACAGCAAGTCAATGCCGACGCCCGTGGTCACAATCGCCACCTGGTCCGTGCCCGTGCCCGAGAGCGTCGCGCCCGGCATGGTCGTGACGAGGTTTTCCAGCGTCGTTTCTGCCAACGGCAGCTTCACCGACACGTCGCGGCTCATGATGATCTCGTTGACCGTGGTCTTGCCGAACTGGTCAACGTTCACCTTGTGGGTTTCCGTGGTCACGGTCACCTGAACGCCTCCCTGGGTGTAGCCCAGGTCCTCGTTCTTGTAAAACGCCTGGCAAACGCCAAGCTTTACGTTTTTTGTATCACTCGCCACCTGTAACTCCTTTGCAAAGAGGTCTGTCGATGAATAGTCACCGCTTACTTATCATAAGGCACGACGAAACAACAGTCAATGTTCGTCACGAACTCCACCAGGCCGCTCGCCGGAATCGGGTAGCTAATCGGCAGCGTGCGGGGCCGGCAATACTTCACTAGCCACTCGCCTACCTGCGTTTCCTGCTCGATGGTCAGCGCCGACATCGCCTTCTTAATCAGCGCCCGTGTTGCGGCGTAGGTCGCGCCGCGCGCTACGAGGGCGAACTCGCCCTTGAAGAAGCCCGGCAATTCCGGGTTGATAGCCGCGCCCTTATAGCTCGCCTTGAGCAAAATCCCGGCGTCTCCCACCTTCATTTCGTTGATGAAGATGGTCTTGGCTTGCACGCCGCACTGCGTCTGCTCGAGCAGCGCGGCAATCGGTTCGAGGTCCATTACTCAGCGTCCTTAACGATTTTCTTCACCTTCTTACCCAGCGGGCCGATTCGGGAACGCATCGCGCGCTCCATGAACTTCCCGCCGACCCTGCCCGAGCCTGCGTCCTTGGCAAGCGAGCCCGCGTCGAGCTGATAGGCGCCGGTGCCGTAGGGCGCGAGCGCCTCGTGCATGATCCGGGCGTATTGAATGACCGGCCGGCCGTCAGTGCCCGCGGCGCTCGGATCGACCTGGACCGTGACCTGCACCCGTCCGTTGGCGCCGCCGCGATCTTCGACCACCTGGATCGCGTCCTCGAGGTCGCCGTCCTTGTGAGGCGCGTTCGCACGCGCTTCGGCGGCGATGTTGTCGCCCTCTTCCCGCATGGCGGCCAGGATCTTGCGGCTCGCTTCACTGCCCAGCCGGTTAAGCTTCACGGCCAGCAGTTCCGGGTTGAAGTTCGTTTTGACTAGGCCCACGGCGTGCACCCCGCGACGTAATGGTCGAGTGCGCCGGAGGTCGAATACTGTGGCGTCAGTGCAACGACCCGAAGCACCTGCCCAGCCACGGTCAGCCGCGCGCCGAGCGTGGCCGCGGTCTTCGGAGACAGCATGATCTTGCCCGTGATGGTCAGATCCTCCGCATGAGTCTGCGAACCGGATTCCAGCGCACGGGAGTTGGTCACGACCGCGGCCATCTTGAGCTCGATCACTGAGCATCGCTCAGGCAAAGGCTTGCCTTCAATGCTCTCGCCGTAGATGTTGTGTCCGGTGATGGGCGCGATCGTGCATCGGTTGTTAGGGCTGAACATCGCTCGACTCCAGTAGCGCGAGCGTCGCGCTCGAATTCGGATGGAACACGCTATCGCGCAGGGACAGATAGGCCGGGTAGGTGTCGTCGGTAAGCGAGATGCGCTGCCCGTGGCCGTCATGCTCAGGATCGTCGTATTGGACCGTGAGCGTGCTGACGCCCTGCGCGGCCGCGGCACGCACGAAGGCGTCGGCATACGCACCCTGCAAAACGCCCTTCACGGTCGTGCTCGCGAATGTAGACGGCTTCCACTGCCGGCCGAGCGTGTCGGTCTGGATAAAGCGCACCGGCTTGGCCTGCTCGGCGATCCGCGCAGAGATCACGGCTGACTGGTAGCTGCGGGAGCCGCCCTGAACGCTCAGATCCACGCGTAGGTTGAAGTCACGCAGGCGCTTCACCGCGACCATGCAATCCTTCTGCATCGCCATGCTGAGCGTTGCGAGGGCCGCTGAGCGGTTGCCAGCGATCTCATCAGCAATCTGGGCGCGCAGCGCGTCGTCGGCGCCCGGGTGCGCGCTATGAACCGCGTGCTCGATCACGTCCGACAGCGCGATGTCGAACACATTCGCGATGGCCGAGAGGGCGTTGCTCTGCAGCAGATAGGCGTCGGACTGGTGAATCGCGCGCACGCGCGGGATCGTGGGCGCGTGAGCCTGCATCGCTTCGTGAGTGACGCCCACGAGCGCCAGGTGAAAACCCCGGTAGTGTTGCTCGACCGCCAGCCCGGCGGTGCCGATCATGTGATTTTTCATACGCGTGTGAGTCGGGTGTGTTTCACAACAAAACGGCTGAGCTCACGCATGGCCCGATCGCACAGCAGCTGCCGCACCGGGCGCACCTGCGTGAACATCGTCGTGGCGTCGCCCACCGTCTCCGAAGTGATCCCAGCGCGCCGCTTTTCGGTCGCCAGATCACCTGCCAGGAGGTCGTCCGCCTCGATCACCTGTGCGCGCTCGCAAGCGGTGCGAAACGCTGGCGGAAGCTGCATATACTCGTCCTGCGATAGCAGCGTGATCGAATAGACGCCGAACTCTGGGATGACGTATTTTTGCCAGTTGTCGGCCCAGAAGTTGTAGCGATAGCTCATCTTCCCGATGTTCTCGCGGGCCTGAATCATCGCGGCGATGCGCTCTTCACGCGGGGCGTCCCGCCAGCCCGGCAGGTTCGGGATATCGAGCGCCACGAGCTCCGCCTTCAGAATCGTCTGGAACGAGTTGGTCCCGGGAATGAGGAGCGTCGCCTGGCTCACCTGAATCAGATATTCCTGCTCGAGTGCCACCCATCCGGAGCTGGTTTCAAGGTTCAGGACAACACGGCGATAGGCGCGGCGAACGCCCGCTGCGAGCATGTTCCCCGCAGCGGGCACCTTGATGACGATCTCGCTTTCCTCTCCACTCACCAGAGGGAGCCTCGTATCGGCGACGACAGCCGTGCCGTCCTCGTCGAGCACCTCATAGTGGGCGTTCACGACCTTCGGCAACCCGACGACATCGGCGAGCGAGAACGACACATTTACGTCGTAGGCAGCGGGATACGTATTCATCGCTTACTCCGCAGCCGCCGCGGTTTCAGCCGGCGCTTCCGACTTGACCGGCTCAGTTTCGGCCGGCGCCGGTGCCTGCGCCTTCAGGATCGCGGTGATCAGATCCGCGATCCCGGACGCCTTCACCCCTAGCCCGTCGCCGACTGCGCGCAAGCCCTTGATGCCCTTCTCGCCCGCGATCTGCTCCAGCATGTCGCGGGTGTAGGTCACCGGCTTCGGCGGCGGCGCGGGGCCACGCTCGATCGTCATCGGCGTGCACTTGCTGTCGATAGCGGCCTGAGACGAGCTCGGATTGCTGCCATCGAGCAGCTCGCATTTGACGATGTTTGCCACTCGCGAGGCTTCCTGCTTCGTGACGGTATTCACCGACACGCCATTCTCGAACGGAATGCCACCAAAGTTGCCCGTGAAGGTTTCCCAAGCTGCCTGAATCAAACGAACTTTCATATGTCCTCTGCTATGTAAAAAGGGCACGGGGGTTAGCCCGTGCCCTTCGATGCTAGGCCGAAATAGTAACAGGTTACTATTTCAAAGGCTTAGACGTTTTTGATGCCCCGCAGACGAGCCAGCGACCGCGTGGACTTCAGTGCCGAACCGCAATACCACTTCACGCGGATACGGTCTGCGTCCTTGTTCTGCACCGTGCCGATGTCTTCCACGCGGATACCTGCTTCCTTGCCGCCCCACAGGCCGTGAAAGCCGTCGAGCTCGTTCAGGCGCACCGCGTAGATCGAGCACGTTGCGTCTGCCGTGCCCATCTTCTCGTCCGCGCTCAGCCAGTCGTTGCGCAGGATCGGAATGCCGTTGTGGCCGAGAACAGCCTGGCCGAAGTTCGGAATCTCGACCATCGCCGGCTGGATACCGCCGGTTGCATACAACAGCGAGCGATATGCGCGGATGGTGCCTGCACGCATCACGAACGCGTCGGCGCCGTTGATCACAGCGTCCGACAGCTCGTCGAGCATGTTCAGCGTCAGTGCAGCACCGTTTTCATCAGCGTCCAGCGTTTGCGCGACCGACACCAGCTGCGGCAAGCCGTCGAATTCCTTCGTGTTCACAGTGGCGTTGCCCTGTGCGATGGTCTTCTTGAACTTGCGCGCCACGGCCTTTGCCTTCAGACCGATCTGCGTTGCGCGCTGGTCGTTCGTGTCCGACTCGGTTTCTTGCAGGAACTTGTCGACGTCCACGTCACCCGCGAGGATGCGCAGCTTCGACACGACTTCCGTGAACGTGGCAGCCGATTCGTTCACTTCATCGTTCGGCGACAGGAAGTCGGCATCACCCAGCGTGTTTTCGCGGTCATACACGTAGGCTTTGCCGTTGATACCGATAAACGGCAACAGCGCGAAGAGCTCATCCTTCTCGATGATTTCCTCGATCACACCGGCGACCAGCTGGTTGTTACTCAGCTTGTCGGCTTCGACTTGCAGCAATGGCATAGCGTTTCCTTTTCGAAAAGAATCGGGATATAGTAACCCGTGACTTACTTTATCAGGAAGTCCACGGGTTTACAACAATAAAAGCGGCTTACTTCAACCCGGCTTTCGCCAGTCCTGCCGCTATCTTTGCCCGACCGGTTACCGGCACGCTTGCGCCCGGCTGACGGCCAGGTGCTACAGACGTGTTGGTGTGCGATCCCGCACCGGTTTTGAGCTTCGATTTCAGCAGCGTGTCCTTGTCCGGGTCGGCATCGACGAGCTTGGCCAACGCGGCTTCGAACGCGAGCGGTTCGCCCTTGCTATCGACCAGCACGTTCCGGTCTTTCGAGCCGGCCGGCTTGTCGTATGCAACGACGGCGCCATCAACGAATTCAAAGTGCGCGCCATAGACGCGACGAGCCTTAGCAACGGAGAGCGTCAGTTCGTCAGCGATGAATTTGGACTGCCCAAAGGCGTTGCCCACCGTCAGTTCTGCGATCTGCGAAGCGAGCTCCACTGCGTGCTGCTCGGCGGCCGTGCGGCCATCACGTTCAACCTGCAGTTCGCGTCCGTGTTGCTCGACCATCTGGGCTTTCAACGAGTCCCATTGGCCCTTCGCTTCGAGTTGCGCGGTTTCGGCATCCTTCTTGGCCTGCACCAGCGCACGCAGTTCTTTCGGGTCCAGACCATCGAACTCCTTCAGGCGCGCATTCGCTTGCGTCAACTGATCGTTCGCGGTCTTGAGCTTGTCCTTTTTGTCCATGACCTCGCGCAGCAGCGCAGCTTCGGCGTCAGACGGCTTCTTGCTCGGGTCGCCCTGACCACCCTGACCACCTTCGCCGCCGGGGTTGCCCTTGCCGTCACCACCGGCACCGCCACCGCCTTCGCCACCAGCACCGCTACCGCCGGTGCCTGCGCCGCCGCCATTGCCACCGCCGCCCTCGACGTGTTCACCTTCGGGCGCCATGTAACCACCGCAGGCCATCATCTTCATCAGGATCTTGTGCATCTCGTTGCTACCTTTTCGTGTCGACCGTTCTCTTGGTCTGGTGTGTGAAAGTTAGGCCGGTCACTCGGCCCAATCGTCTTACGCTGCCTTCAACATCTGATTCGCGAGGGTCTTACCGCCCATGCGCTGAATCTCGGAGTTGGACATAGGCGACTGTCCCGCTCCAGGTGCCGTCAGAGCGTCCTCCGGCGGCCAGTTTTCCAACTCGCCTTTCATCGTCTCGATGAGTGACTTCTTAATCATCGGGAAGAGCTTGTCGATCACCGAGTTCATTTGCTGACGGCGCACCGCGTCGGGTGCCTCGATCAGCGCAAGTCGCGCGGCAATGTCAAATTCGTCGTAAAGCCCGCGGACATCGAAGTTGTCCGGGTAGGAAACCATCTGCGTTTCTTCGGGCGTCGTGGTCGAGTCCGGGGCCGTATCCAGCGTCTTGTCGTGATAGGCGGCCACCAGCTCGCACAGCTTTCGTTCGACCTGCTCGAGCGAATCAGCCTTGGCCGCGAGCAGCGAGTTCACGCGCTCGAAGTCATACGCTTTCGCAACGCCGGAGCTGTTGTCGATGCCCTGCGAGTTGTCCTCTTTCGTGCGCTCGCCCGCGAGTCCCGTCGAGTGGTAAATCTCGTTGATGATCTTGGCGATCACCTGCAGGATCAGCGTGGCCTGTTTCACGTCCGGGCTGATGAACTGCGGCCCGGTGCCGCCCGACGCGTCATACGTGAAAATGCGCTTCGTGCCCATCTCCACCAGCTGGTTGTGGGTGCCCTCGTCACCTGCCACTACCGCCTGCGCGGGGATGACGAGCTGGCTGAAGGTCTGGTCCTGGATGATCGCGTCAAGGTTCGAGAGGTAGTTCGCGACCGCGCGGTCCAGGTAAGCGACGTCGGCGATCAGTGCCGGCGACGCGTAGGGCTCGTCGGAGATCACGTTGTCGGCCGCAAACACTGGCACGACGCCCAGGCCGTGCTCGACCGGCTCATCGACGACGATGGTCGGCTTACCTTTCGCATCCACGTTGACCGTGAAAAGCTGCGAGCTCTGGCGCGTCCACAGGCGGTAGCGATCGACCAGCGCACCGCTGGAATTCAGCGGGTCTTCGTCATCGCGCGCCGTCTCGAAGAGCAGAATCCAGTTGAGCTTGCCGAGCTCGTCGGTGCTCATGTCCAAGGCGTGCTGGGGTTTGACCAGGTAGGAGTAGACGCGCGCGTCGGCGGCCTTCGCGTCAGCCACGCTTTTCACGTCATCGGTGCGCGTCGAATCAACCACCACCCAGACACGGCCATAGGTCGAAGTGCGGTTACTGATGCGCTTCATGTAGTCGCCGATTGGCGAACCATTCAGCGTCGAGCGCTTCCAGAACTCCTTGATGAAGTCAGGCGCATCGTCGTTGCGCTTGATGTCGATCTTGAAGACGTATTTGTCCAGCAGGTCTACGACCTCGCGGGTGTGGTTAAAGCGATACGCGCGCTCGAGGCGATTGGCATATTCCTTATCGCCCTCCTTCACATACTTGTGAAGGTTCGTCGCGAACCACTCCCTGCCACCCTCATAGGTCGCTTCGAGAAAATCCCAGTGCGCAACCAGGCTCTCGTAGAGCGGGTGGCGGCGCGCGATAAACGTCTGGAGCTTTTTCTGACTAAGTGCCATGTCCTGTGCCTTTGATGACTAAATAGTCACCCGTTACTATTTTAACCATCAAATGGATACGCCTGCAATCGTTACTTCGCGCACCGGATACATGTATTGGACCGGATAGCCCAACGCATCACCCATGTGATCGACGCCCTTGTCCTTATCGACCTCGCGCCCGCCTTCCTTGTAGATCGTCTGCTCGAGCGCGCGGATCACTTCCTTGCACTTCTTATCCACTTTGAGCTTTACCTTCCCATCGGCCGAGCGCAGCATCCGGTTGACCGAGTTGATCCGGTCGGCCACGGGCGGGTGCTTCTTGTGATAGACGATGTGCTTGAACCCCTTCTCTTTGAAGATGTCCAGGTCCGACTCGCCGCGAGCGTGCTGTCGATAGCCGCCCGCCGGGTCAGGGAAGATCGTCGTGCGCTTCATCAGCTTCCAGTAGAGCCGCTCCAGCTCGTCGCAGACCTCTTCAGTGTTCGACGACTTCAGCGACAACTCGTGGATCACCCAGAGCTCGCCGTTTTCCTGCGGTTGCAAGATGCAGGAGCTCATCGGGTCGATGTTGAAGTCCTGCCCGACCCAGATCGGCAGCGATGGGTTGAACGGATAGTTGCCGACGTGGATCTTGCGATCGAACGGGTAATAGACCCGGCCGCTCATCGTCTCGAAGCTCGCCTCGAACTCCTGCTTGAACGACTTCTCGTCCATGTCGGCGCGCGCGGCCTCAATTTCGGACGCCGGGATGAACGGCGACGTGATCGTCGGGAACTGCCAGCTCTTCCAGCGGCCCATCAGCTGGTTCTTTGGCTCCTGGCCGAGCGCATACAGGTCGTAGAGGAAGTTGTAGGACTTCGGCGTGCCGATGAACAGCGCGTGGCCGCCCGTCGATGCGAGCGTCGGGCGCAGCACCTTCTTCCAGGCTTCCGGGTTGATGTCCTGCACCTCGTCCATGACGAGAAAGTGCACCCCGACGCCACGCAGCGAGTCGGGGTTATCGGCGCCCTTGAGCTCGATGCGCGTGCCGTTGACCAGGATGACGGTGAGCGTCGTCTCATTGATCTTCTTGACCCAGCGCTTGGGCAGCGCCGCGATCAGGTCCGGCCACATGATCTGCTTTGCCATCCGATACGACGGCGCCACATACCAGACCAGCCGGTTCTTGACCTTCGCGTATTTGATGAGCGAAACCTTGGCGAGCTGAGTTTTTCCCCACCTGCGGCCCGCGACGACTACTCGAAAGCGATGCGGCGAGCGAAAGACCTCCATCTGCTTCGGATGGAGGAAAATCGTCTGCATCTCGCCGGCGATCGCTGTGATCGACGGCAGTCCGGGCTCACGCAGCTTCATCGCTGTCTTCCTCGCCCGGCGCCGGCAGCGGCATAACCGTCATGACGTCATCGTCGCCCATGTCGAGCCCGCTTTCGTCCTGGCGCTGCTGCATCTCAAGGATCTGTTCCGCGGTCATCTCATGCACGCCGAGATCCGGCAGATCGTCGTTGTCGTCTTTCTCACCATCGGCGATGCCCAGGATCACGAAGCGCTCCTGACGCACCGTGGCAAGTGCCTCGGCGGCGAGCTTGAGCGTCTTGATCTCGTTCTGGACGGTGGCGAACGGCTGGCCCTTCTGCTGCGCGTTGAGCAACTGCTTCTGGATCAGCCCGGCGATCACCTTCGCGGCGTTGTAGTGCGACTCTTTCGTCTCGCGAATGCGGGCGGCCACGACACCGACGTCGCCCATCATCTGCTGCTGCACCTGCTGTTGAACCGCGGCACGCACTTCATCGCGCTTCTCGCCCTTCTTCACCTCCGCCTTCGCGAACATGCTGCTCAGCGCACGCGGGGTGCGGTTGAACCGCTTGGAGAGCTGCTCAAGCGTCAGTTCGCCCGACTGATAGAGCGCAATGGCCTCGGCCTTTTGCGCCTCTGTCAGCGATCGGCTTCCGGTAGTGCGGCCCCCGCCTTTCTTCTGGGGCGCTGTCGTCTGGTCGGTCACGATTCAGTTCCCACAAAAAAAATGGGGCAGCCATGTCGGTCTGCCCCTTGGAGGTATTGCGTTAGGAGCAAACTATATCCGGTGCCGGACAAAAAGTAAATAAGCCGTGACTTATTTTTTTGAGCGGACTTTCCCACCCGCAGCCTTCCTTTCATCGCTTCTCGTGTCCTTGTTCCCGAACCGGGATGATCTTCAAAGGTCCTTACTTACTTGTCACTTTTTGGGGGTTCCCTTAATTTTTAAAAGCTGTAAACAAAGAGGTTTTAAAAGAAAAAGGTATATATAAGAGGGAAACCCCAAAAAGTGACAAGCTGCAAAACTTACCGAAATTTCACTCAATCAACTCTTCTTCGAAAACATCGACCGGCTCGGGAAAGAGAAGCTCCGGGAGAGAAAGAATCTCCGGCTCGGGTAAGTTCGCGCTTATCTCTTCCGGTAGGGAGGCGGTCTCCGGCTCGGGCATCGTTGACGCCTCGGGAGTGAAGATCGGTTCCGTTGCCGCGACCGCGGCGCCAGGCCCTGGCGCCGGCCTGCCGGTCCCGCCAACCACCGCTTTGCCGAGCTCGGTGGCCCGGATCAGCCGGCGCACTCGCCCGCGCCGATGCTCGGCGAAGCTGCGGTCAATCAGCCCGTGCCGCTCGATCGCGCGCAGCGAGAACTGCAGGCTTTCCTTCGTGGTCTTGTAGGGCAAGCGCTCGAGGAGCTGATCGAGGTCAACCGTGGCGGCGCCCACCCCCGCCACGACCACTTTCATGATCTCGATCTGCTTGATCGTCAGATTCATTTCGGCTTCCGGCAGACCCAGAACTGCTCGCCCACCTCGGACGTCTTGAGCGTGTTCGCCACCGTGCGGTATTCGCTCTCGGTCGGCGTGCGGCACCAGATCACGAAGTCGTAGGACATGCCGCGGGCGGACTCTGCTGATTCGAGGCACTCCATCGTCCAGGGCGAGAGCGTGCCTTTGGTGCCGACGATGCAAAGGGTTTTGGCGTTCGTTTTCATGCTGTCTCCAAAAGGTCAAGGCGCAACGGCTCGTCAACGCCTTGGTTATCGAAAGCGGAAAGCGGGATGCGCGCCGGCAGCGGCCGCATCGACTCGGTTGTCGCGTCCCAGTCGGGATTGCTCCAGGCGGCGTAGACGGTCGCGCCGAAGACAAGCTGCTGGGTTTGCTTGAGGAGGTAGCCGAGCTCCATCGTCTCGACGCGGCTCGTGCCGTTCAGCCGGTTGTCGCCCGACTTCTCCATCGAACTGTTGCGGTAGTAGAAGGCGCGCAGCTCCTTCAACGTGTGCTCGCGCAGGTAATCGGGCATCGCCTCGATCTCCTGTTTGATCGCCACATAGTCGTAGGCCGGGCTCTTGAAGTGCCGCGCAAAGAACGCCAGGCCCGACTCGAACGCAGGCGCCGACTTCGGCTTCACGAAGCGCATGCCGGCCTTGATCGAGAACGGGTTGTAGCGGCTCATCGAGCTGCGGCTTTCCACATACCTGAAGCCCATCAGCCGGTAGCCAATGTTCTTGAAGCGGTAGGCAATTCCGCCGCCGCGATACATCGTGTCGAGCACTGTGCGCGAGGACAGGATCAGGTTTTTGTTGATCCACGCCATGCGCTGCACGTTCATGAGCTTGGTGTCGCGCCCGTTCTGGTTCGGCCGCATGTGCGGGAACACCTGATTGCGGCCCGAATCGAGCGGCTTGGGCACGGTGAACACCATCACGCCGATGGTGAGCGGCGCGTCCACGCCGTCATCGATCACCAGGCGCACGTAGCGCGGCCCGATGCCGTTCTGGCTCGCCTTGTAATGCAATTCGTGCAGCAGTTGCCAGTCTTCGAGCGTTCCGCGCTCCACATACATGTGCTTGAGCAGCGACAGCGGCCGCGTGCCCGCCGCGGGGTCGCGCCAGGCGAAGATAGCGTTGTTCAGGTCGTTCTGCTCGGGCGGCACGAGGTCGAGCGCGACCGCGGTGGCGGGGCAAGTCATTCGAAGTCTAGCCCGTCAGCAATGACCATGTTCGCGGTGAGCCAGTCCTTGACCTGGCCCTTGGTGCGCGCGCCGACGAACTGGCTTTTGACCACCGTGTTCGACAGCACGCGCACGTTCGGCAGGTTCCGCACGCCGAGCGTTTGCAGCTCCGCGGGCGTGAAATCTGCGACGTCCAGCTCGACGTAATCGAAGCCGTAGTCAGCCTTGAGCGCGTGCATTGCGGGCTTGAGCATCTTGCAGGGGCCGCACCAGACCGCGCTGAAATAAACGACCTGTGGTCGGGTCGTGGAAGCCGCGACCGCGGCGTCGTATTGCTTGTTCATCACGCCATCCTTTTCAAAAGTTCGAATGCTTCGTCACGCGTCATCGCGCGATGCCCCTCAGACGCGTCAGAAAGCGCTGTGAGCGCTTCGACGCGCAGCTTCTCCCGGTAGCGCTTCTCGATGTAGAGGGACGGCTGCAGGTCTTCCACGAGGTCGAGGTGGGTCGTCGCAACGATCACCGTCGCGTTGACCTTGCGCGCGGTCTTTTGCAGCGCGAACGCGATCACCTTGGCGGCCGTGCGATCGAGCACCGCCATGAACTCGTCGGCGACCCAGACGTCGGCCTGGCTCTCGATGGCCTTGGCGAGCTTGAAGCGGTAGCGCTGGCCGTCAGAGAGCTCGCCGGGCTTGCGAATGAAGAGGTAGGCGTCGTTCAGGCCCGCGATCGACAGCAGCCGGATCGCATCGTTGGTGGACGTGCCGATCTGGTCGATGAGCGGCAGATCCGGGTCGAGCGCCACTTCGTCCAGGTTCGCGACCTTCTGCCCTTCCGCGGCCATCTGGTGCGCCAGCTCGCGCAGCAGCAGCGACTTGCCGGAACCCGACTGCCCGGTGATGTAGAGGACGTCGCCCTGATTCACTTCGAGATCCAGCTTGTCGAAGATCACGAATTCCTTATCGTCCAGCCCGAGGCCGAACGCTTCAGCGACCTCCACCACGCGCTGGCTGCGTGCCACACGGGTATGGAAACGCTTGTCGATCGTGTAATGGCTCAATTAGTCACCTGTTACTATTTCAAGAAATGCAATCATTGCGTCGGCACCCTGCAGGCCCGTCACCGCTTGGGATTTCGCGAGGAAGCGGTTGATGACCAGTTCGCCCGAGCCCGGCACGTCCTTGAACCCGAACACCTTCGAGAGCGGCACACGGCGCGCGCTCACTTCGTCGGCTTTCGCGTGCGCCACCTGCTCTTGGAACTCGACCGCTTCGGCAACATCGGGCACGAATGCCGCGTCGTTGAGCTCGCCGAGATCCGCGGCGGAGAACTCCAGCTCCTTCACGTCGAAAATGCCGGTAAGCAGCCCTTCCAGGCCCTCAATCTCGTCGCGGAACAGGAGCGTGTCGATGCCGCCCTCGTTCGTGCGGTTGTCGGCCAGCCGGAGCGCCCGGGCCTGCTCGGGAGTGAGGCCCGAAATCACGACCGCCGGCACTTCCTTCAGCCCGAGCTGAATGGCAGCGAGCCGGCGGCCGTGGCCGGCGATGATCGTGCCATCGGGCTCGAGTAGCACTGGCTGGGTCCACTTGAACTGCTGGATCGACTCAACGATCTTGTTCACCTGCGCGGCGTCATGCTTCTTGACGTTCTTCGCGTAGGGAATGAGCTTGTCAACGGCCCACATCGTCTCTTTGCGGGTAATCATGCGGCCTCCAGATGCTCGTCTTCGAGCTGGACCACCGGACTATTGACCCGGAAGAACCGCACGATCGCGGCCTTTCGCTCGGAGAGCTTGTCATCCAGGTCGTCGGCCGGCTCATACTCGTCGCCGTTCTCGCAGCCTTCGCAGATTGCAGGCTCACGATTGTGGAAATAGCAGTGCTGGCATTCCGGGTAGAGGAACTCAGCACGCGGGATGCGGGCGAAACCAGTCGGCTTGCTCATACCACCATCCAATCGACAGCCAGGCAGTCGTTCGCACTCGGAACCCAGGTGCTCACCGTCTCGTCGACGTTCTTGATCGCCATATAGGCGTTGTAGGGAATCAGCGATCCATCGCCGAAGTGTGACTTTGCGGCCCCTGTCTGAACCGGATAGGACGCCGGGGGAACGTAATAGACGAACATGCCCTTGCCATTCCAGCCAACGCGCGCCACTTTTAGCCCGGCTTTCATCAGCGTGATGGCGTAGCCGAAGCTAAAACCTGAAGTTGGGTGCTCAATGTAGGACCGCTCGAACACGTCCTTCGGCGACCAGCTCACGTAGTTGGCGAATCCGGGAACGTTCACCTTGCCGCCATCCAGGTATTCGACCAGGTAGCCTTCGTCGGCGCCGTTCTCGCCCGCTGGCAAGTCCCAGCCGCGCAGAATGTTGTATTCGCCACGCGTCATCGGCTTGGCGTTAATGACTTTTGTTCCGATGTAGCTTTTCATTTGTATGCCTTCATGAGATCGACGAAGGCGTTACCCGCGTTCGTCATGGAGTCTTCGGAGGTAAAGCCTTGTTCGCGCTGGCGGCGCTCGATCGCGGAGGTGACCCACGCAACGTCATCGACTGGCACCTTGAAACGCATCACCTGATGCGTGGCGCCAACACCCGCGCCGGAGAGATCAGGCATCTCCATGTCATCGAGTTTGTCCAGGTCGTCGATGTCTATACTTGACGCTGCGAGAATCGTTTCGAGCTCACTGTCCGTGTAGGGCAGGAATGCGCCGACGTCTTCAGCGCCGAGCTCTTTGAGCAAGCGCGACAGCGCGAGGGTGTCGTCTTCGCCGTAGCGGCCGTTATCAACGAGGCCAATCTCTTTCGCGATCGTGTCGCTGACCGGTCCGACGTTGACGATGGGAATCTCGGTGTAGCCGAGACGTTGGGCCGATTCCCAGCGGTGTTGACCGCCCAGGATCTCGAAGCCGTCGCCGTCCGGGCTCGGGCGCACGACCACCGGTTTGTAGACGCCGAAACGTTTGATGCTCTCATCGAGCTTCGCCTCGTTTTCGATCGTCATCTGGTTGGTGTTCCAGGGATTCGGTCGCAGACTGTCTATCTGAACCGTGCTCTGTTCGGGGTGGATCGAGGTTGGCGAAAGTGCCATAATGCGCTCACATAAATAAGTCACCGCTTACTATACAAGCGGGCTTCCTATAAGGCAAGAAATGGCAACGACACTGACCCTCGCCGCAGGCGCGGTGAACGCAAAACTGATCGGCGCGTCGCGCGAGGCAAAGCTGCTCGTGCGCGAAAAGCTCTCCTACATGGTCGATGGCGCGAGCTACTCCCAGGCGTTCAAGGGCACGTCGTGGGACGGCTCCTCGAGCTTCTACGACTTCGCGACCGACATGTTTCCGGCCGGATTCGTCTATAAGGTCTACTCAACGCTGCTCAAGGCGGGCTACCGCGTGAATCTGGTGCGCAAGCCCGCGCCCGAACCGCTCGGCGACGCGCGGCCGGTCGTTGACAGCTTCGGCTACGACCCGCGCTACGCGTATCAGCCCGAAGTCGCTGACAAGCTGATAAAGCACCGCCAGATCATTGCCCGCGTGGCGACCGGCGGCGGCAAGTCCCGCATCGCGCGCATCTGCTACAAGCGCATCAACCGCCCGACGCTCTTTCTGACCACACGGGGCATCCTGATGTATCAGATGGGCGAAGCCGTCGAAGACAATCTCGGCGAGCGTGTGGGCGTCGTGGGCGACAGCAAGCGCGACTTTTCGTGCAAGTTCACGCTCGGCATGGTGCAGACCATCAGTCAGGCGATTGAGCTCTGGGCAGACGACGGCGAAATGCTCGCCTACATCAAGAACCGCGACGCCGCCGAAGACCGCGAGGTGATGAAGCTCCAGACGTCGCTCAAGAAAAAGAAACTGCCGACCGACCAGATCGCGGACGCGACGACGGCGCTGCGCAAAAAGCTGGAAGCAGCGCGTCCGGCCGATGCGCGGGTTGTCGCGGAGATCCAGGCGAAAGTGCGTGAGCACAACATGAAGCGCGACGAAATGATCCGGTTTCTCGCGACGATCGAGTTCGTGATCCTCGAAGAAGCGCATGAGGCATCGGGCACGGGCTTCTACGAAGTCATGCGCCATTGCACGAGCGCGCATTACCGCCTCGCGCTTACCGCGACCCCGTTCATGAAAGACAGCCAAGAGGCGAACATGCGCCTCGAGGCGTGCAGTGGTCCGGTTGCGATCACTGTGACGGAAAAGCAACTAATCGATCTCGGCGTGCTGGCCACGCCCTACTTCAAATACGTCCAGCTGCGCGAGCCATCACCGTCCTATCAGGAGACGGTAATGGTGCGGGATGTGCCAAAGGTGGTCACGCACAAGCTCTTCCGCTCGACCCCGTGGCCCAAATGCCTCGAGGTAGGCATCGTGCACAACGAGGAACGCAATCGCGCGATCGTCTACGAGGTCACACGCGCGAAGCACTACGGCCTGCCCGCGATGATCCTGGTGGGTCGCAAGGACCACGGCAAGAAGCTCGAGGACATGCTCAAAGCTGCGGGCGTGCGGTGCCGGTTCATCTTCGGGGAGCACGAGCAGGACGAGCGTAAGGCCGCACTCGAGGCGCTGGGCCGGGGTGATATCGATGCGCTCATCGGCTCGACCATCCTTGATGTGGGCGTGGACGTGCCGGCGGTCGGGCTTATCGTGCTCGCTGGCGGCGGCAAAGCGGAGGTTGCGACCCGTCAGCGTGTTGGACGGGGATTGCGGGCGAAGAAATTCGGGCCAAATGTCGCGTTTGTGGTCGATTTCATCGAAGCGGCGAACACCACTTTGCGCGACCATCAGAACGAACGCTTGGCGATCGTGCGCGGCACCCCCGGATTCGCTGAAAATATCGTCGCCGACTTCGACTATTCAATTTTCAAGAAAGCCGCGTAAAATCAGGCGATTGGAGAGATAAACATGGCTATTTCCTTTCTTGAGACGGTCCCGATGCAGATCGGAGACGAAACGGTGGATATCATCGAACGCGGTGGGCGTCAATTCGTCATGATCCCCTTGGAAGACTACCCCGGTATGCGCGAGACGGCCCACCTCTTGAGCACGCAGGAGAATGCGACCGATCTGCGCGACAGCATCGAGTGGCTGAACAAAGCCGCTCGTGGGGCGGACATGGATATGCCCGAAGGTTACGAGTCCGTGCAGCAGGAATACGTGTATAGAGGCGTAACTCCGAAGGTCACACGCATTTACACGACGATCCTGGAGATGGCATACGCGGCACGGGCTAATGGAAAGCTGTCGGAAGATGATTTCGAGCAGTTGGTTTACGACGCTTCGCAAAAGCTCAACCCGGGACTTAAAGACGTGCCCTCAACTAGTCAAGAGTCCGCCTGGGCCGAACTTGATGCGGTTGCGCTTTCGGTCAAAGGGGAGCCCGCGGAGCAGGCCCGCACGCTCGTAGAAGTAATCCAAAGCGTCCAAATCTAAAAGAATAGCGAATGGCTCGAGGAATTCTGTTTTCACCGAAGGCGTGGGACCAATATCTGTATTGGCTCGAGCAAAATGACGGCAATCACGAAAAGATCGTGATTATGCTCAAGGAATGCCAGCGTGATCCCTTCAAGGGAACTGGGAAACCAGAACTGTTGAGGGGCAACTTGAGAGGTTGGTGGTCGCGCCGTATCTCCGGCGAGCACAGACTCGTCTATTGTGGCCGCGGCGGCCCGGATGGATACGTTGAAGTCGCGCAGTGTCGCTTTCACTATGACGACAAATAATTGCCGCAAGGTCATAGCCCTGATAAAGTAAGTTGCAGCTTACTTTTTATAGGAGAAGCTATGTTTCCTTCCCGCCTGCCGTGGCTGTATATGTTTCACATCGCCGCAGTAGTAGGCATCATCGCGCTGGTCGCGTTTCTCACCCAAAACCCGCTGGTTATCCTGGCGCTTAACTTCCTTCCCGAAGTGCCCCTGTTGCAAGATCCAGAGCAAGTCGCCCGCATCGGAGCAATCGAGCGCGAGCTCGACGACGCGGACGGCGGCAGTGGCCAACGCGTCGGATTCATGTGATGCGCAGCGAAGGCTGGGATTTCTAGCCCAGAGACAGTAAAACGCCCGGCGACCCCGGGCGTTTTGCATTGGCGGCTAAGATAAGGTCAAACCGACGACGGAGGTGTCGAATGTGTGGCCGTTTCTCTCGCGCGAGGCAGGGCCTCGACTACGTGGTGCCCCTCTTCCCTGATGCGATCTATCCGGAGGCGGGCGACCCCTTCCGGCCGAGCTGGAACGTCGCGCCCAGCCAGCTGCAGCCGGTGCTCCGAGCGGAGGGCGTGCATCTCGAAAAGTGGGGCCATCGGCCCGCCTGGGCGGTGGCGCGCAAAATCCCGCTGATGATAAATGCTCGGATCGACAAGGCGAGCTCATCGACCTGGAAGGGGCTCTGGAAGACGGGCCGCGTGATCGTGCCCGCGGACGGCTGGTATGAGTGGATCGCAACCGAGGCCGGCAAACAACCCTACTTCATCGTGCCGATCGACGGCGAGCCGCTCTACTTCGCGGGCCTCAGCAGCGTGCGCCCGGGCTCGCCGACCCCGCAGGAAGGCGACGGCTTTGTCATCGTCACCGACGCGGCAGAGGCCGGCATGCTCGACGTTCACGACCGGCGCCCGCTGGTCCTGTCCGCGCAGGACGCGCGCCAGTGGCTCGAGCCGAGCACGACGTTCGAGGATGCGCTGCACCTGGCCACCGACCTCGGCACGCCGGTCGAGGCGTTCCGTTGGTTCCCGGTGAGCAGGGAAGTCAACAAGGCGACCAACAACGATCCGTCGTTCAATGACCCAATCGGTGAACTTGAACAAAGCCCACAGGTGAAACCATGAATCAAGAGAATCACCCCTTTTGCGTTGCAATTGGCGCTTCCGGAAGTGAGGGGCTTTCGGACATTATTGAACTGCTCAACAGATGGCCCAATGCCGCTTATGCCGTATTGTTGGTTGTGCTGCATCGGGCAAGTGAGGCGCCGACCAACTTGAGAGAAGTCCTTGCGACCCACTGTCCTGCGGTTCAAGTGAACATCGCTCGGGACGGGCAAGTGCTGACGCCGGGAATTTGTTATATCGGTTTGCCTGACCGCCCGCTGACGCTCTTGGATGACGGGTCCGCGTTCTTGATCGACGGGTCGAACAACCGCCTAAGAAATCGCACGGTCGATGCCCTGTTCGAATCGATTGCGGAAAACATCGGAAAGCGATCGGTCGGGATCGTCTTATCGGGATCGCTTGACGATGGCTCGCGCGGACTCGCAGCAATCCATCATGTTGGGGGCCTGACGATGGTGCTAGACCCCAAGGAAAAGCCGGTCGGCATGCAGCAAAACGCAATCGATTTTGACGGCCCTATCTCTTTCATTGGTAGCGGGGCCGAGATCAGCCAGATGTTGGACGGGTTCCTGCCTCGGTTTAGGACGGGAATTTCCTAGGCAGTCGTTCCCAGGGAGTGAAAATCGTTACGTCAGGTCCGTGCGTCCCTATAATGATAAATATGACATAACAAAAGGGTCGCATAACATGGCAAGGGTAAGACTGGGTTTCGCGCTCGAGGATCGTGCTCGAGCGCGCCTCGAAGCGCTGAGTGAGCGTTTGGGCATGTCGCAGAACGCAGTCGTCGAAGCACTTCTGGTAGCGATCACCGACGCCGCGGCGCTGCCGATCCTGGAGGAAGGTAAGAAGATGCTCGCGGACGCGAAAGGCGCCCGTCTGACGGCACGCCGCGAGGCAATCGAACGCATGAGTAACCTGACGCCGCTCCAGCAGGACGAGCTCATCGCGCGGCTTCGAAAGGACGAGCCGGGGGCGCCATGAGCAGCGCGTTCAAGTCCCTGATGGAGTATGCGAAGCGCGAGCACCCGGATCTCGCCGGCGACATCGAATGTGAGGGCAAGGGCGGCGCGATCAACGGCGTCGCCGAGCTGATGCGCCGGATCAACTACCAGCCCAGGCGCACACCGCGGATCATGCAGTGGTGGCGCGCGGCGACCGATCCGAAAGAGGCTCTCAGAAGTTACAAGGTTGTCGCGAACGACATGAACATGGATGAACTCGACTCGATACGCCACGAGCTCGAGTGCCGGGCAGCGGCCGCGAAAGGCATCGCGGCACCGCCACCGCCGGTGTTCACGAGTGAAGAAGAGCCCGAAAGGCTGGTTCCCTTATTGCCGCTGGCGGCCGAGCCAGCCGCGGAGGCTATCGAGCGACCCGACCAGGCGCTCGATGCGGTGATCGACAGGCTGTTTGAAGAGGCGCCCCTCGAAGACGAGGCTTGGGGTGCGTGGTGACGAAAAACGGAGCGCATGGTAAAAAGCGTTCCTTTCAATAGCTTACAAATACGGGGAATCAATGAAAAGAATGATGCTTGCCGCGGGCGGCGCGCTCGCGCTGTCTGGGTGCCTGAGCTATCCGACGATCACGGCGTCCGATCTGCGCAAACCGGAATACGCCTACAAGACGGTCCACCTCGACAAGTCGGTGCCGGAGATTCGGCAGGCGATCTTCGACTATGAGGCAAACTGCAGGGCGTTTGAGTCGGTGAAGGTCGATCCGTCCGGGGCGAAGCGAATCACCATCACGCGCACGGCGCTTGAGATGGCGCGCGACACGATTTACATGGTCGTCGATATCAACGCTGACGACAGCGGCGCGACGCTCAAGAGCTTCACCTATCACGATAATTCTGGATGGCATAAGCGCGCAGATGAGGTTCTCGGCGCGATTAATGACCCACAGGCGTGCAGTCCCGAGCACTGATCGCAGCTACGAGGCATCGACGGTAGCTGTGGGCGCGCCAGCGCCCGCCAGCGCCGTCTGCCTGGCCCCGCAGGGCCGCGAGACTGGGATTGACCATGTGGGGCCGCTCAAAACCCAAATCCCCTTCCCCACGGCCCCTGCTCCCCTATCCCACGCCCCAAACCCCTAGCCCCACTGTGCCTTGGCCCTATAAGGATCGTGTTTCCCACGGCCCGCCTGGCTGTATAAGGATCGGGTTCGTCCTGGCAAAAAAATTAGGCGCGAGGCCCCACCAAGATAGCGTTGCCGTCTAAGACCACCGACGTCTGCTGGTGGTCACAATCGCGGGTGGGTCCGACTGCCCGCGATGGTCAGTAGTGCATGCGACTAAAGAGCGATGTCAAAATGCTAGCGAGTCAATCCCAATTGAGAACGCATCGAATGCGTGCGCGCTGCGTTCGCTATCGTCAAGCGTGCGCGCGTCGAATCGCCCGGGCTCATAGTCGCTTGCATAGTCTTCGTGCATATCATCGAAAGCAGGGAGGGGGCGAACGGTGCGAGCGATAGAGCGGGTTTGAGCGGTTTTCATGGTCTGGTATGGGTTCAGGTAGCAGGGGAACGAACCGGGCGCGCTATGCGCCCGGTATTAGTCACACGTTACTATTTAGTCTTTCTTTGCTCCCTTAACCAGTGCGAGGGTTTCAGGTGAAGCTTGTTCGACCATCTTCGCAATAGCAGCGATGAAAGGTGACTTTGCATTAACCTCTAATTGCTTTTCAGTCTTACCCGCTACCTTAACCATTGCGCCCATGCTCAGATAGACACAAAAACCATTCGCACCAAACGAGCGGGAATTCTGCGTCGCTTCTGTAGTGGTGCCCACTTTCTTAAGTGTCTTTTGAAGCTTGCGCACAAGCTCGACATTCGCGACATTCTCAGACGTCGATTCATCGCCCTTACCCGTGCTAGCGAAAACCAGTGCACTGCGTGACGTTGCGCCCGCATGAATCGCGCTCAGCAGGGAAAGCGCGGTAACACCGTCAAGCTTCGTATAGTCTTTCGCATGCAAGCAAGCGAAGAATTCAGAGACGCGCTTAACCGCTTTCACGCCCATTTTGTCAGCGATGGTAGACAAGAACGTCAGTTCATCGATACGCGCACGCTTAAGCATCGACACAGCGAAAACACAGAGCGCGTCATCCCAAAACTTGCGCGCGGTTTTCAAGTCTTCGCACTCGCCCACTTCACCCGTTTTTGCTGCCCAACGGTCATTTGCGCGACGAATCGACAGCATGACGTTTTCGAGCGTGAAGACCGTTTCTTTAACTTGTGCGTTCATTTTGATTACCTTTGAGAGAGTGTGAGATTTAGCGTTTTTCGCTAACCGCTTGCTTTGTGCGAGTCGGTATAGAAATAGTAACCGCTAGCTATTGCGAGTGCAATAGGTATGCGTGAAAAAATTCACATAACTTTTGTGTGTGGTATTTCAGAGGACCTCTTGTAAACCCGTTTTCGTCGTGCTATTCGCATGCGCGCGCACTTCTGATAGAGAGCGCCCGGCGGGTGTCACTCGTTCGCCCAGGTGCGCGCGCCCTGGTAGCGCGGGTGATGCTTAGCGGCCCGAACGATCGGCGACCGCGGTGCTCGGCAGGGGCACGCAGAGGGCGGGTTCTTGGCAGCGCCCGGGTGCGCGTTTTAGCCGTGGCCTGCCAAGGTGCCTATACGGGCCGCGCGTCCTCCCAATTTCCAAGGAGGATATGAACGGATTTCGAGCCCTGCCCGCTTGCAACGCCGGGCTTTGCCGATTCGCTTATACGGGCCGACGAGCCACGGCAATACGCCACGAAAAAGAGGCGGGCACCCGAAGGTCACCAGCCAAAAGTCATACGTCTCACGGTAGGACTCACTCAGGTAAAGCAGAACAAACGGCAAATGCAGGTGGGTCAGTCCCGGCGTGCGCGCTCTTCAACAAATGGCCGGCGGCGGCGCGTGGTCAGTGTGCGGAGCGCCCGCTGCTCCTCATGCTCTTGCAGCAGCTCGAGATCCGTCATGTCCGCGTCCAGCTCATCGGTGTTGGCACAGAGGGTTTCGACATGGATACGACGGACTTGCATGTGGTGCTCCTTAGAAAGTGGTGCGCGCTGTGGTGCGCGTTGACAGAAGTAATTCTGACCACTTTCCCTTGGAGCTTTGAGTGTGTTCTGCAGGCTCTTCTGAGCGGTGCCGCGGCGGGCATAGAGAGCGACGCAGGGACGCGTCGCTTGGCAGGGCTAGAACGATCGTCGGCGGTGCGCCCGTATGATCGACTGGCGGTGCTTGCGCTGGCTGAACCAGCACATGAGCGGATCAGCAATAACGACGAGGGCGAAAACGAGAAGTATCAGCGCGGCGTAGCCCAGCGTCATCAACAGCCCGCCTTCGTAAAGCAACTTCATGGCGGTCCCTTTGCAGTGGTGTAAAGCGAGCTACCACTGTAGCGCCCGAATCTCGGACTCGGGCGCCAGGATCAAACTAAGCCAGATGGGCAAGATGGCTAATGGCCGGGACAATCGCCGACACATGGCGCATAAGATTCGCCACGGAAAACCCGTTATCAAAGCCGACGATCGCGAGCACGAAACCGCCAATGCCCGAGAGGTGCCCTACGATCTGCATCGGCTTGGCCCGCAGCCACGCAGCGAAACCCTTGGCCGGCGCGAGCTTCTCTGCCGGGCGTGCGAAGAGCTCCATATCAACCTCAATCTCCTCGATGCGGGCGGCCGAGATGACCTCGATCCCGCGCTCCCGATAGGCAGCAACGGTCGCCCCTACCAGCTCCTTCATGCTCTCCGAATCCGAGGTCATGACTATTGAAAATGCTTCACCGCCTTGGTCCATACATTCAAACGTGATCTTTGCCATGTTGTTCAGAAGTCCTCGTGTTGCCTTTTAATTTTCGCTATTGGGTAGCACCTTTCGTCGCATTGTGCGGCGGACATAATTGTGTCCGATTTGGACAGACAGTGTGCAACTCTTACTGCAAGTAGACTTTACGTAATCTCTTCCGGTCCCTTGCCGCACAAGGCTTAAAACGATAACCGGCCACTTGGTTGGGTTATTTTTGTCCAGCTTTTGTTACAAAATGTATCGTCCGAACAACGGCTAATTCACCTGAGTTTTCGTCGTTTCCGAGGCGCCCGTTGTGTGCGTTGCTATCTAGCTAGATAGCTAGATAACATGACCGAATTACCTATAACGAGCGATCCGGCTGGGCATCTTGTTGCGATGGCGTCGAACCGTCCGCTTAAGCCCGCCCGTGAGCAAATCGATGGCGAGAAAGATGATCCCGCCGATCACCACCGCTCCCCCGATCACGAGGAGCACCGCGCAGAACCATTGGAGGTTTTCAAGCATGGCGCCCTCTTCCCCTTAGACTAGCGATGCGGCTGCAGCGTAGGGCGACACCCGGATCAGATTCCCGTGATCGTCGGTGGTGAAGAGTCCTTCCTGACCGTCCCAGACCTTGTAGAGAAAGCCGAAGCGGCGCGAGAGCATGGGCAGGGCGAGGTGAAATTTCATGGTGAGTCTCGGTGTTGTTCGTGAGCTTTTATTTTCGAGACTCGGGAACGGCTGATGCTCGGATGTATGCATGTGGTTACTCGCCTAGCGCTTTCCCCGGGTGCTAGGCGATTCGACGGGCCGGCACCAGCGTGCCGGCCCTTTTTTATGATCAGCGGGCACAGGAGATGCTGAGTAGCCCAAGTGGCTGTTTTTGTCGCCCGGTATTCCGATGCCAGGTGATTCCCCGGCCGGCATTCGTGTCGGCTCTTTTTCGCCTGGACCGCCGTGGCCCGTGAGATGAACGACGGGACAAGCGGCTCATGACCCGATCTAGCGGGCATGTGTGGAGCTCGTTTGCAAGTGAGCTTAATGTCCGGGATCGGGATGAGAAACCCGGGCGGACGCTGTTACGCGTCCAAACAGATATCACAACCGCCAGCAGGGCCTTGGATGCCCCACTGACGATCTCTTTTTAGTCTTCAAGCCAAGGCAGTGGCAACGGCGATGCAATGACGACTGGTTTGTCCGGGTCAGGGCACGTCCAGACGAACCCGAACCGGAACTCGTCCTTCGCCGGCAGCACGAAGGCATGCGGCTCCTCGTCCATCTCGCCGTCCCAGCCCGCTTGGCGCGCTGCCTCGAAAGCCGCATCGAGTTCGGCTTCCACAATGGCGGCGACCATGGTGTCGTCGTCCGCAGCGGCGCGCTCGACGATCTCGGTGGAAGTGCGCATCCAGTTCAGTTCGTTTGCGGGGCGCTCAATTCGATAAATGATCCAATCCATGATCAATCCTCCAACCAAGGCAGCGGATGAGGCGACACGGTGTAGCAGGTGCCATTATTGTCCTGCTTCCAGAAGAAGCCATATACGAAAGAGTTGTAGTTCGGGTCAGGCAGCCAAAAGACGACGGGGCCTTGTCGATAGTCCCCTTCCCAGCCTTCCTCAGAAGCGAGGCGCTTTGCCTCGCCAAAGTCCGCATCGAATTCATCGACCGGGTGCTGGCTAAGATCGCTCCATTCTTCATTCACGTTGTCCGCGAGAACAGCCCGCGTTTCATCGACCGATCGCAGTGCGCTCCACGCCCAGTCGATATAGCTGGTTTCATACACATGCCACTTCTTCATTTTGGTCTCCTCGGAAAGGGGCATTCATTCTACTGCCCAAATCTCTAATGCAGAGATCCCCGAACCTTATAGGGCATTCTTATAGGGAGACGGGCCAAACCTTATAGGGCCGGGCGAACCTTATAGGGAGCCAAGGCGCTCCTACCGGGCCGCGCGTCCTCGGAATTTCAGCCACGGACCTGATTGGATTTTGTCGCTCTCAATCTTCGAACACCTGGCCGACCAACAGCCCGTAATCACTTGGCGGGCATTCCATAATGGCTTTGAGCATCTTGACGAACGCTGCTCCGCGGCCCAGCTCCTGCGCCAGAATGCGCGCTGTGCGAAGAGAGATGATGTCCGAGCGAATGACCGCCCCGTGTTCTTCGAGGTCGAAGCCGAAGAACGGATGCGGGTCAGTAAAGCCGTGGACTGCCGCAAAGTAGAAGGAGGTTATTGTTGCTTTCATGGCATGCCTTGGAGGGGTGCTGCCTCCATTCAGCAACGGTCATGCCCTCGGCACCGGCCCGCGCTAGGTATAAGAAAATCCTGGCAAGCGTCGATTGAAAGACAACGATCGGCCCCCAATCGCTGGAGTTCTTATACGTGGACCCAAAGCCCGGAGACCTTATAGAGCGGATTGGTGTTCTTATACGTGGAGCAATGCGTATAGCTGTGTATGTGGAGTGTCGAGTCTCTACACCCGGATGATCTATCTATGGTGGATCGTTCTCTATGTCGGCGGTGTTCTCGTCCGCGATTGGGTCGGCTTTGTCGGTGTCGGCGTTCTTGCCAACTGTTCGCTTTGTCCTCTTTCTCATACCGGGAAAATGAATCGAGCGAACGGGGCTGTATTAGCTATCAGTCTGCGGGCTCTTGAACGGGTCGGCATCGGGCCCGTTTGAGGTTTAGCTCATTCGCTTACCGGGAAGAATGAGGCGGGCTTGGCACGGGCTTTTAGCGCGACAGACCATTCGTTCCACGTTACGAAATGGCTCTGCAATTGGCCCGAAACCGACGGTCACACCGAATCAGGCGAAAGACGTTTGTATTCAATGGCTTATGTTCGGGCTCGCCCTACCCTGCTCCGACCATGAAATAACGGCGGTTATTTCCGACTCGGGAAGCACGCTTATACTGTTCATCCATACAGTATTAGGCACCCGATCATGGACATTGACGACTTCGATCCGGTCACCATTGGTGAGATGCGGCATCTGTGGAAAACCAACCGCGACCCTATGGTCAGACGCTTGCTATTGGAGGTCCATCGGATGCGTCACACGCAGGACGTGCTCCATGAATTCTGCGACGTCGCACGGCGGGCATTTGGCGAAGCGAAGCTTGGGCGTCTCGCTGCCTTGGAACAGATGCACTACCTCCTCATTCGGGAGAGGCAGCGCGTGGGCGATATCGGGCGGCTGAGGAAGTGAGGACCGGTTCAGAAGTAACAGTGTGGCGGCGCGACGAACGAGACCTGCTCCATGCGCTTTTCGATATCCGACTTCGCATCCCAATTTGCTTTGGCTTGTTCGAGACTGATCGGCCCGCTTGGGTAGAGGTCAGCAAGGAGCGGACACGTGGAGTGTCCGACTTCCTGTTCGATCAGGTAAGCGATCAGATCCGCATCACCCAGACGGCGCCCGAACTCGTCATCAATGATGGCGTCGGGCGCGAGCTTCTCGCAGTAGGCCCGCAATGCGTTTTCGGCTTGTTCGGGCGTGGCGTCTTTGATGCGCATGATATGTCTCGTTCGGTGGGAGAGATTTAAGTATCCCGACGCAGGCTCGGCGCCCGCGTGGATGCTTAGCTCAGCACCGTGAATCCGCAATACGCTTTGTCGCGCACGACGATCGCCGGGTGGCCGTAGCCGTCTCCCGCTGACGTCATGGCTTCGAGCACCATGCGCTCCTCATCCCAGTAGTTCCAGCCCGTGAGCTCGATGGCGCGCTCGCATGCCTCACGCGATTCGAATTCGATGGTCACGGTATGCACCCATTCGAAGTGCGTCACGCCGTCGATGTCCAGGTGAACGCCATTCGCTGCGTCAGCGATTTCGTCGCTTGCGCGCTCGCTGATGTTCGTTGGAAACGGGAACGGATATCCGTTGCGGAGAATGAGTTTCATGGGTGGCCCTTAGCAGGAGGTATCGACTCGAAGTTGGTGTCGCAATATGCGGCGGCATCACCGTCAGCGCGCGGCCCAATGTCGGATGTATCGCTCGCGCGCCGGCGGCGGATACTTCTTGGACAGCCACTCGCTGAACACGGTGTGGTCATTCCAATCCATCTCAAGGCGAAAACGCCCGTTCAACTTGCACCACTCCGCCATCTCATGCCGCACCCAATAGACGTATGGCATGCTCCAAGAGCCGCCGTAACGCTTCGCGTCGGCGATTCGTTGTGCTTCGGGCGTCGTGCCCTGCGCATGGCAGTAGGCGAGATAACGCGGCGGCTGCGCGTCGAATGGACTTTTACTCACCAGACGACCTCGGCGGCCGCCACCTCGGCGCAGTTGATGAAGATGTCGAGCGACAGGATCTGGAGCTTCAACGTCTCCGTCTCACTGATCAGATCCCCAACCGGACCTTCGAACTGAACGCCGCTATTCAGCGTGACGCGCAGTGCGTAGCCATTCCCGTTGTTGGACGGGTCATCCCCGTGCGCAATCGCGCGCTCCACGCAGTCGTAGCCAGCCATCAGTGCTCCTCATTGAATGTGTTATCGATGCGCCCTCATGCGCGCTCGGTTAGTTACGCTTCGTCAATGATGATCGACGTGATTTCGTGGCCCGACAGCTTCTCGCGCGGACTCGTTTCGAAGATCGCTTGGTCTGTGCCGAGGTAGTCATCGAACCGGCTGATCTCGCGCTTGCAATAGGAGCAGTAGTGCGCCCGCATTGGGCGGTTCCACCACTTGACGTCCTCGCCCCGCTCAGCGCATGCCGTGACGTTGCATTTACCGTGCAGTTCACCCTTGGCGGTCTGGTCAATCTCCGGATACAGGTCGCTGCGCGGCACGGATGCGCTCCGACGAAGCGGGCGATTGATGCTGATTCGCTGAAGCGGTGTCATGCGGACCTTCTGCAGAGCGCGTTCTTTTTTCGTGAGGTGCATTACTTCTTCTCTCCGATCAATTCGCCATCGTCGTTGTAGAGCTTGTCGGCACAATTGCCGCACAGCCCGTTCTCGCCTTCCCCGTCATCGCTGGCAGCGCCGCACTGGTCGCAGAAGTTATTCTGCTCGTCCAGGTTGTAGCTATCGAGCGCGAAGTCCTCGAACTCCTCGTCGCTCATTTCTTTCAAGCCAATCCGGCCCTCGACGATCGCCTCGCGGCGCATATCAGCATCGGTCAGCATTGCTGCGTCGATCTTCGCAAGCAGCGCCGTCGTCATCTTTTCCCGTTTTTCTGGCTTCATTGCGGCATCTCCTCGTCCGACATCCACACCCAGGCTTGGACCCAGACGCCGCCCTCGCCTTCCGAGACGAGCGCCTCTTCGTCGATCTCCAGGTTGTCGTCGCTGCGCAGTGCATACGCGGCGCGTGCAGCGGTCAACTGCTCGGGCGTGGCGAAAGTCATCTCGGCAAGTTCCAGCGCCACCTTCTCGATCTCGCCGAGCAGGATGTTGTAGTCGCAGCCTTCGGGCGCCTGCGACTCGGAGCCCGACCCGTCACCAAGCGGATCGTTCAGCGTCGCGTCGTGAGCGCGGGCGGCGACGATCATGTTGCGCACGGCTTCGATGATCTTGATAGCCATTACAGATCCTCCCATTTGCTCGCGCCGACCTTGCGATACTGTGTGGAGGTGCAGCCGGCATCGTTCATCGCCCAGTCTTGCGGAGCGAACGCCTCTTCCTCGCCCACGTTGGTGATATCCCCGCAACGGCCCTCGTAGTAGAGGACGTTATCGTCGTCATACAGGCGGAACTCATACGGCAGCGTGGCGACATACGCTTCTTTCGCAGCACGGCGGTCTGGTGCACCCTTGGGCGGAAGCATCAGCACGGTGGCGCTCATCAACGCGCCGTATCCAACGCGCGTCTTCTCACCGGGCTCGGCGATCAAGTCCTTCGTAATGATCCATTCCATCGCTCTTCTCTCTCGCGCTTATGCGCTTTGTTTCGATGTGTTCATTCTCCCGAGCACGCTGTGGAGCTCGGGAGGATGCGTGCTGTTCAATAGATGCAGCCGTGATACTCGTCAGCCAACTCGCCACGTTGTTCCTTGATGTAGGCGAGTGCCGCTTTGATCGTGCTGAATCCCTGCTCGGTGAAGTGCGCGGAGGCGGCCAGCGCACGATCGTTGTCGAAGCTGCCGCAGGTCACATTCACCACGACGTCGGTGCCGGGAATGGTTTCGTCCCGGCTGTATTCCCCGGCGTTGCAACTAAAGTCGCTCCCGATCCAATCGAACACATCCTTGTTCACCACGGTGATATCCGTGTCGCCGCCCCCTTCGAGGTTGATGAGATAGAGCGGGGTCTTAGCTTTTGCCATGTCTGCACTCCCTGTGTGCGTTATCGATGTCTTCATTTTCCCGAGCATGCGATGGCACGCTCGAGGACCGCTGGGAATGGTTCTCGGCTCGCACGGGCTACCGGGACGTAACGCTCGCCGTCCCAGATTTCGAGGGCCGCTTCCGTGACGTCGTTGCTACTGCGGCGAGCTTCACGCATGGCGTCGTCATGATCTTTTGCGCCGATCATGATCCAGCCGTAGCGGCCCTTGCATCGGTAGCTGAGTAGCCCTTCCGCAGCGAGCGGGCGATCGTGGATAGCCGGCGGGATGCTAGGCAGCAGCGGCAACCAATGCTCGAACCGCTGCCAGAGGCTCGGTCGGCGCGCGATGTTCTTGGCGAGCTCCTCGCGTGTCATCCCGTCCTTCACCAGATCGAGGAAGGTCACGTTGACTTCGCCCGCGCGGCTCACCGCGTCGTAGAACATCTGGACCTGCTGTGCGGCCGTGCTCATGCCGGCTCCTTCTTCATGCCCCGCTTCTCCAGGGTGTCGTCGGTGAGCCCGCGAATCGCAAAGAGGAAGTCCTTCCCATCGCGCGGATCGACGCTCGGCAGCCCGAAAATCCCATCCTTGAGTGTCAGCCCGTTGCGATCGACGGCGCCCTGATTGAACTTCCGCTCGTAGAACACCGTCCGGATGCCCGATGCGACCAGCACGCGGCGCGCGAACTCAGGCAGATCACGGTCGTTCGTGTAACCGAGCTCGTCCTCCATCTTCTTGAGCTTCTTGGCGATCGACGTCATCACCTTCATTGCGGCGGTGAGCTCGGCCATCTCCATCTGATGACCGCCGTCGAGCACCAATTTCACGCCATAAGGCGTGTCGAACTCGCGGCTCACATAGCAGCGCATCACCAGCTCCGACGAAAACAGATAGCTGAAGGAGCCCGTCACAATGCGGCGCAGCGCGATCTTGATTTCGGCAAAGTCATGCTCGGCGCGCGCAAAGGCGTAGGCATACGGCGCATCGTTTTGCAGGGTAGGCACGGTGTTCATCGTTTCGCTCTCGCGTTTGTTGTCGATGTATTGATTTTCCCGAGCGCCCGTAGGCGCTCATGCGGATGCGATTACGCGTTCTCGTTGAAAAGCAGGATCACTTTCTCGGCCAACTCAGGCGATATCCAGCGCATTTCGACGCGGACCTTTTCGCCGGACAGATCGATGTCCATCGAGCGCGAGCCGTCATAAACGTGGATGCGCTCGCGCTTCACTTGCTCTTCCGTTAAGTGCTGACCGGCGATGTCGGCGAGCCGCTTAATGAGCTGCGACTTCTTGTGGATCTCCTTCACGCGTTCGGCGATGCCTTTGTTCGTGGCCGCAAGCGCTTGCAGGTAACCACGCAGCAAGCGGCGCTCGATGTCGCGGACCATTTGTTCAGCCGACTTGCTTTCGGCCATCGAGATCGAGGAGGTGTAGTTGACCGCCTCGAGGTCACGTGCACTCACAAATGTGTTGGCGTTCACAGGCCCATAGTCCGGGCAGTTCGGAAACAGGCAGGTCACGACCAAGCGGCCCTTCGCGTTGTAAGGCGAGAATGCGAGCGACAACTTGGCATTGGGCACACCCGTCTCGGGCAGAAGCAAGCGGAGGCGATTGGGCTGCGGAGATTCGGGGGATTGATGCTCAATGCGACCCTTCATGAGCGCGGCGATTTCTTCAGCGCGCTGCTGATAATTCAGGTTGGACATGGTTGGTCCCGTGATGATTGCGATGTGGTTATTCTCGAAACGGGCGCATGGCGCCCGGTCGGATTAGTCGTTCGGGTAATCGACGTCCATCTGCACCCGGAAGGCACGCGTATCGACGCGCAACGTGAGCTCCATGCCGGGCTCCGCGTTCTTCAGGTGGCGATCAGCGCCCTCCGAGATGCGGTCGAACAGACTGGCCGCCCCGCAACTGTCGCCAAGCCGGCGCTCGGCGGCGCGATAACCCATGCGCATGTAACTCACTGCCGACTCGCGGTCGATCAGCCCATGCAGGTAGCCGTCCTCATGCTCGGAGCGGATCAACGCCAAGCCTTTCGTGACGCAGCGCTGCACCATGTCTTCCGCACCGTCGTAGGCAAGCGGCCGGGTCTTCGGCGCGCGATGCAGCTTTCGACCTTCGCCGTCGAGATACTCGGCTTGCTGCATGAAGTCGCTCGCCATCTGCCAGGCGATATCGGACGCGTGCGGGCGGTGCTCGTAGAACCAGCCGCTCTCGCCGCGCAACCAGACGATCGCGCCGAACGCTTGGAATTCGGACTCGATCGTTCCCGGATCACGGCGTGCGTGTTCAAGGACGTCATGCGCGACACCCAGCCCGGATGAAGGGTCGAAGTGCGGAATCCAGTTCGGGCGCCAGCCCATGAATCCATAGTCTTTGTGTTCGGCACAGGTAAGCGTTCGGACGATCATTGCGGTGCTCATTGGGTCGTTTCGGTGACTAAATTGTCGCTATGAAAGCGAGGCAATGATTAGTCATTGCTTACTATTCCAGTATAGGCACGCCGAACCCTGGCCCTCTGGGTTTCTGCAAGAAGTTGCGCGAACGGTGCAACTTTTTACCGAACTGCCGCACCCGGGCCTACTCGTAGATAGACGATTGACGTTATGGGAAGGGGTAATACGGGAGGGGTGGCACGCTGATACCTGCCACGGCGTTGCACCGTGGGCAACAAAGCGGGCCGAAGCCCGCCCTGCCCGCCTTCATTCGGCCGCCGACGTTTCTTCGACCTTCGTTTCCTCGACGACGGTTGTCGCAGCCGGACCGGCTGCCGGCTTCACCATTTCGTTCGCCATCGCCAGGAACAGCGAGCTAGGGTTCGGCACGAACTCGCCCTTGCCCGACTGGACGATCATCTTCGTCTTCTCCATGACAGTCACGGTGTTGCGGCCCATCGCACGCGCTGCGCTCGGGGAATACGGCTTCGACAGCAAATTCTTGTGAAGATTGCCATTGTCGCCCGTCTGGATCTTCCCGTCTGCGGCGAGCACATCAAGCGCGCGCTTAAGGATTTCGTTCGGCTTCCCGGTCTTGCCCGACAACCAGTCGATGAGGAGCGACGCGCGGTTCTTGACCTTCTCTGCCATACCGTCGATCACGGCGAGCGTTTCATCTTGCTTGGCCTTCAGCGCATCGCCCTCGAGTGCGGCGTCATCGAGCTCCAGCACGAGGTAGTCTCCCAACTGCGCACCCAGACGCGCCTTGATGCGGTCGGTCTTGTTGGCGTAGTGCACACGCGGCGTGCGTTCCTTCTTCGGCGCGGTGCCTGCTTCATCGCCCGCAGCGGGTTCCGCATTCTCGACCGTGCTCGACTGGATCAGCGCTTCTTCAGCAAGCAGGCGCTCAGCTTCGAGTTCATGGGCGCTGGCACCTTCGAGCGGCGCTGCGTCAGCGGGCGTCAGTGCATATGCTTCGGCGACTTCGAGGCCAGCAACCGCGGCTTCGACTTCATGCGTCTGAGGCTCGGCGTGCTGTTCGATCACGACCACCGGCGCGGCGCTGACGTCGAGCGATTCGACAACGGACTGCTCGATGATGTCATCGCTCGGCGCAGCGTTCGTTTGCTCGACCAGCTCCAGCCCGGCGGACTCTTCGCTCGGATCGTTGAGAACGTTCAGCAGTGCAGCGAGCTCCGGGTCCATCGGTGCTGCAGCGGCAGTGCCCGCGCCCAACATGTTCACTTCGACCGTTGCGGCGATGACTTTCTTCGAGGCGCGGCGGGGCTTGTTCGTGACTTGCATTTCGGGTTCTCCCTGAGTGAGTGGTAACGCGTTCGTTCGCGTCAGAATCAATTTTGCAGACAGGGATGAGGCGCGTATCGCGTGGGTCAGGATGCTTTCTGACCCTTCCCTGCTGCGTCGTTGCGTTGCATCGACAATTGAAATTCTATTGACCACTTAGTGGCGCTGAGCCTGCGCTCTTGGATGCTTTCTCGCTATATGGGAGTGCGCGCGCATGCGATTGATTAAATTATTCTGGAGGGGAAAGCGATATATTGAGCACCTTTTAACAGGAGACAAAAAATGGCACTGAAGCACACCCCGCAAGAATGCGCCGAAGAGATGATCCGTCGTTGCAAGTCGAAGTTTAACTGGGTGGCCGGCATGCGCCTTGCAGCAAACAGCGTCTTGTCGCAGTGGCATGACGCTGATGGAGAATTCGGCGATGAGGAGTTCGATGCAGCCTTGAAATACGCGGAAGCAAACGATTTATTCACAGTCCAGCAAGATTCGATACCAAAAAACTTCATTCTCACGGACAGAGGCGCGGCGATAGAATAAAAAATGGGCACCCGAAGGTGCCCCAATTTTTACCACGCTGTGCCGTTCTGAGAAACGGCAATTCATCCTACCAGCTTCCCGCCAGCGGGTCCGAACTATCGCTATCATCGCTTGGCGCATTGGCTTTGCTCTCGCCACGTGCCCGCGCCTTCGCTCTTTCGTAAAGGGCATCGCCGACATTGGATCGCACCGTCTCGCTCTCATCCGGCATTTGCAGACGCACGTAGGCATTGACCGATGAGGACGACCTGATACGCGCCTGGCGGTCCAGCCATTCGATGTAGCCGTCGATCATCGCCCTGGCCACTTCGTCGCATTAGGTCATCAGTTGGCACTGCCCTGTTTGACAATTTCCCCTCTGCTTACGTCGACAACATGCCACCAGTCATAGACGTGGAAGAAGTCAGATAGCGGATCGTCGCTGTGGTTCGTGCCATCGCAAAGCATTACGCCCCGCCGGACCGCATCATCACACTGATCGAACGAGTCCGACAGGTCGTGCCACCCGCCTAACGCGGTGACGTCCATACCAACAAATAGCAGGAACTTCTTCATCACCAACTCCCTGCCAGGTCCGCGATGTCCTTATCCATACCGCGCGTGTCGGGCACATCGGGCGACGGAGGAACGAGCACGTTGCCCTTCTCGACAAACTGGCGACCGGTCTCGCCCGTGCTGGACGGCAGCCATTCGCAGCCGGCGTAACGCACGAGCAAGTCCTCGTAGGCGTCGATGCACTCCTGCTCGGTGCGAAACTCACGCGTGACTTGCGGATCAATCGAGCGGCGCGATGCACCAAGCGGCCGCCCCTCGCCGTCAGTGGTGACGATGTTCTCCACGTTCAACCGGTAGAGCTTCCAGTGCTTGCGGGGAATGGTCTTAACGTTCTTGGCGAGGCCCAGCCACTCACACGACGCGTGGATCTTCTCGTTCTCGAACTGCCGGAAATATCGATATTCGTGATTTGCCTGGAGCTCTTCCCAAGTGGGGCCCGGAATGGTCACGCCATTGCGGTTGACGAATTGCATGTTCAACTCCTTTTTTCGAGGCGCGGCAAACTTCCCGCAGTGTCCGGGATCTTCCCGGTTGTCATTTACCAGGACCGTCCCGGTTGGAGCAAATTTCATAGACAGTGATGGGAAGCCAAGTCGCCCCCGCTCCTAATAGGAGCGACATCACGACATCGTAGTCGCCGGCCCCATCCAAAAAATCGTAGATAACGGCGGATGCTCCGAACCAGACGAGAACTACCACCGACGCGTAAGCCTTGTTCATGTCACAGCCTTTAGAGTCTGGTGGCGAATGTTAATGCCACTCCTGTCTCATTTGCCTGTTCAACGATTTCCGCACCGTGGATGACATGCGTCTCGCGACTAACAGCGATGAACCCCTCAAGATTCGAACGCCTTGACGCGATTCTCTCAAAGGCTCTGCCGCCGCAATTTAATAGGCGCATACTGAAATTTCCTTAAATAGGAGGATTCATGCATTTTAAATACGACTCGTTCAACGTCGAGTGCTGCGTATCCCAAACTGCCGGTGGCTTTTTAGGACAAGCGACAATCTCGCGGCCCGCATCTGTTGGCCTGGAAGCGAGCGGAACCAAGTCGGGCTACCTTCGTTCTTTTGATACAGAAGCGCTTGCTCTCGGATTCGCGCGCTTTTGGGCCGAGAAATGGTGCGATAGTCATTAAACTAAGAGGAACCCTAATGTCTGCGTTTACAACACATTTACGCGCTGCGCCATGGTAGGATTATTGCAATAACCGAGACGACATCGATGGCGCAAACGCATAGTGAGACTTATCGAGCATTCGATATTAACGTCGATGTCGCAGATACGGACGGTGAACCCCCGATGGTCATGCGATTGACGATCGGTATAAAAGGGCAAAACAGACAGACACCGATCCCGCCCGATGCCTTGAGATCTGTCGACTGCGCAACCGCGGAGCGAGTGATCGAGCAAGCACTTAAGCAGGCTCGCCGCACGATTGACCGATTGCTTGACGCCAATAGAAGGATTGATGGGGAAAGGCCTGAGATGGAGGCAAGCTCCATCATTGCCTCGAAGTCTTTACTCGCACGTCCCTCCTTCCGCAGCCCGACCTAGACCAGTCTGCGACATCATTTCGTCGACCGACACGTCCTCGCTCTTCACACCACCGAGCAACCCGAAGACGGGCAACTTCACGACGAGCACGAGCGTTGCCCACACACGCACGAGGGCCGTGCGCGGGCGGTAGCAACTGGGCACGATGAAGCTGAACAGCAGGATCTCAGGCAGCGTGAGCGCCGACCAGATCGTTCCCAGCCACACGCTGTTCAGGTAGCTCTTGTTCCGCCCAAGGCGGAATTGATGAAAGCTCGGGGTCCAGGACATACGATTCCCACTCCTTTTGATTGAAGGCGAAAGTGCGCCGGTTTTGTTGATCCTGCTTGCGGATCACCTGCTTCTGCGCACGCTTTTCGGCGCGCTGCTCGGGCGACTTGACTGGCTTCGGCGGCGTTGGCACCTCACTAAGCAAAGGCATGCGCTCAGTGCGCGCCCGGTCCCGCGCGGCGTGCATTCCCCGTTTTGCGACCGCATCACACGCGTTATTGACCCATAGGCGGGGCTCGGCCCCGTTCGTATGGCCCTTGACGTGCTTGAACCGGATCGTCGCGCCCTTAAGCTTTAAAAGCGTTTGCAGCCCTTCGACCAGAATTTTCTCGTCGTTCATCAGGACACGCTTACCCTCGAATGCCAGGATCGCCGCGGTGCAGTCGGTTTGCGCGAGGATTGCGTCGCCCGGGAAAGCGACACCGTGAACGAACGCCATGTGCACGCCGTTCATCAGCGCCATCATCTCGGCGACGTTGTTGTTGCGCGAGAGCGATTTAAACGGGCCACCACCGCTCTGGCGCTTGCGTTGTGACACTGCCCAGTAACCGAACCCGCCGGCGCGCGTGCCGTGGTCATACGATGCGTCAGCGATCACGGTCACGAGCATGGCTGACCCTCGAAAAGCTGCCAGCTGTGGACCACCACGTTTTCGAAGTTCCCGCGCTCTTTGAGCAGCGCGATGATCTCCCGGACGTCCTCGAAGCCGTAAATCGGCTTCTCCCGCTCGATCTCGGTGCAGGCGACGCCCTGCGTGCTCTGCCCGTCCGCACGCCAGTAGGTGTAACAGAGGAAGTAACGGCGCATCGGTCCTCCTATTGCGCAGCTATCTCTGCGCAGACCAGACCGATGGCGACTGCCAGGGTCGGATTGTCGGCAACCTTCGCGCGCAGCTCGGCGGCGTAGTCACGGATCTGCTTTTGCTGTTCGGGTTCCATCTGGGCGATTACACCGTGAAGCATCGTTACAACGATTTCGTCCTGAGTCATGCTGCCCTCGCTTTTCGTATTGGGGTGATCGACATTTGCTGTGTGCCACCTTCCCACCGCTCGTAGACCTTCATGTGCGCTTCAGCAGCCTCGAGCGGCGTCTTGCCCGTCACGCGGTCGGCACCCGTGGGTTGACTGCCCCAGCACCAGAAGTAATAGAGCCCGTCCTGAGTCTTGTGATCGACGAGGCCCGTCATCCGGCGACCACGGATGATCTGCACCGCAGTCCATTCCTCCTGAGATAACTTGACCTTCAGCAAGTCGGATTTCACACGCGGCAGTTGCTTGTGCTTCAGGTCAACCGTAAGCCCTTCCATCGTCCGGATCGGCGCCTTCGAGAACAGATCGGCCTCATCCTCATTGACCTGGACTTCGGCGTTTTGAGCGATCAAAGCATTTGCAATGAGGCGCGCGACGCTGTGTGCGCCCGACCCCGCCTTACCCTCCACGATCACCTTCACTTTTGCTTTGCTCATCCTTGCTCCATCATTTCGAGCGCCTTGTTGCGCATGTTCCATGCGTCGATTGGCTTCATGGTTCGGGGCTCGGTAAAACGCATCTCCCCGCCCTTCTCAAGATAAACATGGGACGTCGGCACGGTATCGGCGAACTGCACGAGTCCAAGCAGCACTTGCTCGCGCGGCACGGCCAGGGTGTGGATCGTCTTTGTGTCGCACCAGTAGGACGGGTTGAGGTGGCTACGGTGATCGACCGACTGGATCAAACGAATGTGCGCCTGCAGCCCGCCAATGCGCGTCTTCGCCTCCGGCACATAGGTGAAGCGCTCGACCTCTTCGGCGTTGTGGTCAGTCGCGCCGCACTCTTCGAACTGCATGTGCCCGAGCTTGCCAGCGAGGACCGTGCTCTCGAATGCATAGCGGTGCGTATGCGGGATGACGAGATCGTCGCCAGCGGGCGCGTTGATGTGCTTCGGGTCGATGAAATACAGCTTGACCGTGAGCTTGTCCGAGCGGTGCAGGCACAAGTAGTCCATGCCGACAACGTGGTGGTCGAAGCACGAATGCTCGGCGACTGTCTGCGGGTTCAGGTCGAGTAGGAGTTGCTTGATTTCGTGGCGCTTCATGCCGTATCTCCGTGAGCGATTTGAATCGAGTAGCCCGGCCACCCGCTCGATTGGTTGTGCCATTCGCCGGCAATCCGACCATCAGGGAAAGCCGCGAGCGTTGCTGCCTTCATCTCAGCGATTTCGTCATCGTTGAATTGCTCCGCAGCCGGCTTCGCATAGAGCCACGTCTTGCTTGGCCGAGTAACATGCCCGCCAAACTCCCGCGCGGCTGACGCGCCGGGAATTGCTGCGAGGTCCGCTGCGAACTTGTCGACAAGCGCGGAATAGGCTTCGACGAACGCTTTCGCGGCGTCGGTAGGGACTACCTTCGGCACTTTGAAGCAAACGATGTGTTTGCCCGGCACGAGAATGTCTATCGTTCGATCGAACGCCGGGTGGTCCACCTTGATCGCGCTCATGTCGGCACCTTTTCAGTGGTGATGATGGAGAAGCCGTAATCGCACTCTTCGTGGCCGCTTTCGTAATCGGTGCTGCACTCGGTGAAGAAGGCGAGCTTTGCGCGGTAGAGCCCGGCGGTCTGGAGCTCAATGCACTCGGAGACGCGAAAAAGCTCATCAGACACAACGCCAATCGTCCCGTAGTCAGACATGACCTCCTGAACGCAGTCGGGCGGGTTGAGCCACCACACGCGTTGGCCGTCGTCGCCCGCGTCCTCGGGCAGCACCGCGAAGAACGCGATGAACTCCTTACCGCTGTGCGGCCACGGTCGGCAGGCATCAGGTGCGCCGGAGCGCGCGAATTCCAGATCGAAGTTGAAGTCGCTCATGCTGCCTCCAGAATGAGGGGAACAGGCTGCACGATCGCGGGTCCGAAGAACCCTTGCGCGCGGGCAGCGAAGTAGGCTTTCATGTTCACGTCAATGTCGTATTCGGCGCCGTGCGCTTTGGATGGGTCGTAGTCGATTCCGCACGCAAAACACAACTCGCCAAGATTGGGCAGCTTGCCCAGCGGCGTGGCCCAGCGGCCCTCCTCCATCGTGTCGATGAGCTCGATCTCCGGCACCGACATACCAATGCGCTGGAACTCGCCCGCGAGGAATGGCCAGTCGAAGCCGCGCACGTTGTGCCCCGCCATGAACCGGGCAGCGGTCAGCACACGGTGAACGTTCGGCGCGACCTGTTCCCACGTCGGCTCGTGCGCGAGCATGTCGAACGTGATCCCGTGCACCGCTTGCGCCGCCGGGTCGATCGGACGCTGGGGATTGATGCGCTGGACGTATTTGCCCAGGAACTTTGCGGACTCGAGCTCGAACAGGAGCGCACCGACTTCGATGATGCGATGCCCTGCCGTCTGGTCGAGCCCGGTCGTCTCTATGTCCACGCCGCTGATAATGGTCATGCTTCCCTCGAATGATTACTAATCTGTTACTAATTATAGTCACCGCAACATGGACCGGGTTTACATACTGTTGTTTGTGTCTCGCGAAGCAACCAGCTAGGATTGCCGCTCTTTAACTGCAATGAGGTGCCACATGGCACAAGACCTACAACTCCGCGTGCCCTTCGATCCGGGCTACACAGCCCGTCTCGGGACAGCTATCTATCTATTCGCCTATTACGAGTGGACCATCATCTACATCATCGACTACCTGCAGCCCGGTTTTGTATCGACCTATTCGCGGGGCAAGCCGATCACGTCGGGCAAAGTTGCCGAGCGTCTGGAGAGCGTTATTAACGACCAGCAGACGAGTTTCCAATTTGTCTCGAAAGACGAACTGACTGCGGTCCACGCGTCCTTCACGGCTCTCGTCGAGCAGCGAAACGCCCTGATCCACGCTCACCCCTCTACTGACACAAACGGCGATCAGATCCTGAACTATCAAGGGCGCACAACAAGACCCGTTGTCGAAGACAAACCAAAACCCATCAGCGATATGAAGTGGCCCGTCGACGAGATCACGCGCTTCACCGTTGACGTGGACGAGGCCGCGTGTGAAGCGGGTGACGTGCTCGACAAACTGCGCTAAATCGGATCGACCATTGAGGAATCGAGCAGGAAGAAGTCGATCAGCGGCTGATCGACCTCGATCATCCAGATCGGCTCGGAACCCGTTCCGGCGTTGATGTTCTCGACGTCCGTGATCCTCATGTTTTGTGATTGCTTGATGGCTTCCCTAGAGCGTAGCCACAAGCGGTCGTATCCTGTGTTGTTCAGGCAGACGCGCTGCCCTATTGTGGGCTTGGTGTTCATTCGCCCTCCACGAACTGGATCGTGTTCACGTCATCCAGCTTCGCCCAGAAGCGCGCGCTCTTCTTCACCAGCCGGCCGTTGATCGTGATGGGCACCTGCTTCGCTTTCAGCCAGAACGTCACGCTATCGAAGTGGGCGGCGCCCTTGCGAATGAAGATGCGATCGATTGTGAGGAGCGCGCCGGCGGGCAGCGTCAAAGGATGCTGAAGGTCGCCGCTCAGATACCGATCAGCAAATGTCGGTATCGAGCCATCAGCCAGGCGCCACTTTGACTTTGCTATTGCCTCTTGACGCGTGGCGCTCGGCCCGCTCCAGAAGTCCGGCAGCAGCCGGTATGCGTGCGTAATGCCGACCGCCTCGATCAGCGGGGAATTCCGGTGCTCTTCGAACAGCCGGAACGTCCAATCCTCCGCAAGAGTCAGCGCGGCGCCAAGGTGGGGAATGTGGAGCGCTGTCATATCAGGCGCCCCTGACGTCCAGCAGCAGGCCCTCGCCAACCTTTGGGTCGAACGGCTCGTTGTATGCCTGGAACAAACGTAGCACGCGGCGCTTCCACAACTGTTTGTCAGACAGCGCAACACGGACGTGTTTCGGGAGCTCGTTGTCCGCATAGCCGGACCCGGCCGCCTCGAACAAATCACCCTCACGGTAATTGAGGTGGAAAAACTCTCGCAGTGCGGCGAAGCTGGTTAATCCCTTGAATTCTGGTGCGCCACCCATGCTGTTCGTCAGCCCGAATCCATTCATCTTTGGGTGCATTGCGAGCCAACCCGCAGCACATGCAATCGTGCCGCACGATTTGTTTTTGCCGCGTTGTGACACCCACATATCGAGATCGAATGCCTTCTTCGGAATCCCGTCGATGATGGCGAACGCGTCGCGCAGACGCTCGAAATTAGGACGCATGCTGCACCTCGGCGAGTTGCTCTTTCAACTGACCATGATCGGACAGAAAGGTCCGCACGCGCTCGAGGAATATCTCACGATGTGTGTGGACAGGTTCAAGGTAAGCACCTTTGAAGAGGTGTTGCGCATCGCTATTTGTTAGCGAAAACACTTGTGCGAGTGCGTCCCAGCCGGAGTGAACACTTTGGTCCAAAACGATGTTTTCCCCACCCTTGTCGTATCTCAGGCCGAGCGCCTTGAACTGCGGGTGCAGCGAGAGCCAACCGGCGGCGCAGGCAATCGTCCCGCATGTGGCACCGCGATCGGTTCTGCGCCAGCTATTAAGGTTGACGTTCTCGTCCGGGATGCCGTCGATGATCGCGTAGGCGTCTTTAAGCAATTCAAAATTTGGTGTCGGCATGATGTGCTCGCGATGATGGTTGTCGTGCAACCGATTGAGTCATTCTCCCGACCGCGCATCGGCGGTCGGGTGGATACATCGGGTGTTACGCGGCAGCGAGCGATGCGACTGCCTCCGCCGGCTCGGCCGACTTCGCGCGCTTCGGGAGGATCTCGCGCAGTGCGTCCGCGTTTTCGATGATGAAGAGCGCGACGTCGCCGACCGTGGCCGCGTCGAGATAGCGCTGCGAGTCCGGGCTGTGCTGGAACTGACCAGCAACGAGCTCTTCGATCTTGGCTTGACGGGCCAGCGCCGCCTGGTGCTTGGTGGCGTCTTCCTTCTTGTCGAAGGTTTTGCCATCGGTGGTCTGGTAGGAGGCGACAACGATGCGCTTCAGTGCGGCGGTCATGAGTGGTAGATCCTTATAGGTAACGAAAAAGGGGTTCCCCGCTGGCGGGGATCTTTAGGTTTTGAGGCTTTACAGCTTCACGCGGCCGGTTTCGGCGAGCGTGTCAGCCAGCTGCAGCGTGGACATCTCGATGAGCAGCACGGCGCGGTTGCGGGCCGGGTCTTGCTTGCGCAGGTTGCCGGGTGCAGCGTCGTTCACACGCTCAATCTCGGAAACGAGCTCTTCGCGCAGCTTCAGCAGCGTGCCGGCGCTCGCCAGCGCCGCGTGCGGCTTGAACAGACACGAGATGCTGTCCGTTTCCAGCACGCCGGGAATGTATTCAACGATGTTGCCGGGGAAGTTCGCGCTCTCGAAGAGGACTACCCCACCGCCCTTGCGGGACTGCGCGAAGATCGCCTGTTTCTGGTCGTCGCTCTTGTTCTGCAACTCGCCCAGGATCGTGTAGAGCAAGTCTTCATCGCGCACGATCTGGATTTCGTTTGCGCGTTTCACGAGATTGGCGACGTCGAGTCGAATGGCTGAAATGGTGCTCATGGTCCCTCAAATGTTGTTAATAAGTCACGGGTTACTATTTAGTATAGTCACGCAAAAAGCTCGGAATCACACTTCTTGCGCACCCGGCATGTCGCGGAAACGTTTCGTGGTTTTGAGGAAGTGAACGAGCGCGGACGCGGCCGAGTCGTCTTCCATCTTTGTCTTCTGGACAACTGCGGGCGAACCCGGCTTTTTGAGTGCCGTCTCGATCGTGGTGGTGCCCACTTCCCACGACACCACAGCGGTGACTTCGCCGAGAATGAACGCGGCGCGTCGTTTCTCCGTGAGGCCACCCGGAAACTCTTTCTGGGACGCGGTGATGATCTCCATCGACTCCCGGCTCACGAGCCCCGCTACGCCGCCCCAGAGCCCTTGCAAAGCCTGGTGGTAGCCATACGAGGTGATCTTCCCGGCGCGTGCGGCCAGATAGACACGCTCGATCTCTTCGGCGACCTTGCGCTCGAGCTCCTCACGCATGCTCGGGGGTTCGCTTTCCAGCGCCTGAAGCGCGTCGAGTTGTTCGGGTGTCATGCTGCGACGAGAACTAAGCCGCCCGTTGCTTTCGCGGGCTTTATAACGCCGACCTTGATGCCGGCGTTACGAAGTGCTGCGTTCAGGTCACCGACTGGCAGAGCGGGCAGCATTGCCTTCGGCGCGGTAAGGTCAGCCGGCAGGAACGCTTCGACCTCGGGCCACATCTCGATCAGCTTCTTGAGCGATGTCGTCGAATAGACCGTGCGCTTGAGGCTCGTCTTCAGCTCGCCGAGTTTGTTGTCCAGGTTGGATTTCGCTTCCATGATTGCCCGGTATTCCGCGTGCAATGCATCGTCATTGACGTTCAGATAGTTGCCGCGCCCTGGAAAAGGCACCGCGCGTGAAAGGTCCGTCTCATATACGGTGTCGCGGTTATAACCGGTCACGGGGTCTTTAAAGTAAATCTTCGTTACGTTGGACAGGTTCAGGAAATCGTCCGGCGCCAAGCGCGCTTGCTTTTCCTGTGCCGCGGTTACGACGAAGCGGTAGCACTGGTCGGCGAGTTTGACCATGCGCTTCTTGTGCGCCTGCGTTTCCTTATCGAATGCGCCACGCAAGGCGTTTTCGATGATACGGTCGCGGGCATGATTGCTCAGCTTTACGTTTGTCGTCATGGTGACGTCCTGTATGTAATTGAATTTAAAGAGAGAACCGACACCTTGAAGTGTAGTTCTCTCTTATCGGCAATAGTCAGCGATGACTTATTTTATCCTACGGATTTAATGCAGCACAAGCCCTGCTTCGTGCGCCGCTGCCATCGACGCCACATGGCGTGACGCAGACCGGCTCGCCGCTTGCCCGACCGCCGCCACTCGAAGATCCAGGTCAATGCAGGCACGAGGAATCTTGTAGTGGTCGCACTCGAGCGGCTCGGCTGCCATCAAGCCCAGCATCAGGGCGTTCAAGTGCTCGATGTAGGCAGGGTTGGCCGGAGCCTTCCCTTCCGCCTCGACCAGCGGAATACCGGGCTGGACCAGGACCAGCGTGGTGAAATGCTGGTTCACACACGCGTAGCACTCGGCGATGTAGCTATCCAGACCGGCCGCGAGCGCAAGCGGGACGTTTTCGCGCGTCACGTCAGCGAGCGTATAGCCCAGCAAGTCGATCGGCGTGCGATCAGTAATGAACCGCACCCCTGCCTTCTCGTAGAGCGCATTGCAGTCACGCAGAATCTCGCGCTGGATCTTGAGCCGCGTCGCGAAGTCGTAGTCCTTCTTCGGGTCGAAACCGAGTCGCGCGAACGTTGCGGAAGCCCCGGTTTGCACATACCGTGTGCCGGTAGCTTCTGCGAACGCCTTTGCGAGCGTGCTCTTTCCCGTTCGGTGGGGTCCGCAGAGGCCAAGCATCAGGCAGCCTTGCGCTCGCTGGACGCGCCGTCTTCCAACAGACCACGCTCGGCGGCCGTGTCACGCTGGACGGCAGCGTTCGGATCGAATGCACCCTTCTTGTAGCGGCCGTTCCTCTTGTCCTGCAGCTTCTTGATATTCGTGAAGTTGCACTGCTCGCGGGTGAAGCCGAGCTCATCGAGCGCCACTTCCGCATACCAGCCCGGGCCATCGCCCAGTTCTTCCAGCAGGTTCACCTTGTCGAGCGGGCCGCCGAACAGCGTCGGCATCAGCGCTTCGATGAACTCGCCCGATTCGGTCTGCAAGCCGAGGGCCGCGTGCAACAGGCGAACGTTCAGCGCATCCAGGGAAATGTTTTGACGGCTCTCCTGCGCCACATTCGGGTAGAAGTCGGCATCGCGCGGGTCGCGATAGCGACCGCTGCCGACCGGGAACGCGATGTCATTCGAGAGCTTGGCGATCGTTTCCAGTGCGCCCATGGCGATTTTCTGGTCGATATCCTTGCCGTAGTAGATCGCCCGCTTGACCTGATCCAGCACCTTGCTCGTCTCGATCGCCAGCTGCAACGCCAGCGCGAGCGTCATGGGTCCGAAGTTGATCGATTTCGGTTTCGATTCCGTTTCGAGAACCGCGCGAGCGTAGGTCGTTGAATCCATCGTGTTTGCTACTTTCGTCATGAAAACTCCTCGTTAAGACTGCTGTATATAGGTCACTGCTTACTATTTATTATAGTCAGGCAGCTTGCTTGTTACGCGCGAACTGCGAACGGCGCTTCTTCAGGCCGATAGGTGTCGAAGTAGAACGTCGGCGCGGACTTCTTTGCGCGGGCGATGCGAATCTCCACGTCACCGCGATACTGGTGCCAGCCCTTGAAGTTCTTGTGCTGCTCGTCGCCGCGCGCGAGCGGTGCCGCGATGTGTTCGGTCGGGCTCGCGTGCAGCGGCTCTGCGCCGACCAGACGTTCGTAGAGCTCCAGGTCCTTCTCCGGACGCGGCTCTGCCCCGTCATGGGTGAGATACGACACGCGGGCGTTACGGGCCGTCGAGAGGGCCTGCAACACGTCCACGCGATAGCGCTTGCGCTCGCTGTCGAGCACATACGGCAAGTGCCAGCTGTTGGGGTCGCCCCGGTCGTTATTGCGCTTGATCGGCGTGGACTTGGCCAACGCCGCCTTCATGGTCCGTGCGAGGTCCGCGATCTCAGGCTGGGCGTCGGCGTGATCGCGAAGCGCGAAGAAGTTGTCCCATTCCGTTGCTGTGACGATCACGCTGATGTATTGGAACGGCTCGAGCAACCGATTAACCACCTGCTTGTGGTAGCCGGCCTTCATGTAGGCTTCAGCGACGTCGGCCGCGCGATACGCAGCTTGACGCCACGCCTCTTGCGGGGTGTATTCAACCGCGCCGAGCAGATGCAGCGGCTGGTCCGATGGGTTGTCGAACTGCTCATACTCTTCCAGCACGACGCGCTCGGAAGCTTCTGCCTGTGCCTGCATGCCAGGCTGGTTTGCGCCCCAATGAATCGGGCCGGCCGGGTCATTCCGGACCTGCTCGATCATCTTGGCAACCGGGATAGCCCGGGACGAGCTGGCGTTGCGCGAGAGCTCGGTGGCACTCATGATGCTCTCGTCCTGTGTGAGCGCGTATTCCTCGCCACCCAGCGAGATGATGCGGTGGGTTTTTGCTTCGGCATGGATCGCACGCCAGTAGCGCAGCTCCAACGTGCTAATCCGCGCCTTGTTATTGGGCAAATTTGCGATGCTGTCGGCGATCACGCGCACGCGACAGCCCTTTCCGTTCAGTTCGATCATGGGTTCTCCTCGTAAAAAGACGTCATTGAGGCCGCTGCCGGGAACGATCCGGCGCCATCGCAGATATACGATGCCGGTCACAAGGACCGCGGGAGAGCGTAGGTTCAGCTTCTACGTGTTCACCGTCTGCGTTTGCTAGGCCCGCCCAGCTACTACCCTTTCATTTGTGCGCGTTTATCCGGTCACGCGGGCACTACCGGGGATTTGCTTGCGGCGCGGCTTCAATGACTTCTCTGATTCAGTCGGGCGCGATGCCCGACCTCAAATCTCAACACCGACTCATGGCGCGACTAATGCGCTGGTCGATACACGTATGTGTTGGCGCGCGGCACCGGGACCATCGGTGCCGACTGCGTGACGGGCACGTGCGGCGGGATCACGACCGACGCTGCTACGGCGTCATTCCGGTATGAGCCGGTCACCACCGTGGCGAACACCGTCAGCACGGCCACGCCCAAAAGGCACAGCAGGTTCCTCTTCATCGTTGCTCCCTCAGATAACGCCCGGTCGAAATCGGGCGGTTAAGTCATAGTATAGTCACTCGTTACTATTACTTAACGTCCAATTAATCCCAGTCGTCGAGCGTGCCCACCGCGTAGTCACCGACCTTGGCTTCGAAGAAGTTAGCCTCCTCCCCTTCCGAGAACGGTTTGAACCACGGCACCGGCGACTTCACGCCCGGGTAAAGCACCGGCAACCCGATCTCGACGGCGCGTTCGTTCGCAGTCGCCTGCAGGAATCCCGTGACGATCGGCGCTGTGAGCCCCAGCATGCCCTTGCTGACGATGTAGCCACCCCACTTCGACTCGAGGTCCACCGCATCGCGCAGCAGGAATTCGGCGTCGCGATAGAACTGCGCGTCGTAGAGCTCCGGGCGCTCTGCCTTGTTCGTCTCGTGCATCTTCTTGAACAGGTCCAGATGCGTGCGCTCGTCGCGATGGATCAGCTTCACGCTGTCGGCCGAGCCGGTCATCTTCCCGTTGCGCGCAAGCGCATAGAACACCAGGAACGCGCTGTAGAAATAGATGCCCTCAAGGGCGATGTTGGCGACGATCGAGCGGGCGAACTGCGCGGGCGTCTTGTCACCCGCAAGAATGCGCGACTGGGCAAGGATGTGCTCGTTCTTTGCTGCGAGCATTCCGTCTTGCTCGAACCGCATGTAGACGGCCATCGGGTCCGCGGATACTGTCTCGACCATTTCGCTATAGGCATCGACGTGCAGCGCCTCCTCATACATCTGGCGCTTAATGCACATCTCGACTTCCGGCGAGGTAATGCACGCCTCGATATTGGACAGGCTGTGCAGCTGAATGCCGTCGAGGTTCGATGCGAACGAGAGCGCGCTGTCGTAGGCGAAGCGCTCGCCGTCCGTCAGGCGGGTGCGGTAGCACGGGCCGTCTTCGGTCAGGTCCGTCTCGTGCAAGTCCCAGTTGTTGCTCTTCATGCGCTTCCACATGTCGCGCGCCCACTTGTGCTTCGCGGGAGAGATCGCCATCAGGTCGCTGCGTGGGCCGAACGCGAGTCGGCGGTCGTTGATAATCTGCGCGTAGTTCGTCATTACGATGCCTCGGGTGTCAATGCGAGTGTTTGGTTCATGGCGGTGAGCGCCTCGTGTGCGCGCTGCCCGTGGTCGAAGCCCTGATTGGCATAGAACCGCAAGGTCTGACCGACTAGCGAGTGGGCAAAGCCGAACTGCGCGACGCTCTGCTCAATCGCGGCCTGTGTTGCGGCAGGCACTTCGGGCAAGGGTTCGGGCGCAGCCTTCTTCGCGGCGCGGCGTGCTGCAAGATCAATGATGGTCATAAGGGTTAAAAGGGCCGGTTGCCCGGCCCCTCCTAGTTGGTTACTGGCACGACTCGCATTCGGGGTTGTCGATGGAGCACATGTTCACTTCCGCCTCCATCACGTCACCCGCCGGAGCCGCTTCCGTCGTCACGGGCGCTTCCTCAGTCGTGGAGGTGACCGACTCGGTGCGCAGGTAGTAGGTCGTTTTCAGACCGCGCTTCCATGCCTCGATGTAAATCTGCGAGAGCACCTTGCCCTTCGTGCCGGCCTTGATCCAGATGTTGGTGGACTGGGCCTGGTCGATCCACTTCTGCCGTCGCTCTGCGGCCTTGATGATCCACATCGGGTCGATTTCGAAGGCGGTCTTCACCTTCTGACCCGGTTTGGCGTAGCGCAGCGCAGGTGCGATGACCAGGAACTTGCCACCCATGTTCTTCTTCGAGTGGAAGAGCTCGAAGTTCGGCTCGACACACGGCGACACCCCGATGATGTTGCTGATCGTCGCGGTCGGAGCAATCGCCATCGTGTTGCTGTTGCGCATGCCGAACTGCATGACGCGCTCGCGGGTTTCGCTCCAGTCAAGGCTCGACGACTGGTCGCGGGCCGTGTCGATCGGCAAAATGCCCTGCGACCACTTCGAGCCTTCAAACGTGCTGTAGGCGCCGCGCTCGATGGCCAGGTCCACCGAAGCATTGATCGCCTCAAACGACAGGTGCTCCAGCAGGGTGTCGTTCAGTTCAACGCATTCGTCCGACTCCCAGTCGATGCCGCGCTGAGCGAGCAGATCCGACAGGCCCATCAGCCCCAGCCCGACCGGGCGGTGCCGCATGTTCGCGGTCTTCGCCCGATCGCTTGGGTAGAAGTTGATGTCGATCACGTTGTCCAGCATGCGCATCGCGGTTTTGATGACGCGCTTGAACCGCGTCGGCTCGTCGAACGGGTTCACTTCGGCGACGTTGACCGAGCCGAGGTTGCACACGAACGTCTCGTCTTCCGAGTTGTTCAGGGCGATCTCCGTGCACAGGTTCGAGTTGTGGATGACCCCGCAATGGCTTTGCGGATTGCGCCGGTTCATCTCGTCCTTGAACGTGATCCACGGGTTGCCCGTTTCGAACAGCGCGGTCAGCATCTTGCGCCAGAGCTCGACAGCCGGAATCTCGCCCACATATGCGCCGGCCGCCTCCAGCTCCTCGTAGCGCTGCTTGAACGCGTCGCCATAGAGCTCGTGCAGCTCCGGGTGGCTGTGCGGGTCGAACAGGTGCCACACGCCCTTCTCAAGCATGCGCTCCATGAAAAGGTCGGGAATCCAGTTCGCCGGGAAAATGTCGTGCGTGCGGTCGTGATCGTCGCCCGTGTTTTTCTTCAGGTCGAGGAACGCCAGGATATCCGGGTGCCACGTCTCGAGATACGGCGCGAAGCTGCCCTTGCGCTTGCCGCCTTGGTTCACGGCGACGGCGGTGTCGTTGTAGACCTTCAGATACGGGACCACGCCCGAGGACTTGCCGTTTGTGCCCTTGATGTGGCTGTTCTTGCCGCGCACCGGGGTCCAGTCAGTGCCGATGCCGCCGGCATACTTCGAGAGCAATGCGCATTCGGTGATCGCGCCGTAAATCGAGTTGTAGGGGTGCTCGCCCGGGTCCGACACGATGGAGTCGCCCACCTGATTGCCATAGCACGACGACATTTGCTGGTGCAGGGTCGCCGAGTTGAACAGCGTCGGGGTCGAGTTGATGAACTCATGCGACGACAGGACGTTGTAGAACTCAATGGCACGCGCGGTCGGGTTGTCTTCACGCAGGGCCAAGCCCATTGCGACGCGCATGAAAAAGTGCTGCGGCATTTCGATGATGCGACCCTCCGGCGTCTCCCGGATGAAGTAGCGATCAGCCAGCGTTTGCAGGCCCAGATAGTCGAATTTGTAGTCGCGATCCGGCACGATTGCCGCTTCGAGCGCCCGGTAATCCCAGCGGCCGTCAACGAGCTCCGTCGAGAGCTTGCCCAGCTCCGCGCCATACGTCACATACAGTTCGAGCGGCGGGTATTCGATCGAGCCGACCGATTCCTTGAAAAGCTGCTGCTTCAGAAGGCGCGCTGCAACGTAGGTGTAATCGGGCGACTCGAGGCTGATGAGGCCGCCGCCTGCGAGGATCATCGCGCGGTGGATCTGCGCGGTGGTGATCCCGTCGAAGAACATCAGCCCGGCGCTCGTTTCGAGCTCGGACTGCGACACGCTCAGGCCGCTGCAAGCCCATTCGACGCACTTCTGGATTTTCTCTACGTTGAGCGGCTCGACCGAGCCGTCGCGCTTTACTACGTTCATGGATGTTTCTCTCGCTTTGCGTTACGGGGAAGTGAGTATAAGTCAGCGCTTACTATTGCGCACAGGCAAAATAAAAGCCGCGACTTGCGACCTCACATAGTTCAGTATAGGTTGGCTACCAGCTGCTGCTGCGCTCGTCGGGTGCATCTGCCATTGGCACTTCGTAGAGCGGGCGCATCGGTTGGGGAAGTGCGCCACCAAAGCAGACATCAACAAACTCACCGGGCATGTAGTTCGTGTTCTCGAAGTCAGGCTTCGCATAGACGTCCAGCACAATCGTGACTTTCATCACGTCACGGTCATGGTCCTTCTCGTAGCGCATATCCCGGACACTGCCTTTCAGAACGCCGCGCATGTCAGGCCGCCTTCGCGAACTGCAGCATGGCGAGCGCGTTCTTGAACTGATCGGTGAAGATACCGGCGTGGACGACCGCGCAGCCATCGGCCAGGTGCTCGTTCTCAGCCTTCAGATCGCCCTTCTTGAAGGTGGCACCGTTCTTTTCCTGCAGGAGCCAGCCCGCGTCCGGGTATGTCTTCACCGCCCAGTCGATCATTTCCTCCTTCGCCGCCTGCTTGTGCCCGACGACAGCCATCTTCACCTCGGTCGGGCTGACCTGAATGAGCGGCACAGGCAAGTTCGCAAGCATCCCGATGACCATGCCGAACGCGAGCGCTGCGCGTGCGCTCTGTGCGCCCATCGGGATTTCTGACACGGCGAAGAGTGCGCCGTTGCATGCGGCGTGAATGCCCGCGACGATTTCCCGACAGCGACGCAGATCGTCCGAATTCTGACGGACCTGCTTGCCCTTCTCGTTTTTCGTCTTGACCAGCCGCAGTTCCGATACCGACAGCTCCGCCGTGTGAATGTCGTATTCCATGATCGCGATGCCCGTGTTCGTCAGGGACGGGTCCAGCCCTATCAGTTTCACTTTCATGATTTCCTCTTACCAACTGCCAAATGCCGGATCGGTCATCAACTCGGCCGTTTCAACTGCGCGCGCCTGCTCCTTCTGCGACTCGAAGTGCGCGATCACGGTGCCGTAGTCGGGAATCTGCAACTCGTTCAGATAATCCCGGTGGCCCCTGAGCTTCTCGTCCGCGTCCTTGAGTGGCATCTCCATGAAGGCGTAATCGACCGGCAGCGTGTTCTTGTAGATGCCGATGATGTCGCCCCGCTTGCCCATGTATGCGCCCGTAAGCGTGAACGCCTCATCGCCCAGGAACGCCTTGGTTTTGTAAGTGCCCTGGCGCGTCTTGATCGACAGGCTCGCCGGCCCGGTCAGGTTCATGCGTCGCCCGGTCTGCGGCCCGACGTTCTTCACCGCCTGGTTGATCGCGTCGGCGACCTTCTGCCCTGCTGCCCGCTTTTCGTCAGTCATCTTTCTATCCTCATCCATACGTTGAACAAAGCCGGTTGCTGCCGACTTCAGGTCATCAAACATGTTCCCCATACCGCCCTCCGGTATCTGCCCGCCGGCCGCCCGTTCCATCCATTCGCGCATCATCGCGGTCTTGCCGAAGCGACGCCCGGCAAGGACAACACGGTTCATGCGCTCAGCACGCCCGCCACCGTTGACTGGCCGCCCTCCTTCGTGACGGTCGCGATCTGGTCGCACCAATCACTCAGCGACTCGTGGCTGATGATGAGCACCGTGCCCTTCTCACGTGCCTTCTGTTCTAGGACGGTCATCAGGCGCTCGAGCCCGGCCGCGTCGAGTGCGTCATCGATCTCGTCACCCATCCACATACCGATCGGCTTCGTCGCACGGGACGCGACCAAGTCCTGCAGCGCGAGCATCGTCGCTAGCCGCACCTTGCGCTTTTCCCCGCCCGACAAACCACCGAACGTTTTCGCGCCTGTGGCGTTCTCGACCTCGATGTTGAATTTCTCGCGGAGCTCGCCCTTCGCGGTCGTGGTGAGCGTTGACCAGACAGCGCTGATGTTCCCGTCCGACAGTGCCGACAGATAGTCGGACGTGCGGTCGTTCAGGAATGGCGTCACGGTGTCGAGGATCTGGGCACGAACGCCGCCCGGGCTGAACACCTTCACCACGCTCTCGGCGATCTCGACCGCCTTGATGAGCGCCTCCGAGCCTTTCTTGATCGCGTCGATCTGCGCGTCGATATCGGCGATCTGCGCCTTGCCCATGTCGATCGCGGACTGCTCCGGGTTCACCACGGTCATTGCCGCTTCCGCCGCAGCCTTCGCCTGGTCGTGCGCGGTGCGCTGGGTCTGGATCGCGTTCTTCAACTGCTGGCATGCGTTGAGCGACGCGTTCACCTGTGCCAAGCGCGTGGACGTCGCCGACACGTCGGGGATGGTCGCTTCGAAGTCGGTGAGCGCCTTGTTCGCGGCGGCCGCCTTGTTCTGCAAGTCCGTCACTTCGGCCTGAATCTTCGTCGCCTCGATACCCAGTTCCTTTGCACGCTTGGTCTGGTGCGCCACGAAGTCGCCGAGCTCTTCAGGTGTGTGAGGCTTGCCGCATTCGGTGCAAGGCTTCGCCATCGCGGCCGGCGCATTCTTGATCGCATCCACCGCGGTCAGCATCTGCTTGCGGGTTTGCTCGAAGTCACGCTGCCGAACGGTGAGCGCGGTGTTTGCCTCGCTCTCTGCCTTGACCAGCGCGTTGCGCTCGACCCCGAACTTGTTGTGCTCGGTCAGGACCGCTTGCAGCTTGTCGCGCTCCGCGGTGAGCTCGGGCTCGTTCAGGCTCTTGTAGGTTTCAAAATTCTTGCGCAGCGCGTCGGCAATGGCGGTCTGGTTCGCAACGTGTGCGTCGCGCTGTGCCGGGCGGCCGGCTTCGAACGCCGCGTGCCGCGTTTCAGCTTGAGCGAGCGACACCTTCCAGTTGACGATGTGGCCCTCGAGCGAGGCAATCTTCGTGGTTTGCGCCTCGACCGCGGCTTTCGCGTCGTCACGCCGCTTGTTCGCGATCTCGTAGGCTTTCTCCAGACGTTCGATGCCCGACGCCTTTTCGATCAGCATCTTCAGCGGCTTGTCGGTCATCTTCGGCAGGTCAGGCATATCCTCCTGGCCTGCATAGATTGCCGACTTGAACACGTCGTGGTTACAGCCGACGATCTCGATGATCTGCGCCTGAATTTCCTTCTCGGTGCCCTTCTCGATGCGCTCACCCGCTGCGCCATCGTGATACTTCTGCGCGGGGTTCCACAGCGTGATCGTGATCCCGTTCTTAAATGCTTTGTCCTTGCGGTGCCGGCGGATCTCGTAGATCGACTCTCCGTCCTGCAGGATGACCGACACGTAGCAGCCCTTCTTCGCCTTTTCGTTGATGACGGAATCGCCCGATTCATCCCGCGCGGTGGTGCCGAAGAGCGCCCAGCACAGTGCGTCGGCGATCGACGACTTACCCGCGCCGTTCGAGATGGTGGACGTGTCGTCCTTGTTCACGCCCTGAATGAGCACGAGCCCGCGGTCCTTCAGGAACAAGTCGCCCGAGTCACCGAGGGTCAGGAAGTTAACGGCCCGAAGTTTGAGAAATTCCATTACAGCGCCTCCGCGAGAACGTTGATTGCTTGCTGCGCGACCAGATCGGCATGCTCGAAGCTGGCGCCCTTGATGTAGTCGGTCACCTGGACCTCGACCGATGCACCCGCTTTCACTGTGCTCACGGTTGCGCGGCCCGTCGATGCCACCTTCACCACGTTGACGTTCACACCCAGCGCGCCGTGCTTCGTCAGACCGTCGCGGATCGCACTGACCTCGCTCGGCTTGGCGTTCTGCACCTTCACGCGGACGTAGTTGCCGTCGCAGCGCAGCGCGACTTCGGTCGGGTCCATCACTTCGTTGATGTCCACGAACTCGGGAGCGCGGGTGCTGTGCCACTTGACCTGCGAATGCGAGACGATCAAAAAGCCCGCCTTGCTGCCCACGTCGCCCCATGTTTGGTGCGTGGTCGCGCCGATCGACCAGACCTTGTTCGGCACGATTTCCTTGTGGTTGTGATAGTGGCCGCTGAAAACACGCTTGAATCCCAGGTCCGCGAGCCACTCGCCCGTGAGCCCGTGATCTGGCAGCCCTTCGATCACCCCGTCGATCGGTGCGTGGATGATGAGGTCGGCCACCGCTGCACCGCCGGTAACGTCACGCTCCACGTCGTCGCGGAGCTCGACGAGCTTTGTCTTTAAGTCCTCGACTCGCTCGATCCAGGGCACCTGCATGACGTTCTGGTCGTCGTGCCATACCGCGTGGTGCTTCACCTCGACCCACTCGCCGCGCATCGCCTCGACAGCATTGCCGACCGCGTTGCTGTGCTTGTGCTCCAGGTCGTGGTTGCCGGGAAGAAGGCGGAACTTCACGCCGTGCTCGCGGTAGATTTTCTCGAACCGTGCACGCGTCGGGTTCAACACGCTCGGCTCGATCGAACCACGCACGTGGAACAGGTCGCCCCCGTGATAAATGGTGTCACCGCCCGCTTTCTTGACCTCGATGGCGCAGCGCTCGATCTCGTCGAGGATCGAAATGAGGCGCGTGTTCGTCAGGTCGTCGTTGGTCGATGAAAATGCCGACCAGTTGTGGCAATGGGTGTCTGAGATCAGCCCGTATGGCTTCATGGTTCCCTCGAATGGTTGCTCAATGCGAGCATTGTCTTGATGACTTGTTGGATACTGAACAGGGGCACTCGGCCCCTGTTTCTGCTACTGGTGAGACGCGATCAGGTCGATGCTGCGATGTCCTTGTTCGTGAACGCATAACCGAAGGCAGGGTCACGCGATGCGTTCGGATTGACCTTCACTTCGAGCGTGGTGGCTTTCGGTTCGTCCGACGCCTTAGCGCTCGCCCCAGCCGTCTCGCTAACCGGAGCATCGAAGTCAGCCGGCACCGGGAATCCCTTCATGTCGTGCATGGCTTCGAAAAGCGACTTCAGCTTCTTCTCGAACTGCCGGACCTGCGAATACGCTGCACCGTGGGCAAGGAAGAGAATCATCAGCACGGCGGCCGAGACGAAGTGCCCGTGTCCGGCGAGCGAAAACACCATGAACAACCGCGAAAACTGGAACAGGTGGAAAGCGACACGCCCGAACCGCGAAGACGGCACATCGAACGAGCGCAGGCCGCCGTTGATGGCGCTGACGATCAGCACCTGCATGGCGGAGAAGCCGACCAAGAAAACGACAAGGTTCTCAATGCCCTCTTCCAAGTAGTGATACCCGTAGAGCAATCCGGCCCACACGACGGCGTGCACGAACAGCGTGGACAAGAACTTGGTGAATTTCATGCGGTGACTCCTGGTAGTTTGAAAAGGGAAAACCGTTTAAGTGAGCTTGCATGATTAAGTATAGTCATCGCTTACTATTCACACGCGATAAAAAATGTGGTTGCCTATCGCGGCTGCGCGGACGAATGCTTTGCGCCACCAAGGCTTGGATTCAGTCGTGTGATAGTAGGTCGAGCCGTGCGTGACGTCGATCATCTTCCCAGCAAGCGTGTTGTAGGCGACCTTGCTCGCGACCATCCATGCGAAGTCGTCTTTCGGCACGCCCGCAGCCCTGAGCACCCAGCCCGAGCGCTTGCGCGTGAGAAGCCGGTCGGTCCAGCTGAACTGATGCGGGCGCGTGACCACCTCGCAGACCTTGGCGGGGTCATCGCCCGCACGGTTCATCGTCACAGCGGCGACAGCGTATTGCCCGAGAATGGGCTCGCCGCGGGCCTCGTGGTAGACGTTGAGCGTCATGCACAAAAGTGCGCTGGCTAGAATCATCAATAGTTCCCCAAATGCAGAACCGTATAGTTTACGGTATTGGTAACGGCTGACTTACCGCCGACCGCGGATCTTCATAAGCTCGATGGTCGTTTCAGGCGGTGCAAGCTGCTGTGCGAATGCCGAGCGCGGGAGATACCACTGGCGGGCGCCGAACTTGCCGCGAGCGCCTTTGTGCGCGCTGTAATTGAGGACGACGGCGCCTTTGTCCTTGTCGGTCATCGTCTCGATGCGCGTCAGGTAGGTGTCGCCGTTGGTGACCAGGATGCCCACGTGGGTGACACGCCGGCTCTTCATGACGGAAATGGTTTCCGTGTCGATCGCCCAGGCGTCGAGCTCAATGAATATCTCGTCAGGCTTGCGGAACGCCCAGTAAATCGTGGTGCCGTTCGGATACTTGCGAATCTCTCCGTAGAGGTTGTAGCCCTTCTTGACCTTGGCGGCCTGGTATTTGCCGCAGGTCGAGGGCTTCCAGTCTTTGACCTTTAGCTCTGCCATTATTCGATCCTCTTCATGTAAATGACGGTGCAGAGCTTATTTTCGTGAACGATGTGCGGCCCGTATCGCTTCATCATGTTTGCGATCAAGCGGTCTGCCGCGCCCGCCGTGTCCGGGTTGCCCGTCTGGTTATGGTTGAACCGCGCGTGCTGCTCGGCGAGCTCCCTGAGCTTGCCCGTATGCACCTCGCCGACCACCGCGCGCCCGAACACGCGCAGCTTCTTTGCCCACATGAGGAGCACTTCGTCGTCGGTCTTGACCTTCGACGCCCAAGTGCGACCGACGCGGAACGTGTTGAAAACAAAAACGCCGTCGAGCCCTTCGGCCGGCGGCGCAAAATCGATGATTTGTTGGTCCATCGCCCCGCCCTCACTGGTTATCTACTAATCAGTGTAGACAGGACGCTGGGTCAGGCTGCTGCAACGACCGCGGGCGCGGCCACTGCCGGGTAGTGATCCGGATAGAGGATGTGCAGCAACGCGGGCTTCGTGCCCGACTTGTCGATCAGGTCAGCCAACTGCGCGGGCGGGTAGCTATTGCCGTTGATCCACTCGACGCGGCCAGTCGTCAGCTTTTTGAGCTTGCCTTCGCCAATTGCGTGCTCGATCAGCGATTGGGTCAGGTTCACCGCCGTCATGCCGTCGTCCTCGAAGTTCAGGCGAAGGTCGATTTCTTGCCGCGCACGCTGGAGCTTGTTCTTCTTCGTTTCGATACCCATCATCTGGCCGACGACGGTATCCACCCCGCCGACCTTCTGCTTGATGTATTTCTTGCCCAGCGCGAGGCGCGTCGTCGCGTAAAACTCGAAGGACGAGCCGCCCGGTGTCGTGGTCGGATCACCATAGACCACGCCGACCTTCGTGCGGATCTGGTTCAAGTAGATGATCGTCACGTTGAGCTCGGCGGTCTGCTGGTTGATCGCCTTGAGCGTCGTCGAGCTAACCCGCGAGAGCGCCGTCGTATCGTTCATCGACAGTTCATCGAAGCCGCGCTTCTTACCCTTCGCGTCATACAGCACCGAGCGTGGGATCATGGCCGCAACGGAGTCGAACACGATCACGATCGGCGCGAGCGGCTTGAGCAACTTGCTCTGGCGAATCGCATACGCGGTTTGCAGCGCCACCGTGTTCGACTCCTCCCACGTTTCGGGGCGCCGGTAGCTGAACCACGGGTAATCCCCGTTCAGGCCGCTGCGCACCGCAAAGGGCAGCTGGAACGTGTATTCGTGGTCGTGGAACTGCGCGACGCCACCCATTTCTTGTGCGCGACGCATAATCTGGGTTGCGAGCCACGTCTTACCCGAGCTCGACGGGCCGAAGATTTCGATGATGCGGCCCATCGGGATACCGCCGTTCTTCGGATCGCCCGAGATCATCTTGTTCAACGGCTCGTAGCCGGTGTCGATGTAGCCCGGCACTTCCAGCTCTTCATCCGGCTTGCCCGCTGCTGCAATCATTGCCTTTGCCAAATCGTCAGCGATACTCATGTGCTTCTCCTGTGGTGTGCTTATGCTGCGGCGCGAAGTTGTCGCGCTGCCCAGCGTTCGCGAAACGGTTTCAAAATGTGATCCCACTCACGCAGAATCGACTGAAATACGAGGCGCTCACATAGCGCGCGAAACGCGGGCTCATTGAGCATGCCGTTGGTGATCGTGGTCTTCGTAGGGTCCGGGTGCGGCTGACCGAGAAGGTCCATGAGCTTCATGTTCCGTTCCCAATTCCGGCGTGGCTCGCCCTTCCACAAGTTGATGTGCGCCTTGAGCTTCGGCACAAAAGCGCCCGAGTCACACTGCGCACGAAAAGCCTCCATCGACCGGAACTGCGCCATGAATTCGGGTGCGCCCTTTTTGCCGATGCCGCCCGCCGGCGGAATGTCATCAGTCGAATCCCCGATGAGCGCCTTACCCTCGATGTATTCGCGCGGCGAGAAGTAGCCCGTCTTTTCGAAGAAGTCCTGGTCGTTGACGTGAATGCCGGCTTTGCGTGGGTCGAACCAGCGCGTGCGCGCATTGACGAGCTGGAGCCAGTCGGAATCACCCGTGACCAGCAGCACTTCGTCTTTTGCTGACAACCGCGGCACGAGATAACCCGCCAAGTCATCGGCTTCGAGCGCGCTGTTGACCATTTGCGGCACGCCAAGCAGTTCGAGGGCCTTCTTGATCCAGGGCACTTGCGCCTCATACGCTGCCCGATCAGCCGCCTTCACCGGATCGACCAGCGCGATCTTCCGTTTTTCTTTGTATTGCGGGTAGATCGCGTAACGATGGTCTGCGCGGCCATCCCAGAGCACGAGCAATTGCCAGCCCGGGTAATCGCGACAGAGAGCGCCCACCGTGCGCAAGAAGCCGAAGATGGCTTGCGTCTGAAATCTGCCCACTGTGAGCTTGGTTGCCGCATGTGAAGCGCGGCCTACGCTGTTCGCGTCGATGAGAATTGTCTTTGCCACCTTCGAACCCCTTTGAAGAAAAAGCGGCGAGGGGTGAGCCCCGCCGCTCAAGTCACATCAGGCTTCGATTACATGCCCGCCAGCAATGCGTCGAGCTCCGGGTCGCCCGTGCTGGTGGCAGCGGCCGCTGCGGGCTGGGCTGCTGCTGCAGGCTGAGCAACCGCTGCTGCCGGAGAGGCTGCTGCCGTTGCGACAGTTGCTGCTGCCGTCGCGACACTTGCTGCTGCGGCTGCCGGCTGCGCGACTGCTGCGGCCACTTCGACCACTTCAGCAGGTTGCGCGACAGCGCCACCCGTCGTTGCGAGCGAGCCGATGTCCAGCGTTTCATCGACTTCCCACGGTTGCGGCGCAGGCTGCGACGCATACGGGTGAGCGACAGCGCCAGCCGCCGGTGCATAACCCAGCGCAGGAGCTCCCGACACGGGCGGCAGACCAGCAACCGCACGAACCGAGGAGAGCGCGCGCAATTGCGCTTGCTCGTTTTCCTGCTGCACGTAGGCATCGAGGTCGCACAGCTTGGTGAGCACGTCCGCCGGGACCGGCTTCGAGGAACCAGCGATCGACACGCCGTAACGCGTATCCATGCCGGCGCCCGACTTCTCGATGATGATGTCGTTACCCGACACCGGATCGAGCAAGTTGGGCCACTCGTCGAACAAGCTCACGATCCCGCCCACGCCCTTCGCGCCGTTGAAGACGGTCGGAGCGACTTCGAGAATCTGCGGCACGCCCGCTTGCGGGCCATCGAGCTCGAGGACGTTCAACAGCACACGGCCGCTGGAACCCGCGTCCTTGATCTTCTTCGCCATCACGTCATCGGTCGATGCCGCAATGCCCTGTGCCACTGCGTCGCAGATCGAGCATGGGCGGCCGAACGTCTTGTCCGTGCAGATGTAAACAGCTTTCACCTGACCGGCTGCGTCCTTAATGAAGTGCTGACCGAAGTCGTGGAAGAACGTCGGATCACCGTTCTTGCGCCAGCCCGGGAGAATCCGGTAGCGGTTGCGGCCGACCTTCGGTTTGATGGTCTTTTGACCACCGGTAGCTGCCTTGCGCTTTTGCAACAGTTCCATCAGGCTTTGAGTCGTCATAGTTTTGGTTTCCGTTTTAATAAGTAGGAAGTGGTGTTTAAAGTTTGCTGGTAAGGCGCTGAAAACTACGTTCAACGTCTCACCCTGCACGATCAATTATAGTCAGTGGTAACTATTAACAGATCGCAAAACTGAAAGATCCTGTCAGGCGGCTTGACGACGTGAGGCTTCAGCAGCGAGCGCGGCTTCGCGGGCGCTTTGCGTTGCGTTCTCGCCTTCTTTCGCCGCCATGATGCGCAGCTGGCCATCGCGCTCGCGGCGGCGATCGACGCTGATCTGAACGACCATATCCTTGCGCTGCATGTAGGCTTCCCGCGCATCGTTGGCGATGTCAAAGAGCGCGCGTGCCTCGATCGCCTGGGTCTTCGCCTTCACGACACGCGGGTCGGACTTGACCGCGTTCTCGACCATCTTTTCGGTGACCTTCGTTCCGTCTTCGGCGAATTTCTTGCGCCACGCTGCGTCCACCTGCGACTCGGTGACTTCGGCCGCGAGCTTGGACTTCTCCCACTGCCGGCGCGCGAGCGCGGCTTGCTGCGCGTAATGCACGAACATCGGCGCCTGGCTGATGACCGCATCGTCCAGGTCGTTCGGGTTGACCTGCAAATCCGACTTCAGCTGCGCCACATCAACGAACACCTTGAGGCCGGATGCGGTGGGCTCGGCGGTTTTCAACGGAGCTGGTGCCGGTGCTGCGGCCACCGGTGCTGCGGCGACTGCGGGCGTGCTGACATCCATGCCGACGATTGCGGCCATATCTGCGACGGACAGGGTTTCTGCTGTGCTCATGAGTGTTCCTTTAGTTGATGAGATCGGCCACTTTCGCGGCTACGTTTTGTAAAACCGAATACTTGCCCGGGTCGTGGAAAATCTGTCCCGGGTTGATGCCAAATACGATCGAGGCGTCGAGCTTGGGGTCAAATACCACCTTGCCCGCGAGCTCGGCGCTACCGCCCTTCACGCCCGGCGCAAAGAAGCGCGCCGCGTTGCTGCCCAGCGTGACGACGACCGGCGGTTTCAGGATCTCCAGCTCGCGACGCAGAAACTCGCCGCAGTTGTTGATCTGCTCGTTCGTGAGCGCCTTCTGATCGCGCGGCTTGCCGCTCTTGACCAGTGTCGTGAAATAACCGTCTTGCGCCGACAGTCCCGCCTCCTTCAGTGCGTTGATGACCAGTGCGGCGTTGTCGCCCTCGAGGAGCTTGCCCGCCTTCTCTTCCTGCCAGTTCGGGTTGTCCGAGACGACCATGAACTTCGGCGTCTTCCCGATGCGCGGCATCGGATGACAACCGCCCTTGAGCGAGCACTTCTCGCACGCCCGCGTTTCCTCAGCGATGCGCACCAGTTGCAGCAAGGCAAGCTTCTCAGCGTTAAGCGTTCGATCAGCTTTCACACTATCGACCGTAAAGCCCGGCAGTAACTCGATGCGACTCTTTAGCCTGTCTGGGTGCATGGCAGGCTGCTTGTCGCCCTCGCAATCGGCGAACGCTCCCACCAGCGCGAGCTTGTCCTTGACCGACTGGTTGATGTGGCGACCGGTGTAGCCGGCCGTCTTCAGCGCGGCGTCGAAGTCAGTCCTGTTCGCAAATGCCTTGCCCCACTTGTCCCGTGCATCTACGATGTATGAAGCCGCTTTTTCGGATAACCCCTTGAGCGCTTGGAATGGTGCAAAGAGCTTGTCCTCGCCGACGATCTCTACCCGAGCGCTAGAGCGGTTTATATCGGGCGGCAATACCTGCATGTTCATGCGCCGCGCGTCCATTACCAGCGGTTCACGTTTCTCTTCCTTGTCGATCTCGGTGAGCGACGCCGCGAAGAACTCGGCCGGATAGTTGACCTTGAGCCACATGGTCCAAAACGAGATGACCGCGTATTCAACGGAGTGCGACTTGTTGAAGGCGTAACCCGCGAACACTTCGATCTTGTCAAAGAGCGCGTTGGCGGACCCTTCCGTCATCCCTGAGTGCGACATACAGCCGTCCACCCACTTCTGACGCATTTCGGCCATCTTCTCTTTGTCCTTCTTACCCATTGCTTTCCGAAGATGGTCGGCGCCAGCGAAGGTGAACCCGGCCAAGTCCCGGGCGATCTGCATCACTTGCTCCTGATACACGATCACGCCGTAGGTATCCTTGAGCGCGGGCGCCATATTCGGGTGCTCGTAATAGGCGGTCTTGCTGCCCTGCTTAATCGCCACATAGTCGTCGCACAGGCCCGCATCGAGCGGTCCCGGACGATAGAGCGCGACCACGGCGACCAGATCATCGAACGTCACCGTGCCCGCGAGCGCCATCTCGCGCAGCAGGCGGCGCATGCCCGGGGATTCGAACTGGAACACGCCCGTGGTGTCGCCCCGCCCGAAAGCTTCCATCACCTTCTTGTCGTCAAGGGGCAGCCGCAGAAAGTCAATGTCCTTGCCGTGCCGCTCCTTGATGTAAGTCGCAGCGAGCTTCATCACGTCCAGGTTGGTCAGGCCCAAGATATCCATCTTGATCAGACCCCAGTCCTCGACCACCCGCTTGTCCCAGTTGCACACCGGACCACCCGTGCGCGTCTCGACCACGGCGCGGTTGATGATCGGCTCGCCCGCGACGATCACACCGGCTGCGTGCTGCCCGAGTCCGCGCGTGGCGCCCTCCAGGTTGACCATGTGCTTCCAGATTTGCGGGTAGGTGCCCTTGAACTTGTCGATCTCCGGCACGACCGCGGCAGAGTCCTCGAGCCCGAGGGATACCCCGTGCTGCTTTTCCATCTGCTTCGAGCAGGCGTAATCGAGCGGGCTCAGTTCATGGACCCGGCCGGTATCACGCATGACACCTGCGGCGCCCATCGTGTTGTAGTTGGACACGCCCGCGACGTTCTCACGCCCGAAGTGCTCGGCGATGTAGTCAATCACTTCGTGGCGGCGCTTCGACATGAAGTCAAGGTCGGCGTCGGGCAAGTCGAGACGTTCCGGGTTGATGAACCGTTCGAACAGCAGGTTGAACCGAATCGGATCGACGTCGGTGATCCCCATGAGATAGGCAACGAGCGAGCCGCCCACTGAACCACGGCCAGGTCCGACGATGATCCCCTGCCCTTTCGCCCACTGGACGATGTGTTGCACAAGCAGGAAGTAGCCCGAAAAACCCATGTTGCGCAGCGTATCGAGCTCAAACGCGAGTCGTGCCTTGTATTCGGGCAAGTCCTCTGGGCGGGGTTGATGCCCGAGCACGGGCGCAGCAAAGCGCAAGGCCCAGCCCTTTCCCACTTCTGCGCAGAGCGCCTTGAACTCGTCCGGAGCCATCTTCGGGAGGCTCGGCTCGAGCTTCTTAAACTCGTAGGTGCAGCAATCAACGAGCGCCTGGTTGCCGTCGATGATCTGCTTGGCCGGAAGCTTCTCGGCCACCAGCGCGCGCACCACGTCAGCCGGCGGCTTCAGGCAGTAGTCACGCACATACGGGCGGTTTAGCCACCGGTCGCTCATTTTGTTGTTGCCCAGGATCGCGCGCAACACGTCGAGCGAGTCGGCCTCATCGGGCGTCGCGTAGAGCGCGGGCCATGTGCCGATCATCTTCATGCCGTGTTTCTGCGCTGCCTCCAGCGCGCGCTTGTTCAGCGTGCGGTTGAGCGGCGTCACGGCCGGCACGAACTCGACGAAGCAGTGATCGCCGAATTTCTGCGCGAGACGATAGAGGATCTCGTCGTATCTCGGATGGTGAAATAGCCCGTAAAAGTCGCCCGTCGAGACGGCGCATCCTTCGAGTTGCAGGATGTCCTCGAGACCCACGCGCGAGTGATAATAGAAATACTCGGACGAGTTGCCTTTCGACAGAAGCTTCATCAGCGAGCGCATGCCTTCGTCATTTCGGACGTAGACCTTGAGCGTAATCAGCTGGTTCGGAAGCTCGAGCTCGCCCGACGCCTTCGAGGGCTTCCGGTAGGTCGGATCATCGACCACGCGCAGGGTGCAGCCGATGATCGGCTTGATACCCGCTTTCTTCGCCTTGTCGCTGAATGCGACCATGTTGGAGATCGTCATGTTGTCGACCAAGGCGATCGACTCGTAACCGAGCTCCTTCGCCCGGTCGATAAGCTTGCCGACTTGCAGCGTGGACTCCCCCATCGAGAAGTCGCTGCGGGCGGCCAGCAGATGTTTGATGTTCATGTCCGTCCCTAGTTACCGATCAAATCTTTGAATTCCTTCGAACGAATGCGCTTACCCACTTCAACCGCGGAGCGAAGCATTCCCTCCACGGTGCGGGTTTGTTCCGGCGTCAGACCCATCGCCTTGTAGCTGCAGATGAATCGCCGATCGATGTGGAGCTCGTCGACGATCTCGTCGTCGCATACCCCGGCGGTGATCCTGGCAATGTGCATTTCGCTCTCCCTTTCGTTACTTCAATGATCCCCGGTGACGCTTGGCACACAAACGATCCGGTCACCCGTGATGGTGGCGATGCGCAGCGCGGGAAAGAGCGTGGCAACGATCGACACGCGAGAGAAAGCGGTGCCCTCTGACCAGCCGAACTCCTTCATGTAGCGCTCACGCAACTGTGCCTTGGTGAAACCCCCGGCAATGAGCACCTCGCCAGCGAGCGTGAGCCACCGCGGGTTGCTTGCATCGAAGGGGTTCTTGCCTGTGGCGACGCAGTAGCGCGCCTTCGCGTCCTGGCCGCGTGTCATCAGCGGCTTCATGACCTTTGCGACCCGCACTGGCAGCGAATCGAGCACGCTCTGCGTGGGTGGGTCGATAGCCAGGTTCACGCGCACCGCGGCGGAAGCGGGTGCCGCGATCGTTGTTGCGACGGTGCCCGCTGGTAGCGACTGAGCGGTAATCACTTTGGCTGTGCGCTCCAGCTGCGCCAGATTGCCCGACACATCGAGCTTGTCCGCGAGCGACAGCAACATCGCGTGGCACGCTTGGACGCACTGCGTGCGGCTCTTGCATGCTTCGCACGTCGGTGCGCCCGCGACAAAGACCGAGGGCAAGCCGTAGCAGCTGGGCGCCAGCATTAGAGGGTGACTCCGTAGACCTGTTGGAGCTCGGCGCGCACTGCGCGGGCACGGGCCGGCGCCAGGTCGAGGAAGTCGAAAATCACACGGAGCGTAATGTTGTCGCTCTTCTTCAGCATGCGTGCGTTGCGCTGGTCCATGAACGCGAGCAGTTCCGGTGTGTTGTGTGCGAGCAGTGCCACGACGCGCTTTGCAACGGGCGTGAGCATGCGGGCCGCGCGGTGGCTCTCCTGACGAGCGGACAGGATGTCTTCGGGCGACTCGTGGGCGTCGTCTTCGTCGGCGAAGTCGCCGAATTCGAGAACATCGCCACCGCCATCGTGGTCGCTGTCGTTGCCAAGCTCCTCGACGCTTACCATGCCAAGCGTGTGCTTCTCGTTGATCTGCCCTTCGGCCCAGCGATTGAAGTTGTTCCAGCACGAGCGACCGTAATAGGCGCTGAAAGTAAAGCCGGTATCAGCCTTGAACGTTGCTTCGCAGCGCACGAACGATTCACAGAAGTTCTGGAACACGTCCTCGTAGGGAACTGTCACGCCGGCCTCCTGTAACCGGCCCCAGGCGCGTTTTGCCAGCTTGTGCAGCATTCCGGTGTGATCCTCGAACTTGGTCGAGTAGGCTTTTGAAGAGACTTGGGCGACTTTAGCCAGTTGCAGCATGATTGATGGTTCCTGATTACGGGAAAATGCGCGATGCAACGCCGTCTACGACTGCGCGATCGACTGCGGAAAGCTTGTTGATGAAAGAGAGGGTGACCCCAGCACGCCAGCTACCCTTGCGAAGACCGATGTCTGCCGCGTCGATCAAGCAGCGCGGGCTGATCGTGCTGGCGACTTCCTTATTCTTGTAGGACTCCCGAACACGGTTGGCGAAATCGACGAGCTTTTCGGCGTGTTCACGCTTCACCTTTGCGCGGTTCACAAGGATCGCCGCCTCGAGCACGGGGTCCATGTATTTCGCCTCGAGCACCATGCCGAACCGGTCATAGTTCGCGGCGTTCTGGATCTGCGTTCCCTGATACAGCCCGGTTTCATCGCCGGAGCCGTTGGTGTTGCCCGTCGCGACGAATCGGAAGTTCTCGTGCGGCTTCACGACGCGCCATTCGTCGGGCGCATCTTTGATAACCAGTGACTTATTCGGTTCGAGGATCGGCTGATACACGGCGAGCACCGCAGGCAGCCCGAAGTCGTATTCGTCAGCGAGGTATGTCCAACCGTGTTTCATGGCGAGCGGCAGCAAGCCCGGCTGAAATTCGGTCTGTCCGCCGCGCACGACCCACTGACCCAGGACGTGCGACTCTTCGGTGCCGATCGAGTGCTGCACGCGAATGACCGGACGCCCGGTGCGGCCCGCGATCTGTTCAATCAGGGTCGTTTTGCCAGTGCCAGCATGACCCCAGACATACAGGTTCTTTTTGAGCTCGAGCGCCATCAAGGCGTTTTTGAGGTTGTCGATATCGAAGATGAAGCCATCATCGATTCCCGGCACGAGATCGGGGTGAGTCGGCGTCGTGAAAACCGTGACGCCAATCGGGTCACCGCGCCCGTTCTTAGCCGCTGCGACGGGCTTGCCCATTGGGTCGACCAGTCCAAACACGTCGTGCAGCGCGGCGGTCGTCATACCGGTCGGGTTGAGCGCCGTCACGTTCGCGGGAAGCGCAGCGCCGGCCATGCCAACCGTGGTCGCGGCGGGTGTGGCGGTAGCGCCGGCCTTCTCTGCACGCTTCGCGGCGATGGCGAGCTTCGCGCGCTCGGACAGAACGGGTGCTTGGGGGTGTTTTGCCGTGTAATCGGCGAGCGTCATGCCCGGGTGGGCGTCCTTCAAGTGAATCTCGATGGCATGCACCAGTGCGCCGCACTCTGCGCATTCGATCTTTTGATCCGGGTTGCTCATTGAAGCCTCCGTGTGAGACGTAAATTGCGAATTGATTGAACCGACAGACTGAATTCTAAGGGTGACTCGCTGGCAAAAGCAAGTCACCACTTACTATTTCCACGAGTTATTTTATTGGACCAACAGCTTGTGCAGCTCCTTCATGACGATCGTCGGCAGGTCAGCCACTTTGTCGATCACTAGCGCGCGCTTATAAAATTCGCGCACCGACTTATCAACGATGCCGAGCGCTACCACGTCGGTGCCGCGTGCTTCGATTTGCTTAACTACTTCTTTAAGGTGCGAATTCAGTGCGCGGCTCAGCCCACCACACGCGGGCTTGCCGTCTGAGAGGACCATGAGCACCTTGCGCGAGGCGCGCTGCTGCTGAAGACGCCTGTTGGCGATCTGCACTGACTCGCCATCGACGTTTTCCTGCATCAAGCCGTTTTCATAGCTCGATAGAAGGGCAAAACGCCGACGCACATCGGGCGTGATCCGCTCCGCGAAGGATTTGATGATCGCGATGTTGAGCGCCTCACTGCGGTCGTATCTGAACCCGTGCTCGCTCGACTCCTGTTGCATGGCGCGCAGCACCGAGCTGGAGAACGACGTCGTGCTGAAAGCGAGCACCTCGTTCGGAATCGACAAGTTATCGAGGACCGAAGACAGGGCGTATGCCGTATAGCCCGCAATGATGATTTTCCGGGCATGCGACATTGACCCCGATGCATCAACCAGGAGCGATACCGCGACGTCCTTGGTCGTGTTGACCTGCTTCTGCCGGAACACGTCTTCGCGGCCCGTCAGAACCCGCGACAGCGAAGCGCCGTGCAACTTCCCGCGCTTGTGCCCACCAGTCCACACAGACGCTGAACGCGCAGCAATCGCCCGCTGAATGTCCTTCTGCATCGGGCCGACCATGTGATCGACCTCGTTTTGCATGTCCGTGACCTGCGATTGGTCGAACCCTTCGGGCGTGTCGAGCACGCCAATCTGGTCCTCATCGCGGGTAAAGACCGAATAGTCCGACTCCTTCGTCGATGCGACGGCGCTTTTCGTTAGCGCGTCTGCCGCCGCCTCATCGAAGTCCTTCACCGGAGCGGAACTGATCTCCTTGAAGATATCGCGCCCGTCTTCTGGCGAACTACCCGTCTCCGGCTCTTCAGAGCCCTCCTGCGGTTCGCCACCACCCGGCGCCTCTCCTTCACCGGTAGACGCAGGCTCGGAGCCGCCGCTCGCCCCTGTATCGCTGTCGGAATTCTCGTCGCCCGGGTTTTCGCCCGAATCACTTTCGGTATCCTCGCCCGCGCCCCCGCCGGACATTCCCGCGTCGCGTTCGCCCTCCTCGTCTTCTGCCTCCTCATCGTCTTCGGGCTCGGCTCCGGACGATCCCCCGCCACTGGGCAGTGCGGGCTCTTCTTCCTCATCCGGCGGCTCTACGGTTGGCTCCGGCTCAGGTGCGGCGCCTGGCTCATCGTCGCCCTCCTCCGGGTCTTCTGGCGGCGCTTCGTCACCGGTTGGCTCGGGTTCCGGCTCCCGAACCTCCTCACCCTCGGGTTCCGGCGGTGCCCCATCGCCTCCCAACTCGGGCAAGTCGCTCGGCATCATTTCTTCGTCTCGCTCTTCCGGCGCTGACGAACTCTCGGCTGCTGTGTCGCCCGGCTCCTCCTCACCGCTAGCAGGCGCGGGGTCTCCCTCTTCCGGCGCGCTGGGCGGCGTCGGCTCTGGCGGCGGAGCGGGAGGTGCGGGCGGCGGCGGCGCTTTCGGCATTGGCGGCTTCTTGGGCTCAAGACGCTGTTTCGCCTCGAGCGCGAGCGCCAGGCCGTCCTGTGAGCTTTTCACGCCGCGCAGCTTGCTCGGGAAGTCTTTACCCAGGCGGTCGGAGATGTCCTTCATGACCGCCCACTTGTCTTTCATGTAATCAACGAACGCGGGCTGACCGGCCCACGCCCGCAGTGCACACACCAACAGGATCGCGGCCGAGTGCTCGGGAGCCTCTTTCAGCCGGGTGTCGATGTATTCGGTCAGGAAGAAACCGTGCATCTTCGACAGGTTCGAGCCGCAGCCTGGAAACTGCTCGCCCATGCGCCGCTCGACGAAGGTGTCCTCGATCATGTTGTGGAGCGTATGCACACCCTGCTTCTCGGCCTTTAATACGCACTTCTGGTCCGTGAACAGGATGTGCCCGACCTCGTGGTCCAGAAAGCCCTGTGTCGCATCGAGCAGGATGTCGTCAGCGTCGTCCGGTATGTAGGGCAAGTTCACCTTTTTGATGGCGAGCGTGCGCTTGTCATACGACACGTAGGCTTGTGTGCCCTGCTGCGTAACCTTAACTGATCGCTGTGTAAGCATTGGAACGATTTTCGTGATCGCTTCGCGCAGGATCAGGACTCGATTATTGACGTGCATTCGTCACCCCTTTGGGAAAAAACAACAAAATTCGGTATATGTCTGAGGTTACCCCGCAAGTTTTGGCGTTTCTGTGGACGAAGCAGAAAGTAAGCTTTCGCTGTATTTTTTGAAACCGTCGCGTTCGAACCCGAGGCCACTGGGTCCGGTTGCGCTTTCGACGATCAACATGCGGCCATAGTTGGGATGATCGGCTAGACTAACGACCGTTGGCCCCATATCCAGCGTGCCTTCGATGTTTGACGTCTCGGCCAGCAATGTCACGGCAACTTCATGGCTCACAGCGATCATAGATACGGCTTGCAGCATGAACAGCTCCTCGTTGTTAAAAATTGGCCCACTCACAATGGTAAGCTCTTAGTATTATTATAGTCAGGTAAAAGACAAGCGTTACGTCCTGATACAAATTTCAGAGGGCAAAAAGCCTCAACTATCGGCTGTTGGTCCTGTCTGGCAAGATAGATTGCTGTCTATAATGGGAAGTGAACGAACACAGTCATTCGTTACTAATCTTAGAATGTGTGTGATAACTTAATAACGTCGAAGAAAAATGGGGGTCACAATGGCTACACAGAAGACAGCAGGTAAAAAGACTACTGTTGCGGAGTATTTGAGCGGTGTGATGGGTCTAACCGACAAGACCCAGAAGACGATCGCGTCGGAGCTAGGCTACGAGAACCCGAACGTCATCTCCCTGATTAAGCAAGGCAGAACGAAGCTTCCCGTCAATAAGGTTCAGTTGATGGCGCAGTCGCTCGGCATTGATCCGGTCAATTTGCTGCGCTTGGTGATGACCGAATACATGCCGGAAACATGGACCGTGATTGCGTCGGTCATGGGCGACAAGCTGATCTCTGAAGACGAACGGAAACTGGTGGGCTTGGCGCGCGACGCGTCGGGCGACGCCGGCTTCTACTTGCAAGATCCGAAACTCGTTGCCGACCTGAAGACAGCTTTTGGAGCGCATGCTGACCGCGCGAAGGCGGAACGGAAAATGGGAGCGGCGTCGGTTAAACCTGGCCGCCCAGCAAACTCCTGACCCCACCCTCCCCGTTTCAAACTTGACCCCGCCTGCGAGCGGGGTTTTTATTTGAGCGCCAGCTTTCAAGCTAGCTAACTCGCTATCTATCTTGCTAGCTAGCTAGCCACCTAGCAAGGCGCTGCGAACGTTCTCATTACGCAAACCGGTTGCACTGAGGTCACTGCGATCCGAGCGCGAAGCGGCCATTTGCATATAGCATCCCTTGGCAGCTTTCGTCTTGCTATCTTTCTAGCCAGCTAGCTAGCTAGCCTCCTAGTTAGATAGATAGCCACCTAGCGAGCTAACTAGATAGCTTGCTTTCCATCGTTCTAGCTAGCTAGCTTTCTAACTATCTTCCTAGCTCGCTATCTATCAAGCTTTCTATCTATCATTCTTGCCAGCTAGCTTGCTTTCTAGAATACTAGCCAACTACCTAGCGAGCTATCTCGCTAACTAGCCAGCTTTCTTTCTTGCTAGCTTTCCTTCGATCTGGCAAGATAGCTAGGAATCTGGGTAGCTATCTAGCTAGATAGCATGACCCTCGAAACACCAATCAAGGCGGCACCTTTCTAGCTAGCTAGCTAGATCACCGGAGGCAATATGGATATGGGTTCTCTCGGCGACATAGTAGTCGTGGCAATGGAGAAGGGCGGGGTGGGCAAGACCACCCTGAGCGGCAACGTTGCCGTTATGAGCATGCTAGCAGGTCACGACACGCTGCTGGTAGACGCTGACAAGCAGGAGACTTCCACGGGCTGGGCAGACATGCGCTTCGAGAATGGCGTCGAGCCGCGCGTGGTGACCGCCAAGAAAACGGGAAAGATCGGAGCGGATCTTTTGTCGTTCGCCCAGAAATATCGCCGGGTGGTAGTCGACGTTGGCGGGCGGGACTCCACGGAAATGCGACAGGCCGTGGCCGTTGCGACCCACCTCATTATCCCTGTGCAGCCTTCCGTCTTTGACACGTGGTCGATCGACCGGATGCTCACTTTGATTAAAGACGTCGAAGAAAAGACCGGCCACCGCGCGCCGGGGCGCATCCTAATCAACTGTGCCTCAACCTCGACGAACGAAGTTGAAGAGACGCTTGAGGCCCTCGACGAATACAAGGATGAGCTGCCTATCTTCAATACGCGAATCATGGATCGCGTTGCGTTCCGGCGTGCCGCTCGCGTCGGAAAGGCGCTGATCGAGTTTGAGCCGAAGGGTGCCGCCGCAGATGAAATCAAACAGCTCTACCAGGAGATATTCAATGAAAGCTTCCGTTCCGCCTATGCGCCGGCCGCAGAGCAGCAGCAACCCGCACGAACGACTGGAAAAGCTGTCCGACTGGAGCGAGCAACCAGCACGTGAGGCGATGAATGCCGTGAGGGGAGGGCAGTCCGAAAGTGAAACGCGGTCTCCGGCCGACGCTGCGCCCGCCGCTCAAGCGACGCCGCCTGCGGAAGTCCGCGCGCCTGCACCAGCTGTTGCGCCGGTAGCTCCCCAGGCCGCGGCGCCGGCGCAGTCATGGCAGTCTGCGATGCCGACGATCGTGCCGGAAGTGGTCCACAATACGCGTATACCCGTTCACGTCAAAGAACGCCTGATGATGCTGTCGCGGGTGCCCGGCGAGACGATGAAGACAATCCTCGTGCGCGCGCTCGAGCGCGAGATGGACCGCATGGAGAAAGAGCTCAATGCAAAATCTAACAAACAGGGTTGATCCGCCTGAGCAGCAGGAGTTGTGGGACGAGCTCAAGGTGGAGCATCACTGGTTTCATGTGGTGCGTTCAATGATCGTCCGCGACAAGATCGCCGAAATGGGCGTGCACGCCTGGGCGGTCTACACGGTCCTCAAAGCCTACACGGCCCTCAATACCGGGAAGGCGTGGCCAAGTCAGGACACGATCGCCAAGCACATCGGCGTCTCGCTCGATACGGTCTACCGGGCGCTCGACCGGCTCACGGAACTCAACATCGTCGAGCGGACCAAAGTAGGGCGGCGGAACAACTATTCGCTCAAGGAAATCATTCCCATGACAGATCCGATGGGCGAAGTGAAGGCGGTGGGCGAGGGCGTCTATCAGCCGATGATGTTCGCGAGCTTCATCAAGGAGCTGCAGCATTTCGCGAAGAACGGTCGGTTGCCAAACGGCAGCGAGGCGAAGATCACGCTCAATGTGAACATTATCAATTCGACTGGCGACAACGCGACGTTCAACATCCAACAGGTGACGGTTACTGATCCTGCCGGGGGATCGAACCCGCAATACGACACACTGGCTCAGAACCTGCGCCGCCTCGGGGATTAACCGCGGCCTTGCTCGGTCCGACAGCCCCTTTCTGTAAAACTGCTTTTCAGGGCGTTGGCTTCGCGACACAGTTTGCCGAAGCCGTTTCTGTCCACAAGCTTCCCAGCCAAGTTATCCCGTTTACTACTTATAGATATTCAAATCTATATAGAGTCGCTCGCCAGCGACCTATTGACACCTGATACCCCTCATCTCAGCGACCTATTGGGCACTATGGGTCGCCAGCCAGCGACCAATCGTTTTTTATCCACAGCCACTTGTCCACAGCCCGATTGGTCGCCCGCGAGCGACCTATTGGCTATTAAAAGGTCGCTAGTTTAGGTGTATTGGCGCTGAGACAGGTCGCTGGCCGGCGACTATTGTTGCGCGGTCAAAATTACTGTGTATTCTCAATCCTGTAAGGAAAGAATGGCTCGATAGTTTGCGAGCATTTTAGGCACCTTCTTCTCCGAGCCGGGTGCTCAATTTAGGATGAGGTATTCATGGCAACGAAAGCAGCAGAGGCGATACAGCCGAAATTCAAGCCGGGCGACATTGTGAAGTTGAAGTCGGGCGGCCCGAAAATGTCGGTCCACGATTTGGTATCCGTTCGTAATCGGGTGGTCTGCACGTGGTTCGCCGGCTCTAAGGCAGAACGTGCGGAATTTCATCCTGATACGCTGACAACCGAAGTTGATGAGCCGAAGAAATGAGCACGGCCGCTGAGGCTGCGGCCTGGATGAAGGCATTCGTAGATTCGGAGAACTTTCTCGACCAACACGTTGCCGTGACCGCGATCATGGAGCGTTTCGGCGAGAAGTTCGCATGGATCAACGCGAACGGAAACTTGGCGATCAGCCCAGCGGTTTTGAAGGCGTTCAACGCGATGACAGGTGACGCGGTTGTCTGGGAGCGTAGTGGGCGAATGTGGCGCAAGCGCCAAGACCACGACATGCCTGGGCGGCAGCAGCCGTAGGATAGGTCGCTCACGAGCGACCTAATCGTAAGCGGAAGTCGAACCTCATTCCGCATGAATTGACCTTGTTTGGGGATACAAATGACCCTGACTCAGATCATCAGCACTTTTGGCGCGTTTTTGATTTCGCTTGTCGTTGGACTCTACAGCATTGCCAAGGCGACGCCCGCTGAACATGCTCGGGTTGTCGGATGGCTGAGTATTGGCTGGGTTTGGTTTCTAAATACGGGCGCACCGTTTTGCTTCATGGGCGGTGCTGGCTACTTGATAGGAGATTTCCTATTTGGGGTGCGGCCGATCTCTCGGGGCGACATATTTCTGTTGATAATCAACATGTGGAATTTCGGTTTCTTCGCGAAGGTGTTTACCGAACGAATTGCCACGTGGGCGGCCTTGAGGAATCGCCGAGCTGAAAAGAACCCGATCAACGCTATTACCGTGCGGCAAATGGGTGGCGTTACGGAGGTCGTCCCCGGGTTGCCGGCAACAACAGATCGCAACTAACTGTCGGTCGCCAAAGCATCAGCAAACACGCGGTCCAATACCTGCTGTATCTCTGCGAAAAATGGGCTCTCAGGGGAAGGCAATGACCAGCAAACTGATATACGAAGGGTGGGTGATCCGTGCCGGATCGGTGGTGGTCGGATCTCAATTCAAGGCAGCAGCCGTGCTCGAGTGGCACGACCCTCACCAGGACGACGAGCCGGATCGCCGGTATTGCTTCTCGGACCTTGGCGATTATTCGACCAGCGAAGACGCCGAGAACCGCGCGATCCAATGGGCTAGGGCGTGGATCGACGAAAACTACGCGTGAGGGTGTGCCGAATTAGATGAAGAAGCCGTGGGCCACTTCGTCGCCGAACTTCACGCTCAAGTAGCAAAGCATCGCCGCTTCCAGGTCCGTGTCGCCCATCCATATCGTCGCGTCGGGTGTGCGTCGGTCGGGGTCGCCGGAATGCTCGACCCAGGCAATCGATTTTTCGCCGAGCTCGGCATCGACGATGTGACTGATGACGATGTGCTCGCGCGAGATAATTGGCTCGGCGTGCTTCGGGTCCGATGAGTAGCGGCGAAGGATTAGCGGCGCGTTGGGGCGCGACTGTGCTTCGTTCATTCGCTCGGCGCGGCTGACCCAGTAATCGAGTAGGGCTTGGTCCATATTTGATCTCTTGCAATGCATCCGTGGTCCGCATCATCTGTTCCCGGCGCGACCGGCTCCTTGCCGGTCAAATCGCGGCACAGCATCCGATACACCACGGAGTCCGGCTCGTCGAATCCCGTTCGACGGCAGTATCGCCAGGTCGCGAGGCGCGCATAATGCTCGGCGTCGTAGCCCTTTAGGCCGCCGTCAAAGTGCATGATCGCCACGCGTTCTTCGTAGAACTCGACGGCGTTAGAATCGTCGATAGGTTGCATCATGGTGCTAATCATACTGTGTTTTTATACAGCATTCACAGACCGGAAAGGGGATTAATATGGGGTCGGACGGGGTGCTGTATGTCTACCGTTGCGGTGCGTGCGGCCATCGCGGGGAAACGCATTATCCGGATGACTCGCGTGAGGGCGCTTCTGCCAAGTGCGACTCCTGCGGCGCTCCCGTCACGCTCGAATGGGACGGCGGTGTCACCCTAACGTCTGAAGATCTGCGCCCATGACTGACGAAAACCATGACTTTGTAGGCGTGCACGGGGATGCGAAGATTGTGTATGTCCTAGTGGCGGATCGGCTTAAGTTCGATCAAATCCCGCTGCCGTGCGTCGAGCACGACAACCGCGTGGCGAAACGCGGTCATCTGCTTTCCAAGACGCTCGATGCAGATCAACTGATGGTGGTCTTTCAGCACTGGCTCGAAAACATTGAAGTGACGAAAACCGGCAGATAAGCATGGCCCGTGCGCTGCAGGCCCCGGATGGATCAAAGAAACTAGCCGTCCGGACCAAGCCGCCGGGCGTGCCGCTGCTCAAGGCAATCGAATCGACCGACCTGATGCTGGCTACCTTGCGTCAGGCGCCGTTTTCCATGAAGGGGTGGATCTTCGAATGGAAATACGATGGATTTCGGTGCTTGATCCGAAAGCAGGGCGTGCGCGTGGATCTGATATCGCGACCCGGCAACTCGTTGAATCGGTCCTTCCCGGAAGTTGTCGCGGCGATTGCGCAGGTGCCCGGCGATTTCACGTGGGATGCCGAGCTCACCGTAGATGACCCTGGCGGTTACTCCAACTTTGAAGTGTTGCGCTCCCGCGCGGTAACCTCAGTCGCGTCACGTGTGAAGGCAGCATCGATCGCGCGGCCGGCGCGGCTCTACCTGTTCGATATCTTGACGCTCGGGACTCGCGACTTGCGCGGGCTGCCGCTACTCAAGCGCAAAGCCTTCCTGCGCGACAGTTTCGAGGACACCGGATCGCTCGTTTTCACGAATGGTATCGTCGGCGCCGGCGAATGGGTCTGGGAACAAGTCGAGCTTCACGGCTTCGAAGGCATGGTCGCGAAGCGCCTTGATTCTCTCTACCAGCGCGGCCGCACGACCGAATGGCAAAAGGTAAAATACGCCGGGTTTCATCGCAAAGCAGCCCTCGGATTCGGGCACAAATGATCCGACCCTAAAACGGTGATAACTTCTATTATGTAAACTACGGTGCGGAAAAGTAAAAGGCCCGACAAAAGCCGGGCCGCAAATCAAGGTGGAAACCCCCGTTACCGCCTTGATAGATTTTCTTCTCGTATCTGACCTTTCGCCTCTGAACCTTGGTTTTTATGAGTTCGGGCGGTTGTTATCGGTCAGTGAGTGCATAGTATCCGCAGACGAATCCTGGCTATGTTGGCAACCGCACACACGGCTTACTTCTGGTTACAGTTGTCGCTGGATGGCCACATTTATTAAACGCCATGCGAACGAGGTAGGCTGGCCACGCGTCGTGAAATGAAAAAAGCCACCGCGAAGGTGGCTTTTCTTTGCTCTAGCTCTAAGGCTCAATGCAGAATGATTGCCCGACCGATGAACACCAGCCCTGTCAGGCACCCGATCGCCAGGATGCCCGCCATATACAGGGCGGCCTTCGAATCTTCTGCGAGGTGCGCTAACTTAGTCATTGACAGGTTGCTCCTTCAGTCCAGCGATGAATTAGGATCATCATCACAACGAGTATAAACGCCACAATTATAGACGAAATGGCCGCGAGGTAGCGCTGAAACCACTTCTTCGACCATCGCGCCGGAGCCGTCGCGCCCGCGGGCATGGCCTCGACGGGCGACACCGACCCGAACGCCGCGATAATGCCTGAGAGCGCTCCGAACGCCCACAAACCCTTGTCCATGCTCTCGACCCACGGGCATGCCGTCTTGCCCGCCTGCCACGCGTGCATCTCATAATAGGCTGCAACCGCCCACCCGAGAGCCACGTATCCCATCTGACCATCGCGAAAAGGTGCGAGTGCCTGGATTCGCGCGACGATCTTCGGAGGCAGGCCGCCGGAACCTGACGCGAGCTGGTGGATGAACCATACCAACAGGAGCCCACCTAGCGGCGCAAGCACAGGAACGCCGATGCCCACCCACAGCCAATCTCCCCAAGTCATGCAATCCCCATCGCCTGAAGGTCGGCCATGAACGCGGTGGCTTCGACTTCAGAATCGACCCAGACCATACGGTCATAGAGCGCCTGCAGCTCAGGGAAGCTCCTGCCCATCGTCACTTCCCGCACATTGTCTTCGAGCCCAAAGAGCGGCGCAGCGGTCCCGCTTTCGAGATATTCCCAAAACACGTAGTCGAGCCGCAGGTGACGCGGTTGCGCTTGCACGATATCGCGTGCGAATGCAGGCGCTTGCGTGCGAAGCCCTTCCTTCCAGCCGAGCATGACGGTGCTGTCGATCGTGCCGTGTGTTTCGAGGGTGTAGAAAATCGCCTGGCGCCGCGTGTTGCTCAGTGGGGCTAGCAGTGCGCGCAGGTCGGCGAGCGTGAAGGTCTTATAGGTCATGTGCCTTTTCTCCAAATTAGCGCACATGATACTGGCCCGGTTTACCCCGTGTCGAGCGGATCATTAACGCAAAAAGCCCAGCTCTTGGCTGGGCTTCGCTGCGTGCCGGGTTCGGTTATGTCGTTCCCAGCAGAATCGCACCGCGAGGGTCAACCGTGGCGCGAGGTTCAAGGTGTGAAGGCCATGAGACCGCGAGCACTGCGCGATCCCACCAGCCCAGCTTCAACGTCTCTTCGCCGAGGGCGTTGATGATGCGAAAACGGGGCAACGTCTGACCCGCTTCATCAAAGCGCAGGACCGCCCACGTTCTGCTCGTATGCGTGAGCCAGGAGAAGGCGTTGTCGCGGCCGGCACGCATCGTGAAGGTTTCGGGGTAATCGCGAATCGAGTCCGCAATCGCCTTGATGGTCGGCTGCACCACGCCCGCTCCGACCAACGCACTCTCGATGAGTCTCATGCCGCAGCCCTCGCTTCTTCCGCGTGAAGCGTCGAACTCATGATGCCGGCGAAGGCGATGATCGTGAGCAACCCCACTTCGGCATTGTTCGCGTCAATCATGCGGCAGCCGCCCATGCCGTCGAAGTTGATCTGCGAGCGCCACGGGAATGGCGACATCGTGCGGATCGTGTCCAGGGTGATCGGGTTCATCTCAGGCGGCCTCCGCCACTTTCTTTTCAATGGGCACGCCGGTGACTTTGGCGTTGAACTGTGCGAACACTTCCTCGAGCGAGTCGGCGACGATCTTGTCGGTGCGGTAGCTCGCCTCGACCAGACGCGGCAGGAAGAGCGAATGCAGGTCGTTGCTTGCTGACGGCTTCAGGATCGAATTGAAGCGCAGCGCGACGATGCTGCCGATCCAGTTGGTCGGGTTCGCATCGACGTCATCACGCATCTTTTCGCCCTTTACCGCTGCATCGACGCGCAGCAGCCCGTCCGACGTCTCGAGCGTGATCGATCCTGCGCGCCCTTCGTTTTTCGTGCCCACGCGACCCGGCACAACGCCCACGCACACCAGATCGACGTCCACCTCGAGCTTGAGCTTCACGACGAACGGGTTGCCGGAATCAGTGTCCTTCCAGATGCCGCTGCCTTCTTTGATGACCGTGCCTTCCTTGCCATCGATCTGCAGACTCGTGCAGTGCTCGTAAGCTTCCTTCAGCGAGTGGACGATCTTCGTCGGGATGACCTTGACCGACGTCGTGCCCGCCTTCACCAGCTGCAGGAGCAAGCCTTTGAAACGCTCGCGATAGCCGACTTGATGCTCGCCCTTTGGCACCACCGCCGAGAGCGGAATCTGGTCCCAACCGTAGAACACCGGCACTTCGTTTGCGGCGAACGCCCCGCCCGCCTGGATGCGGTTCAGGATGCCGTTGCCGATCTCACGTGTTGCCATCACACCGTCCACGAACACGACGATCTCACCGTGCGTCTGTGTGCCCTTGGTGAGCGAGCGACGGATCTCGTCGGCCATCGCCGGGAACGCCTCGATCGGCAGTTCGTTTCCCTGACGCGTGGTGAGGCGCACAACACCGCTTTCTTCGTGATCGACGTTGGTGAATGCGCCATCAGCCTTGTGCTGACTGAAAACACCGGCCGCCCAGTCCCACTTTTCGAACTTGGCCTTCTCGGGCAGCACGCAGCGCATGTAAGGGAATTCTTGAATCAGGCCCTTCCACGCTTTGTTGACCGTCGAGCCGGAAAAGCCCGCGCGCAGATCCTTGCGGATGATTCGCTTGAAGAGCTCGGCCGACTGCGGCGTGAGGAAGGTCATCAGGCGCTGCACTTCGTTGCGGGCGTCGTTGCCCGTGAGCGTGCGGGCCGCGAGCTTGTCGAGCGTTTCCCAGATCGGCGCGTTCTCGAAGGTGTTGGCACCTGGCGCCGCGCCTTCGATGCGATCGGGCACCTGCTGCATGCCGTAGGTGACAAGCGGATCGAGCGCGGCCACCAGCGCGCGCTTGAAGGTGTCGAAGGCGAGGAACTGCTTCACCATCGCTTCCTTTTCGTTCTTCTTGGACGTTGCGGCGATCTTCTCAATCGCGTTGAACGCCTGGTCAGAGGTCATATTAGTCATGGGTTACTATTCCTTACGAGTTAGCTTTGGGCCTGTGCAGCACGCAGACGACGCGCCATTTCAAGCGGCGACTCCCCTGCGCGAAGATTCATTTTCGGGACCGGCGCGACCGCTGTTTTGGTGACCGGGGTTTGCGGCGAGGCCGCGGGAGCGGCGCTCGTCGCGATGACGTTTGGCGGCTGATCGTTAGTTGCGTTGTTCTTGCTACGCTCAGCAGCCTTGTTCAATGCAGCCGCGTAGATGTTCCCGTCGAACACCGGCGGCGCAGCCTTCTTCGGTTCAGTCGCGCTCATGGGTCGTAATCCAGCCTTCGGCGCGGGGATGGCCGGCGCACCGGTCGCATACTTGTCACGCCGGTAGCCGCGCTTGGGTGATACCCAGGCTTCTTGCTGTGCGACCACTGCGGCACCCTTCACACGTTCGGTGAAGTAGATCGCCTGACCCTTGAGCTTTTCCTCGTCGCGCATGTCGCTGGCAGAGCAGCGGCCACGCCGGATCGCGGTCAGGCAATCGCCGTAGATGCTCTCGATGCCCTCGTCGTCGCGATGGTCAAGGATGTGCTGACACGCAGCGTAAGGGCGGCGCGTCTGAAGCTCGACGCACTGCGTATAGAACGCGTTGCGCTTGCCGTCAGCGGAGACGCTGGGCGGGAGGAACGCAACAGGTTGTTCGGTCGTTTCGGTGCTCATCGCTCTCTCCTACCAAGTGCCCCATTCGGGCAATAATTCTTCGGTTGCGGGCGCTTTCGCTTTGCCCTTACCGCTATTGTCGGGATCGGGCGCTGGCGCGGGCTTGGATGCTTCATCAGCTTCGAGAGCGATCCGAATCTGATTTGCCTTCTGGCCACCAAGCAGGCTTACGACGGTGGCGAAGAGCTCTGACTCGTTGGCAAATGAGCAATCGTCGGTATCCCAGTCCTGGTAACCCCTCTTGCTCTTCTCCTTCTCTTTGTCGAGCGCACGGCGCTTCGCGACACTTGGTTCGAAAACGCCTGCGATATCGACCGTGCCGCCCATCTTCGTGGGGTCCATGCCGGTCGAGAACTTGCCAAACTGAAACACGACGGCAGCGGCACCGTTCATCTGAATCTCATAAACCTGATATGCCTTGGTGCCGCCCGTATGGTGGGCGAAGCGCCGTCGAATCATGTAATCGGCCATCGACCCTCCCAAAATTAGCTGTTACTTTTATTATAGTCACCGGTTACTTATCTGTTCATCAATCTGCGTTTCATCCGAATCTCGGCGCCTGACCTCCTGGACAGTGCCGTTGCCTGGTAGAACGCCTGGCGCACAACTTCGGCGGGCACTTCGTTTGGGTCTTTCTCGGGTGGCAGCATCGCGATGCGCACGCGAAAGCCGTTCGACGCCAGCATCAGGCCCGCATCGACCGCATCGTCGGTGGCCTGGATCTCGCCGTCCCACATGATCGTGATCTCCTCGACACCGCGGCTCTTCAGCAGCATGAACTTGGCCAACTGGCTGTTCTCGCTCCCGGAGCTCAAGTGCTTGCCGAAGGTGCCCACTGGCACGATGTCGCGCAAGTCCTGGTCGCCATCGAGTGCGATCTTGGTGGCCGCGACGTCAAATGCACCCTCGCCTACCACTATGCGTTTCGTATTCTGGACATTGAGCCCATTGAACAGGTGCACGCCCGATCCGTCGATGCCCGGCGGAAACAGGTATTTCTTCTCGGCGCGGCCCGTGACGTCGCGCCCCTGAAAAGTTGCCACCTGGCCATCCAGGTCGTAGACGGGAATGAGGATGCGCCGACCGTAGTCTTGAAAAGCCCAGCCCTGCTCCGTCTGGTATCGAAAATAGGACCCATTCGGGCAGTAGCCGAGGTGGAAATACTTCGCGAGCTCGGCGTCAATGCCGCGGTTGTCCAGATACGGAATGTTCTTCCCGTCGTGCGGCAACTCGACATGCGTGGGAAGCTCCCATGCGACAGGTGCGTTGTCGACCTTGGCTGACGTGCGGCGCGCGGGCTGCCAACCCAGCTCTTTCGCGAACATGCGAATGTGCTCGACGACTTTCCCCGCCGGCGGCTTGCCCAGATGTGCCTGAATGAACCGGTATTTCGTGAAAATGCGCTCGTCGGCGGGGTGCGAGCCGCCGAAGCAGTTGCCCACGCCCGTCTCCTGGTTCAGATAGACTTTCCATTCCGAGTTGCCGCAGGTCGGGCACTCACGCACGTTAAGCTGCTGCCCCGATCGTCCGTGCGTCTCCCGGTAGGAGATGCCCTCGCGATCAAGGTATGCAGTCATGTCCACGCGCTCGAGGAGCTCGCTCAGGTCGTCAGTCGCCATATTCGTTCTTCATCGCGGACTTGATCGACCCGAGCAACTCGGCGATGCCGGTGACGCCACGGTCCCGCATCGCAGCGGCGGCGTCCGTGAATGCCTCGATTGTGGACGGCTTAAACTCTTCGTCGGCGAGCTCGACCATGAAGTCGCGGATCTCATTTGAATCGTCCACTGCTTCCCCCTATGCGAACCCGAGCACTCGGGTAATGAATTTCATCCGGTCCAGCGCCTGCTCAATCTCGATGGTGAACTCGCCACCCTGATTGCGCGACGCGGCAAAATAAAGTCGTGCCTTACCGGCCGCGCGCTCTTCGTCGGTGCGGTTAATCGAAATCACAATGTCGGCAATGCGGATTTTATTAAAGTCATCGGCCACATGCTCAGCCTTGATGATGTTCGCGTTGATCCCGTTACGATTCGATTGTGTCGCAGTAAGCACGGCAAACGCTTCGCGAATTGCGAGGCCGCGCAGGTCCACGTAGATCGACTTCGAGTTTTCCACCGCGCTGTCGGTATGACGCTCCGGGCACAGCAGGTCCGCATAATCGACCACGACCAGATCAAAGACGATGCCTTGCGACTTGTATCGCTCGATCAGCCGGCGCAGCTCCGACACCTTCAGCGAGCCTGTCGGGAACTCATGAACGATGAACTTCGCGTTCGTGCCATCGGTGCGCAGCGCCTTCGCCGCAAAGTCGGCCACCTTCTGGCGCACGTCATGGGTGTGGTGGTGCATCTCCATCATTGCTTGCGCGCTGATGTTTGCATCCATCCGGTCGGCGATCACGTCGCGGCCGACTTCACACGACGCATACAGCACGTTGTGTCCGACCGCCCATGCGTTGATACCGAAATCGATCAGCGCCGTGGTCTTGCCCGCCTTCGCGCCCCCGAGAATGACGGATAGCTCTTTGCGACCCCACCCCTTGTGATACAGGAGCTCGTCGATCGGCTTATAGCCGGTCGTGATGCCTGACGGCGGCAACTTGCCAGCAAGACGGTCCAGACGCACGCCCGTGCGGCTGTCGATCATCGCGGCGAAGTCATAGCAGTCGCCGTCCTGGTTGGCGCCCACGTCGAGCGCCTGACGCATCACCGTGGCAATGCCGTCGAAGTCCTTTTTGTCGAGCTTGTTGATCGCCTTATACATGGCCTCCTGCACCGCCTGGTGACGGGCAAAAGTCGCCACTTGATCGACCACGAAGTCGCGATCCGAGATATCGACCTCGAAAAGCTCTTTCAGCCGGCCCACTGCAGCGGCGGCCAGCGCCTTCGGCAGCACCTTCGAATCGAGGTCCTCCCGGATCAGCATCGCGTAGATGCCAAGCCCGGACGGCGCTTTCTTGTATTTCCCGTAGTAGCGCAGCGCGCAGCCTACGAGATACGACTCGATCTCGGATTCGAAATAACCCGGCTCAAGCAGTCCGTCCACCAGTTGGTTGAATGTTGTGTCGCGAAGGGTCAAGGCGGCGATACGGGCCTGAAACTCGCCGTCGAATGTGAATTTCTCAACGGCTGGTTCTTCAACGGCCGGCACGACGCTCAGTGCGGGTGCGGCGCTCACCATTACTGCTCCGTGTCCGACAGCGCCTTCAGCTCAGCGATACCGTCCTCATCGCGCGTGGTGTCGCCGATATCGCGAGCGGGAATTCGCGGCACCTGTTCGCCCCAGAACTGCTCGATGGCGCTTTTGTAGAACACGCGCAGGATCTTGTCGCCCGCGGCCGCCCGAACCTCGTCCGGATGCGCGGTCTTCAGCGTGATGGTGTATTTGTCGCGACCAGTGATGACGCCTTCGAACTTTGCGCCGTCTGCGGTGATGATCGTGGCGCGCTGGGCATTCTCTTGCATCGCCTTCAGGATCATGTCATGACCACGATTTGAGCCCGGACGGGGAATGCGCGTCGATGCAGCGGCAAAGCCCGGGCGTGACGTGCGCGGATACTCACGAGTCGTCTCGCGGGCCGGGCGCTGGGCCGCTTCTCCCGACAGGCTCAGCGTGCGACGGGCATGCTGCAATTGATCGAGGCGGACTTGTTCGGGGGTGCTGTTCACGGTAAATCTCCGGGGTGGATTAAGTGGTTGTGCTGCGTTACATCAAAGTATAGTAATCGCTGACTATTTCAAACGATAAATCTTTTCGACTGGCTGAGCACTGTGTCTCCGAACGCCGTGCGAACGCTGTCCTCAGTGAGCGCGTGCTCCTGAAGCAGACGACCGAGCAACATCGCCCGGTTGCCGCCACGAGTTTTCACCTGCTCGATCTGCCACGCCTGATAGGCGATCTGGTCGGGGTGTGCCTCAAAGTTCTCGGCCTTGAACCGCTCATGCTTTGCGAGCTGCGTGATCGCCTTGCATTCGCGCACCCAGGCGTCGCGCACATCGAGCACGATCTCCTCTGCATAGAGTTGGTTCGGCCGCGGGAAGACACGCCACCCGCGCTCGCAGAAGCGCTTGAATATGGAGTCGAGCGCGAATTCGTAGCGGCACCCGATTGCATCGAACGCTTGTCGCGCCCGCCACACCGCTGAAAGCTCACGGGATTCAAACAGCCCTTTGACGTCGAACCCTTTCACCTTGTCGAGTGTGCGCACGTCTTTTTGGCGGGCATATGCGCGCAAGACTGCTTGCTGGTATTCATGGGCGAACCGGTAGGTTGCCTGGACCGGGTGCATCGCGCGGTAGTCGAACCACTTCCTGGTAAAGAGCATCGATTCGGCTGCCCGCATCGGCGGCGCGACCCGCGACAGCGCGAGCATCTCGCAGTCCGCTGTGGTCAGTTCACTGCCGTATGGTGTCGGTTGGATCACTTGGGGCTTTCCTCGATTTTCCCTAAATTGAATAAGCTAGCACTTACCATTATAGTAAGTTTAAAAGATGTATTAGATATAGAGGGAAGCGGTTCCTGGCCCCAAGCGTTCCGCTTCCTTCTCGCTACATCACGCGGCCCGGGGAAGGTCGCGCTCTTCCTGCTCGTAGCTCTGCACAATCTCTTGAACCAAGCCGCTGCGCACCACATCGTTGCGGCCGAACTCGATCACCTTCACGCTCGGAATCCAGCTCACCCGCTTGATCGCGTCCTCGAGCCCGCTCGGCCCGGGAATATCCTTCTGCTTGATATCCCCGTTCACGATCACCGAGCAGTTCTCGCCAATGCGCGTGAGGAACATCTTCATCTGGGTCGGCGTGGTGTTCTGCCCTTCGTCGAGGATGACAATGGCGTTCTTGAAGGTGCGCCCGCGCATGAAAGCAAGCGGCGCGGCCTCGATCTTGCCGAGCTTGAGCAGGTTGTCGACCCAGGACTTGCCGAGTCGCTCATCGAGCACGTCACGAAACGGCTGGATATAGACGCCATACTTTTCCTCGAGCTCCCCGGGAAGGAAGCCCAGTGACTCGCCCGCATCGACGGCGGGTCGGGTGATGACGATCTTCTCGACACGGCGCGAGCTCAACATTTCGGCTGCGATTGCCCCAGCAATGAACGTCTTGCCTGTGCCTGCGGGGCCGGTGCCGAAGACCAGCGGGTAATTCTTGATGGCGTTGATATAGCGGCGCTGCGTTTCGGTCTTGGGCGCCAGAGGAGGCGGCGCACGAAAGACGACTTTCTGCTCTGCCTCGTAGTCGCTCATCGCCACTTCACCGCGACGCTTGGTGTCGCGGGCCGCTGCGCGGGTGGTTTGCTTTGCCATCAGTCATGCTCCTGCAGTGGAAATGAAAACGGCCCGAGGTGCGCCCGGGCCGATGCTCGAAAACTTACTGTGCTGGATCTGTCGCGATGCCGAGCCGCTCGCGTTGCTTGGCCTGGAACTCCTCGACCGAATCAACCAGCGCGTCGTGACGCACGGACAGGTCCAGATACAGCTTGGTCAGGTCTTGGTCTGCGTCGATGAAGTCGGTAAAGCAAAGGGCTGGAGCGGCGTCGCCCGCTTCATCGAGGCTGCCGGCGGGACGAGCAACGGTTCCTTGACGACTGGCGTTGAGCATGCGCACAGTGCCAACATCAAGGTAGAAGCCGCCGCAAGTCGGGCTGCCGTCAGGAAAGGAAGTCGTTTCATCGTGGTTCTCCAGGTAGGTGGACGCGGCCTCTGCATGCCGCTGGATCTGAGCCGTCACCCGCTGGTGGATGGCGCTCTTGTTGAGGTCGATGGCCGCCGCGGTCTTCTCGATCTTGCCTTCGATCTTCACGCTGGCCGTCTGGGCCGCCGCGACGCTTTGCGCGTTGGTCTGGGCCACGGTCGTGTTCGCCTTGAGATCGGCTTTGAGCTCGCCGGTCGAGTGGTAGCTGTAGCCGGCCACGAAGCCGAGGACGAACACCAAAGCCGCCACGAATACGGGGAAGACGACCTTAGAGAGAAGTGCTTTCATTTCTTATCCATGAAGAGGTAGCGTTGGCGCCGATCGAACCAGATCGCACGCACGTAGCCGCGGTTGATTTCGTAGAACGACTGGCCGTAGCCTTTCACTGCGGTCTTCGCCTTCAGGCTCGTGAGCTCCACGTGGCCGAACCACCGGGAAGGGTCACAGCCCTTGGTCGCCATGCAGACGTGCCGGTCGTTGATGACACCACCCAGGCCGCCGTTGTAAGCGGAGAACGCGAACTGCAGCCGGTTTGCATCGTCAGCGGCGAACGTGATCGCGCGATAGAGGTTTCGGTCGTAGGCGACGAGCGCGCGGATCTGCATCGTCGGGTCGTAGCGGTCTTCCCACTTCCAGTCCTTGAGCGACTTGTCCCAGCCCTTGGCCGCCTCGAAGTTGTTGAACTTCGGGGTCACCGTGAGCTGCCCGAGGCCAAACCCATATTCCCGCTCGGTTTTGAGCTCGGTCTTGGGGTTCCAGCACCGCGTCGAGGTGAGCGACACGCACGTCTCTTGCTCGATCTGCGCGGCGAGCGTCGAGGGTGCGGGCATCGCCGGCCACAACGCAGCGATCTGCGTCGTGAGCAGCGGTATATAGAGGGTCGCGAGCTTAGGCAGCATGGCCTGCGGCTGCCTGAATCCACGCAACCATTGCGTAGACCAGCGTGCTCAGGAAGATGAGAATCGAGATGAAGACTGCCGCGGCGGCCGTGGGCGAGAGGATCGCCGCTTTCACAAGCTCGCCCATGCTGACGTAGGGCAACAGCAACAGGCGAAGCGAGTGGGCAACCGCCACGATGGCAACAACGATCGCCACCGCGTAGCCGAGGCTGAAGAGAACCGCGGTGTCCGTGCAGAGCACGGCGAGCGCCGGGATCAGCATGATGACGAGCCGGTCATCGAGCAAAGCCTTCAGGGTGTTAACGAAGCGCATAGTTATCCTTTGAGTTTGGAGTAGAAGAAAATCGCTGCCGCGCCGGTGACGACGGTGCGGAGAATGTTGCTGATAAGGCCCGACCAGAAGCTCTTCCCCATTCCGTCCATCCAGGTGAGGAACTTGTCGATTCGTGCGTGCTGGATCATGTGTTCGGCGGGCGACTGGTCGCCGAACCACGCCTTCAGTTCGGCTTTCACCGCTGCGCGCGCGTCTTCCTTGATGTCGGCGCGCAGTTCGGTGTCACGTTCTTGCAGCTTCTGGCTCAACTGCTCCACGGCTTCGCGCGCGGCTTCTTTCGCGATCACGGTCAAGCTCTCCTGCTCTTTCGGTGTAAGACTCATGCCGGCGCTCTCTCGCGGAATGGTGGATAAGACAAAGGCGATGTTAACGAAAACCATCGCCTTTGTATAGTTACCGCTTACTATTGCGTCATTGCACGACAACACCGCCTTCAAAGAGCGCGCGGTTGCCAGCGAGGTTCTGATCTGCGTCGGTCACCTTGCGCACCAGCTCGGCTTCAACGTAGTCAAGCGCGCTCTGTCCGTCAGCGGGGAGCCCATTGACCGCAACGGTAATCATCTGGAACGTCGCGGGCTGCTTGCCGGCCTTGAACGCGTCTTCCGAGACGTAGCTCATGAGGGTCGCGTTGGTGGTCTTCGCCATCAGCTCGAGCGCGACGACGCGCACGGTGTGAAAGTTTGCGACGCCACCGGTCGCGTCCAGAGTGATGTCTTTCTTGATAGCCACGGTGTGCTCCTTTTAAGCCTGTGCGGGCGCGCGGGCGAAAAGCCGCGTGATGCCCTTGATGAAGTTCGGAGTGAAGCAGTGCGGAACGCGCCATTCCGGACCCCACTGCGTCGTGCGCCACTTGGGGTTGCCCTCTTCGTCCATGCCTTGGAAGTAGTTCCACGCCTTCCAGCCGAGCTTCCAGGAACCCCAGACGCCGTTGTAACTGATGCACCAGAGGCGACCGTCGAGGGTGCGCGCGTGAAAGTTCGTGTAGTCGGGTCCGCTGCCAAAGCGCGTCACGATCCACTCCTTGGGATCGAACACCTCTCCGAGCGGGCCGTATGCGAAGCCGTATGCGGGATTGCGCCAGAGCCACTTGGTGCGATTCCACCAGCGTGAACCGGCGGGATCGTAGCCGGCATATCCGTCCTGCCAGCCGGCATCGAGCGGTGCATCGAAGGTCTGAAACCACGACAGCCAGCGCGGCAGATAGCCGTCGTCGCGGCAGAAAAGAGCGACCACGGGCGCCAGGACATAGGCGAGCACCGTGAACAGCAGGTTGAGAACGGTAAAGGCCAGGTAGCGCATGATCGCCCTTTGCGTGAGTGGGTTAGACAATGGTCGCGCCAGCGAACGCGTAGGGGTTTTGAGCGGCAAACTGGACGATTTCAGCCGTGTCGTCGCCACCCGGAGGGACCGGCGCAGCCAGTCGCGCGTCGGCGTAGGCCCACACGTCACGCCCCACTTCCGGCAGACCATCCAAAACGATCGTGACCGACGCGACGATCATGGCGCCCGCGTTATACGACTCCTGGCTGTAGTAGCTCTGCACAGCGATGCTGATCTTCGAGGACAGCTTGTCCAGCGTCACGTTCGAGACGGTGTGAAATCCGGCAGGGACGCCCGTGGCCTTAACCAAAACTTGTTTCTTCAAAGACATTCGATACTCCTTCGTGTGGGTAAAGTTATTGCGGCGCGACCGGCCAAACAACCTCGTCGGGAAAACCAGGTTGCTGGGGCAAGTCACGTAGGGCTTGGCGGTAGTTGCGTGCGGCGCGCTCGGCTTGCGCGTTGTCCTGGTCGATGGCGCGTTCTACTAAGGTGTCCGCCTCGACCAGTCGCCTGTCCCGTTCGAAACGGGTGGCTTCAGCGACTTGCGCCGCGAGCACGTCCGACATGTTCTCGTTCCAATACGCCTCGAGGTCGGCTTGCGCTGGCTGAGGAACATCCGTCGCGTTCCAGCGGAAAATGTATGCGTGCTCTCCCTGTTCGAAACCTTCCTTCGGAATCTTGCAGCCCATGAGGTAATCATGGCCACCTTCAAGGTTCGGATATAGAAGTTTCAGGACCGCCCACAAATCGTTGTTAGTCATCTTCATGTTATTGATTCCTCAAGACTGCTAAGTGGAGCCAAATGCAATTGGCCGTTGAGCTGTTGCCGCAAGACCGGCCGCCAACCACAACCCACGGCGCGCTGTCGCCGATGGTTCCGTTGCCGATTGGGCCGACTTCTTGCACGCCGCTATCCCATTGCACGCGTGCGCCGTTTTGGGCCTTGCTGTTAGGGTCGAAGTTATGGGTGCCCCAAAGAGCCGACCCATACTGACCATCGACGAAGATGCGGAAGTTGCCATCCCAGTTGATGATGACGGAGTTGCCCGTGTCGCATCCGACGTAGCCGTAGTTGGGGTTTGACCAGTTGCGCACTGGAGCCTTCCCGTTGATGTTGCTATCGCGCGCGGCAAACTGGTTGCCGATATAGGTGCTCAGATAGCCGCCCCACACGCCGCCGTAGATGTTGCCGTCCTCACACAGACGGCCGCCGCCGTCCGCGGCCCACACCTGACTTCGCGCCTGGACTATGCCGCTCTCGTCGATACGAAGATTCCATGCGGACTGACCACTGTTTAGGAAACCGACGAACGTCGAGCCTCCGCCGTATCCGATCGATGCCGCGATAGCGTTATCGCTGCGGTAAAACCAAAGCTGACTGCCGACGAGTTGTCGAGAATTGGCGTTATGGTCCACCTG